TCAATCTTCCTCTCTGTATTTTCTGTACTCTGGCGCAGTAATTGAATAGGTGTTAAGTCCGTCAGTAAAATATTTGTAAACTTCATATGGAATTTGATCTTCTTTACTGCTATACATTCGCACCGCTTCTCTTGCAAAATCCTGAAAATCAGTAAGGCTCTTGATAATTGATTCGTGGTTTCCGCCCCATCCTGGCACAGGTTTGATTGCCTTTACCTTTTTTAAGTCCTTGGTTGTTTCTTCGTAGACAACGTTAGCGGCATCATATAGCTGCTTCTTTTTTGATGGGTCTTGAATGTATACGTCGAATGCGTCTGCAAGCTTATTGATTGGCTGCTCAAACTGATCTAATATTTGATTCATTGATTTGAAATATGTTTCGTCTTGCTCAAGCACCCCACTTTTAGAACAGCACGTAATGAAAACAAGAGCTAAGATGATAAAATATTTTACTTTACCCACCGTTTATCCATCCTTCCGTAGAAGAAGCTAGGGCACCATTCATATCTGCTAACTGTCTGTTTTTTAAGTGAACAGAATAGCTGGCAGAGATTTCCTGTGACCTCAATTCTTGATTTATTGCAATTCTCGCACCTTCGTTGAATTGGTTGTTGAAACACACGTTCACCCCCTTAGTCCTAAACTACTTAGTTTTCCTGATAAATCCAACTCGTCATCTTTTCTAGCAAGATCAATTCGTTGAATTGTCGGAGCCACTTGTTCTCGACTAATATGGTGTTGCGTATTTGCTTCCATTGTATGATGTGGCCTTTGTAAGTATTCCAAGAAAATATTCCTGAAATTTCTACTTCTTTCTTGGCTATCCTGGCCTTTGTACCACTCTATTAATACTTGGTACTTGGCTTGATCTGGCACACTGAATGACATTATCACGAAACATCACCCCACATATGCCTTGCATACCTAAGAAGACCTTCTGCGTTTGAACTTGCTTTCTCATATTTTGCTTCGGCGAATGCTTGGATAAGATATGGCTTTAAAAGCTCTGCGCCACCACCAGTAAAAATGATCTCTTCGATCTCCCACGCATCTGCCCACTTTGATTTTATTTCCAATATAATATTGTACGCTAAATTATATAGGGCATCATTTATGATCTCAGGTATCTTGATTCCTCTTACTTCTCCTGATCTCACTATGTCGGGAACCTCAAATATCTTCACTTCTAACCCACCGAACTGCTGATTAATCTTAGACTGGATTTCATCGAATGCAATAAACATTCCGCTCTTACTGTGAATTGTTAACCGCCCAATCATATCTAAATTACGGAACACTATTCCATCATTGGTTTTAAATCCGATATCAAATATCGCAATTCCTTTCTTTGCGGACTCCTTTATGATTTTTCCATTATCATCAAGAATGTGTTTAAACAAAGTACCCCATGGCTGCTCAATCGCAATTACGTTCTCAACCTGAACGACTCTCGATATATTTTCGTACTTTCCAAAGAATCCAATCCTGCCTCCGAACGTATGGCCCTTGAATAGTCGAATAACATCATGCGCAATATTCATTTTGTGAACCGGGAGAGCAAGAAGCACATTTGCAATAGACAGTGTAGTTGGTGCCATTAGCGTAAGCGCAGCATTTGATAAAACAATTGTTGTCTCAGATAGATATTTATCCTCTGTTATGTCATGGTTTCGATTCTTACAGTTACGTATTGCGTTCGCACCAATTGCATATTCACGATTGTCTTTAATGAACGACATAGAGTCAAATTTTCGATCTTTATCAGCTATTTTGTAGGTTGGTGGCGAACTAAAAGAACCGATAACAGCAGGAAACGATTCGACATTCGGTAAGTGATTAGAAGCAATTTTTATATCTCCATTTCCAAGATCGATAACGTTAAGCGTTTTTGTCATCTGTGCCAACTCCTTCATAATTGTTATTAACTTAATAATATCTTATTTAGCCTCCTCATGAATTATGACTATAAAATAAAAACACCCTTTACAGGATGTTTTTGTATCTTAGTTCCATCTTTAATGAAGTAATTTGTGAATTAAGTGAGATGATATCTTTCTCTAAGCTCTCAACAAGAAGGAGTGCTTCCAATGATTTTGCTGTCTTTGCCGCGATAAATCTTTGCACCCAATAATTTGTGAACATATGAATAAGTACATACATAATTGAGAAACCGATTGCGGTTAAATATGACATACTGCCAGATTGAGGAAGAAGCCACACTATACCGACATTCCAAACTAAGCAAATTGCGGAAGCAAGGACTATTACAATGGCAGCAAGTATAAGAACATTGATTCCCAGGTTTTTCAGGTGTTTTTTCATCTACTTATCCCCTTTATACAAATACAACATCTGATTTATTAAAGTCAATCTCTCCGTTTGCTTCTATAACCATAGTTGCATATGCTCTTGTCCATTTTGTTCTCGTAAAATTAGAGCCGTTATGATAATCCATGTCGTGACACAAACAGCCAGTTTCCATCAATAGGACTTCACCATTTACAAGCTTTCCAGCTCTATGCGTATGACCAATGATACATGCTCGGTGTGAAATATTTTTGATAATGGTAAAGTATTCGCTTGTATTTTGGACAGTCTTTAGGTTTGCGCTTGAATAATTGTCTGGATGAGCAAAGATTGTATCAAAAAGCTTGAACCACCAACTGCCTACAACATGAACATTTTCAAGCTCTTCTTTGCCTAATGTCTCCCCGTCAACCACCATTTTAATTACATCATCAGGGAACAGGAACTGAATGTCTGGTGGAATTACACTTCTAATGTAGCTCTTTAATCTTCGCTCATGATTTCCCTCTGTAATAACGATGTCCTTGAATCGTCTAGCTAAGAACTCAAGAAATTCTCTTCCCTCTGCCAATTCCCTGCGCAAAGCAACTTCCTTATCTTTGGCAAACTTGCTAACCGCAAATAAGTCAAATAAATCTCCATTGATCACTACAATGTCTGCATCGAGATTCCTGTTCACGATTCCTGTTACTTCTTTGTACATAGTGAACGGAATATGTAAGTCTGCAAGATAGAGTACCTTAATCCTTTTTCCCTTATATTTATTTTCTAGCCTTTCCTTAAGCTCATTTCGTCTTTTATCTCCTTCTTCGTATCGATACAATGAAGCATCTTTACTCAAAGGGAAACTAAACTCATCTTGCTCGTTCCCGCCGAAGTATGACTCCAATCCAAGCTTTGATTCTGACGATGAAAATGTAGTCATAGCGTTGCTTGTCTTTACGGCGGCAGAAGCAACGACATCTCGTCCAAACTTTGTCTTATTAACATTCCCATTTTCACTTGACGATAACCTACGCTTAACTTGTCTTACTGTAAGACCTAGCACATCTGCAATCTCTTTACGACTAAGACCCTTTTCATTCCTTAACTGAAAACAAGCATCTCTCTCGTGTTGTTTACTCATTCAATCATCCCTGTTCTGGTTTATATTCGATAGTAACCATCTGCTGAAAAAATCCGTATTCTTGGTCAAGAATAATTCGCGTTGCTGTCTGCTCAGAAATAATCCTACGATTTACAAGATCGGCAATATTGCTTCTAAACTTAACAATCGCATCAGCGTATACATCGATGTTATTTAGGCGGATTTGCGGCTCTTGACCTACCACTGGAACTTGTTGTACGGCAAGTTCTTTCTCTTTGTTTTTTTCCATGCTCAGCAGTCTCTCCTTTGTTGTCTTATACTTATATTATAATCTATATCAAAGATTTAGGGGCGCAATGGCCCCATGGTCTAATTATAGATTTAGAAAAACCTCGTAGCAGACATCGCGGTTGGCTGATAAATTCTGTATGCACTGCATCATTTCCTCATACTGTTCGATACTAATCCGCTCATCAAACAGGGCATGCTCAATAATGTTAACAGCCTCTTCTTTTGAGATTAGTTGTGTAAACTTAGCTCCCATGTACGACCATTTTCCTCCCCGCGTTATCAACTGGTTATATTTATATTATAACAATTTTAGGCGATTTAGTCAAGGATAAACGGGGAGTGAGATTTTGGTTAGTGGTGCAGTTGGTTATTCTGATTTTCATATGCATGAAGTCTGTTCTCTAGTATGCGTTTTTGTCCATTAATCTCATTAACTTCTTTTGAAAGGTTCTCGACTTGTTCCTTTAATTGCTTTACAACGGCCTGTAGATATTCGATTTGTCCTTCTTGTGATTTCTGTGCTTCGAAATCATCTATGTCTTTGTTGTAAACATATGTTATGGGGAATCTACGCGACTTTGGTTTAATCACCGTTATCGCTTTTTCTTTCACTAGTTCTTTTATTGCTTTGTGAGCTGTTGCCAGAGCCACTTCTGAGCCTTCCGCGATCTCTATTACGGTAGCCTCAATTCGATTGCTTCCTGTTTCCTTTGCCCGACGAACAAAGTATGCTTCGACCTTTGCCACATTTTCATCCGATACTTGATAATAGCCCATTGTGTTTATCCTCCTTTCCTAGCCCCTTCACAAAGTCATTATAACACCCATATATTATAACAACAAGTGACAGTTATTGGCTAGGTGCGCGTTTTTTAATTTTGATAAATAGTATGCGCATTTTGAGGACATTTATTCATGTTATTTAAAAATAATTTTGGACATCATTCTGAGCCTGTTGATATCGTTCATGCGTTCCAATATCAAGCCAATAATAGTTGCCTATGTAAGAACCAAGCATGCCAGTGCTTGCGAACTTAGGAAACAACGAATTTTCGACCATTGAGAATCCATCATCAATGTTGTTTTCTATGACCGCTTTGTTCATCATATAGATTCCCGCATTTATCAGGTTTCCATGCGAATTATCTTGTGGCTTTTCAATAAAGTCAATTATTTTACCGCCAGTTGCCAATTTAGCTACTCCATACTGTGTTGGGTCTGACACAGGAGTTAATGCCATCATAATCGGCGTACTTACTTTGCTAAGGAAAGCTTCTTTCATGTGAGACAAATTAATGTTTGTTAAAATGTCACCATTAAGTACGAGTACATTTTCCCCGTCAATCATATCTAGGCAGTTCTTGATTGCGCCGCCAGTTCCCAATTGGTTCGGGCCATCTTCTTTATATCTAATAATTACACCATGCTTATGACCGTTGCCAAAGTAATCAATTATTTGATTATGTAGATATCCAGTGCTAAAAATAATGTCCTTAAATCCATGCTCACTCAACAGTCTAATTTGGTATTCTAAATGCGGGATACCACCAATTGGCAGCATTGGCTTAGGGGTGGTGGATGTCAAAGGAAGTAGCCTCGTTCCGAGGCCACCACTGAGAATTATTGTAAGCATATTTTGTTTAGCAACTCCTTCATCGCGATTCCAGAGCTATCCCATGACATTGTTTCCATTAATGCCCTTCCAGCTGCGCCCTTCCCTTCGCACCATTCTTTATTCTCATACGCTTGGCGCATACGGAATCGCAAGCTATCAACCTTTGGTTCTGCCCACATCATATCTGGCGTAAACAGTTGATTAAAATTAGGCGAAATCGCTGTTTGAAGCTTCGCATCAGTTTGCATTAGATCATAATCGACAGGAAAAGAATTGTTATCTTTCAAGAAGTCCGTCGAACCTCCCCAGTTAGTTGCAATAACAGGCACTCCACTACATAGTGCTTCAATGTAAGGTAGCCCTACGCCCTCACCCCTGGTAGGTAACACAAAACAATCAGCCATCGTATAAAGACCCTTTAAATCTTCGTCTTCAAATATGCTTGTTGTCACTAGGATTTGTGGTGCGTCTCTATATTGATTCTTAAATGCTGCAATTTGGTTAACTATGCCTCGTGATTCAACCTTACTAACAACATGTCCCCAATAGGTTTTAATGACAAGTGCTACATTGTCTTTGTTCGTAAATTCATTTAGATATGCTTCGAGTAGCACTTCTGGTGCTTTGCGATGCTGCCACTGAAAAACAGATAGAAACTTAAACTTATCTTTAATACTAGGGATTTCTAGCTTCTTGTTGCCAGGCTTATATGTTTCAAAGTCAGCTCCATGTGGCACAATAAAGATTGGTACCTCTATTCCGCTATCACGCAAAGCTGTTACATTCTGTGAAGAAGGAACGATAATTGCATCTGCCTGATTAGCTGGAGCAATCCAACTTTGTGGAACCCTTGTCGTTTCCCATACTGTAAGAACAATTACCTTATCATAATTATTTCTTTCTATAGCAGGATTTACACCATTTGGCTGTGCATGGTAAACCAAAATTTTCTTCTTGTCTGTTGCATATGGCTTTGCAATCAATTCTTTGATTCTTGCAACTTGTTCAGGATTTACGCCACCGACAAAAATATCCTGTGAATATGACATAGGCTCAACTTTCACATCTACGCCGCAACGATCAAGGGCTAGTAAATATTCCCTACTCGCCCTGTCGTATCCCGTCGAACCACCAACGAACCCACGCCAACAAACTTGATAACTCAAATCAAACACACTCCTTATAGTACATAAAAATTAGGAATAATCTTCTTAGATCGATTGGTGGCATATGGCTCGACTTTTTTCATAAGACCATTAAAATCCTTACAAATTAATTCCCAATCCAATTCCTTTGCAAGTTCAACACCTTTATTTGAATAATAACTCAACTTCTTACCTTTTTGCGTCTTCCAGTCGTAATAGAACAAATTCAATTTTCTGACAATATCATCAACATCGACAACAGCTTGTTCAATATTTCTACCCATTGTAATAGTGTCTTTTACCTTTAAAAGCTCTTGTCTATCTACAACTAGTTCACTGCAAGCTGAAAAATTAGTTACTAATACTGGGATACCACATGCCTGTGCCTCTAGGATGGGTAAGCCAAATCCCTCTGCCATCGTCGGCAGGACAAAAATGTCAAATAAATTATATGTTCTGACAAGCTCTTCGTCTGAGATACCAGACAGAGCTTGGAAGCCACTAGTACAAAATGCCCTGTCACTGATTTCATAGTAATTTACCAACTCATCGATATTCCATCCGACATCGCGAATTTGCGTGTGCAAGTATAGGGCTGTATCTGCTTTATTCTTCGAGAACTCTGCGTACGCTTTAATAAGAGCTGGCAGATTTTTTCGTGGCTGATTCCTTGCCACCGTACCGACGATAAATTTATCTGACAATCCAAACTCAGCTTTAATGGATGCCTTATTCTCAAGAGGGCGGAATCTTTTTGTATCCACACCGTGATAAATTAATGATACCTTTTTCCCGACAGATTTTTCAATAAGGTCTTGAGCAAACTTACTAAAAACAATTGGCACATCAGCATTTCTAATCCAATCATGCCAAACTGGTGGAATAGGATATCCGTCAATTGGGAAATAGCTTACCCATGTAACAGCACTTCTTTCTTCCATAGAAGGAATATACTCAGTCATCCATGGGTCGCCAAGCGTAAACAGTATATCTGGCTTCTCCTGTCGGATGAAATTAGCTAGAATATCTTCGCCGTGGCGATCTCTGACGGCATCACATGGTATAATTTTATACGGAAAAGAGTGCTCTGTTCCATAGTAACCCCAACCAATAACCGTAATGTCATGTCCTGCTTCATGGAACGACTGCGCCAACACTTTCATCACTCGCCCATATCCTGTTGGTACCGTTGGGCTATCGCTCATCATTACAATCTTCATTTTACCACCCTTACTTTATGTATCCGCTTTTTTGTCGCATATCTTTTCCAATTAACGCGATGTCACCGATATCGCCTAATTGAACAGGCGCTACGAACTCGCCACTAGTATTAGTTGGATAGTTCTCATATTGACCATCTGGTTTTGTGTTTCCATAATCAAATTTACTCATAGTGGACACTCCTTTAATACTAAAGACACAAATGGCAGTAGCCCATGATATGGTGCTACAAAAATTTCTAGTCTTTCGTCTTCTTTGTCTTCACATTCAAAACGCTCACCAATGATTAATTGGAATAGCTTGTCATCTTCGATACCTGTGGCACATACTTGTATCTCTCTTTCCCCACGCTTAATTTTCTTACCGTGGTCAAATGAGTCAAGGATGGCCTTAAAAGTGTTGTCTATATCAATCGTTCGTTTGCCATGCTGATAGACACGAACATATAAGGCATGATTACCAGTCAGTACTTCTGGTATAGTTTCCCCGACAATCTTACCTAGCGTAAGCTCAAATTCCTCTAGTTCTCTGGTTGTGTAGAGCAATCCCCTTTTTCCAATAACTCTGACCCTATACATATTGCTCTTTGCTATTGGTCTTCCAGGCATTACTATTTTATGAAAATCATTCATTAATCTTCTACCTTTTCATATGTTGCATGGAAAATGTCTGGCTTTACTGGATATCGTTCGCCTTTGATACCTGTCACAATGTAATCACCATGCGTGATTTCCATCCATCCTTTAAGCGTTATAATAGCTGGACTTACAATCTCAATGTCTATACTTTCTCCTTGCGCTTTTCGTCTTGCTAGTTCCGTCTTTGATACAAAAGTAAACCCTTCTTCTGGGTATTCTGTGAAGTAGAACTTAAATCCATCTTCAAGACCTTTTCGATAAACCTCTGCCTCTATGACAATTGGTTTCTTACGATACTTTGCCACTCTCCGACAACTTCCTCTCTGCCTCTTTTGCGCGGCGCAAGGCATGATCTGCAATAGTAAGAATTAATGCAATATCGTCGCCGTCATCGATAACTTCCCTTTCCCAAAGCATGTCAATTGCCTTTTGGTCTTTTTCTAAGTCTCTCATCTTTACTCTCCTTAGATAAAACACAAGGGGCAAGTTTCCTCACCCCTTGTTATGTAATTATTACGCCCTCATAGCTTGATTGATAAGTGGAATGACCTGTTTACCTTCTTCAAATGTCAAATCATTCAAACTACTCTTACCAAACTTACCAGCAAGCTCTTTCAAGAAATCGTCCGGGGAGATATTCTTCTTCTTAGAAAGCATCTCTACCATTTTTGTGATGGCCTTTAGTTGGTTTTCATTGATAGGCTCTACGACATCACCAGAGTTGGCTTCTTGCGCTGGCGCATCAGTCTCACTATTGCCTTTGGCTTCCTGTTCCGCTTTCTTTGCCAGCGCTCGTTCCTCTGCTTTTTGACGAGCAATTTCCCTTGCATCAGGCTGTGGTGCTTCGTTTTTAGCCTTAGTATTACTAGTTGCATTTTTCTTTTCTCGATCTTCTTTTGTTTCAATAGGAGAGTCAACTAGCTTGCCCTCTGGCAATTCCAGTTCCTCTGCAAACTGGGTGCCGTATCCAAGAATAGCAAGCACACGACCGATAGCCCCTGTTTCTGCTTTTTCAATGTAGTCGTGGAACTCTCGCTTATGTTCTCGTTTCATCCCTGTTGCTAGAATGCGACCATCCCCATCCTTAGCAGTTGCCTTTACTAGTCCCTGCTCACCGTCATCTTGAATAATCTCGGTTTCTAAAGTAATAGATGCTCGGTCTTTAGGATTATTTTCGTCACGGAACCATACTAAGCGCCATTTGACCTCTAGATAATCCTTTCCTTTTAATTTAATCAGATATTCATTTGGGTTAAACAAATTCAATCAACCTTTCCTTGTGATATACTTATATTATAACATTAAACTATAGATTAGTCAAGGATAAAACCATGTTGAATAAAAACATTAAAAATGAAAACAATGATTACAAAGGAGGCGATCTATTAGTGGTCGGATTAATCTTAATCGGCGTAGGATTAGTACTTGTAACCATTGGGCTGATTCCCCTTTAATCAAGTATTCAGATCATGCTGTTTCGTTGGGGGCGGCATGATTTTTTATTGAAATTCTGTTTCATTATCCAAAGACATAATGATAGATTCAGCGATATACTTCCCGTATTCGTACCCTCTTTTAAAGCAATCATCAATCTCTGTTAATGCAAATACACCAATGTCAGCAACGCCAGGATTGATTAATATATCATGATCTTTGTCGTTGTTGTCCCCGCTGCGATCAAAAATTATATCAAAACTCCTATTGAGAATAGATATAATTCCGTTTGTATTGTACGCATTTACATCTTGACCTAGAGTAATAGAGATAACACGATCTGCGCCAAGAGCCTTTGCCACATCAGACGGCAAATTATTTGTTAGGCCACCGTCTACTAGTGTGTATCCATTTAATCGTTTTGGAATAAAGACACCTGGGAAGCTACAAGAAGCCCTTACGATTTCACTTAGGCTGCCAGTACTTATCAGATGAAATGAATCATTATTGATCTTATTATGATCGAAATCAGAATAATCCATATTGGAGTAAATAATCTCTCTGCCTGTTTTAATATCTGTTGCAACGGCCGCCCAATCATATTCAAGCTGACTAACCCATTGATAATCAAATAGTTCTTCAAGGATAGATTCTAGCTTATTTCCTTTGACTAGTCCCTCGATATCGCTATTAGTTATTAGTCCCTTAATAATATGAATAATTGCGATATCAAATACATCATGTGTCTGTTTGAAGAACTCGAATGCTTTGTCAGGCTCATATCCCAACGCTAGCAGTGTTGCTACAATTGAGCCACCGCTTGTTCCGACAAATACTTCTGGCCTAATGCCAGCTTCATAAAGTGCTTTCATAATCCCTATCTGACTTGCTGCTCTTACGCCGCCACCAGAAAAGGCAACGCCTAACTTCAAACTACTCATCCCCTTATGTATTTTTTCTCTAACACGCTGTACTTTCTTTCGATTGGTTCGAAACTTTCCCAATCAAACAAGTCTACATGACACTTAAATGTTTCCTTACCGTAGATTGTTTCAGCGTCTAGACCCATTCCCAAAATCTGCCTTGGCGAAACAAGAATGAATTTAGGGGTATTGGTATTAATACCCATAACAAATAGGATGATGACATTGAAAAGCTCTTCATATTGCTCTAGTTGTTTCTTCTTAAAGTACGCAAACTTAGAGTGTGGATTACATACCTTAACCTCGATCAAGTTGCATCTGGCTCTCCTATTTTTCTTGTACTTCAATAGGTAGTCTGGAAACAGGTCTACGTTGGCTACATTGTCGCCATCGAAGATGATTTTTCCTTCTTCTTCTGAGCCTACATATATGACTTCTGGATTCTCAACTTCGCTCTTATTTAGAATCTGACGGAAGACATTAATAGCCTCTACTTCTTTTCTTAGTCCATCTTCCATGTCGCGTAAAAATTCTTCTTTGGTACGCGAATCAAACTTGTAAACATTTACATCATGCTTCTTCATTTCAACCTACCTCACCCTCCCTAATCCAATCATCATACCCACCGCCAAGTAATTTGCTAGACCAGTGCTTACCTTTCCTTTCGTTAAAATTAGATGCACTCCCTACATAAATTTTTCCATTTTCATTGCATCTAATAATATACACACCGGAATTATTCAATATTGTTCCTTCTTTCATTAATCATCTATAAATAACAAACTTTCAATTTCTAACCAATCGATTTCTTTACAATGAATTGAGCGGTCATCAATATAAATGTCGGCAAATACTTTTCTACTGTTATCTGGAAATATATCTAAACTCTCTTTAAGGTTGTCATTAAAGGCATCATACTTAACCCCGGCTTTTTGTAACATCTCTTTAACTAGTTCAGCCTGATATGATGTACGACAAGTCCAGATAATAATTTGACCGCCGTATTCTTTTATTTTCTTTAGAACACGTTCGGCATGCGGCTTAAAGCCGCCTACCTCTGGAAATGCGTCATAAGCGATTGTTCCATCAAAATCACAAGCGATTCGTTTGTACTTCAACCTCAAGTTAATCATTCCTTTTTTGCTAGTTTAATTGCCAGTGGCAACAGCCACGCATGAATTGGTGTATCAGCAACAGGTTGGAACTCAACGAATGGAGAGTGGAATCCTTGCTGTCGCTCAACCAGATACATGATATTGTTAAATGCTTCCCTACCGACAGTCGGCAAAAGACTATTTAGCATGATTCTTGTTTTGTATGGATAGATAACAGTCCCATCATCGAAAACACAGTGTATTAAAGATGCAACAATGATCGTATCACGAACCAATCCTTCCGCATCAATCACATCGCAGAACTCATTGACATACCCAACTACGCGCTTGATATAATCAACTGTTTTCTTTGGAGTGTCTTCATCAGCAAGGCTAACTGCATCGACTGCAAACTCTCTTAGCTTATCGTCTACAATTAGTTCAAATTCCTCCGTCAAAAGGCTAATCATTAAAAATAAAAGCCTCCAATGCCGTCATATCGCTAAAAGCTTCCGCCGCCACAACATCAATAACCTTTTGAATCGTTTGCTCTAGTTTGCCGTCTGGATTTTCAATGGCGTAGTCATAGAACTCCATATTCTCAAGTTCCTTCTTGAATGTGGCCAATCTCTTCGCGATATTCTCTGGCTTGTCCCCCCGCCTAATCATGCGTTGCTCTGCTTCTTCTGGCGAAGTGTAGATAAAGATAGAAGTCGTATTATCATAAATTTCCTCAAGTTGCTTCTTGCCCTCGATATCAACAACTACGAATGCTGGCCCTTTTGATAGCTTTTTGTTGATCTCTTCCATGGTAATACCGTAGCTTGCGCTACCATAGTATGTAGTGTATTCAGCTATCTTTCCGCTGTCCCGCATACTTTCGAACTCTTCATTCGATATAAAAATATAGTCTTTCCCTTCTATTTCACCAGGTCGTTTTTCTCTGGTAGTAAAACTAACGATTTCGTTTTGCATAATTGAGCGCAATATGCTCGTCTTGCCGCTGCCACTTGGGCCGCTGATAATTAGAAGCTTGTGTTTCATTGTTAATTAATCCTCCCTCCATGGCAACGTCAATCAGTAAGCCAATTACGATTGTTATAAACAGACTTTCGACATCGCCAATTTTCATCTCTTCAATATCAATGCCATCATCTCTAAGCTCAAGACCAAATTCTTCTGGGCAATTCATTAGTTTTGGAATCTCATTACAAAGCATTAAATCATCATAATACTTTACAATCTTCCACTCCTCTTCTGTCGGAGCTGGTAAATTGAATGCTTTCCACACTTCTGTTTCTGCCCTTTCTTCCATTTCCTTGTAATTGCTAAGCAATGGCTTTAATGGACGGGCGATGTCATTATACCAAGTCTCTGTTGCATCATGAAGCATGAAATATAATTGCAGCTTAGAACTCATACCGTCTTCCTCCATTTTTACTGTCCCCAGAATACAGTGCTGAGCAACAGAATAGAAGAATTTAGTATGACCAGTATATCTGCAATTTTGAGCCAGAGCATGTGCAATGTCTGCCAATAGTACGTCCTTATAGCTTGGCTCAAGTAGATTGAATTTCTTTCCTGAATAAGTCATTATCCAGCTGATGATAACCACAACCTTTTAATTTTTATATTCCTTAATCTGCGCTTGCATTTTTTTGATTTCTCGCCATCCGTAAACTGTTACATATGCTGTTCCTGTAGCGGCCAATGCCATAATGCAGCTACCAAGAACAAATAAAATTAACCCACCGAAGAACGCTCCCATGTACTCACCGCCTTTGAATTATATTTATATTATATCATAAAAAGATAGATTTGGCAAGGACATAACACCCTTGCCAACCTATTAGACCATATTCCTATTTAGATTTTTTCTTTCTAAGCGTAGGCGCAATGTAGTATTTGTTTGATGTTTGTTCTAGCTGGCGAATAATGTCTGCGTCACCTTTCGCTAGTTTATCAACCTCAGTTTTGTTCGGCGACAAGAGCCTTGGGAAATCATCTGGGAACAATCTAATAATTGATTCAACATCATAACTTGTTCTTAAATTTGGTGTAAGGAACATTTCCCCATTCCTTGTTTGAATAGGGATATTGTCTGAACTCCTAAGTTTATCTTTCAGGTAAGCTTCTATTTCTTTTTTGCGACCGTCAAGTATTTTAAGATGAATAGCGATTTTCTCTAGTTGATCTTGCAACTCATCATCTGATAAACCGTCCATTGTAAAATCTTCAGCTTCACCGTTAACAAGTTCTTTGTATGCTACACAGCCAGCTTTAGCATTGCACCAGCCGCAATACTTGTTCAATGTTGCTTTATGAGCCGTATCCTCTTTGATCTTGTAGAAGATACTAATCAGCCATTCTCTGAACACGTCAAGCTCACTCTGTGTTCTAGAAGTCCTAACTGGTGTGCCTAGTCTAACATATTGAAGTTCCTGAACAACACGGCGATATTCAGGGAACAAGTACCTAGCGACAAGGGCATACATGCTCATCTGAACATCTTCGTCGGCTTCACTTTGCGTTAGTGGGATTCGTGAAGTCTTGTAATCAATGATGCGTAATGTGTCTGTATCCATATCATACTCAACACGATCAATAAATCCATAAATAATAGGCGCATCAGCTTCTTCAAGCTCTTTCAAGAACGCTTTAACGGAATCTTTATCATGCCAATCTACTACACTAGTATCATATATTTTATTGTTTTGTATATCGATTGCAAATGGCATCTCGAATCCAATGGGGACATGCTGTTCTTTATCATTCATACCTAAAAAATTATGGATAATTTCGAATCCGTCTCGATAAAATTCTGGGTCAACAATATCCGCTTTGCGCCATTCTTGCTCATAAATTTCTTCAATCATTACATCTTCTTGGTACCAACGCTCAAAAGTAGTATGCATTAAAGTACCAAATACTAAATGGTCTGCTGTTCCCTTTACACCGTTTTCATATGATTGATGATATGCCTCTGGACATTGAAGATATTTCTTAATCCTTGAAGCAGACATATAATGGATAATCATTGTCTTTTCCTAGCCTCCATTGCCCACACATATGCGCAAGCAAGCCAAAGATTTCCGACAACGAAGTTGGAGTTTTCTTCCCAACCCATATAAGTCGCAAACGCATAGTATATGCTTGCTGCTACACCTATCCAACAAAATATCTTCCAAACTTTCATTGAGTATATTCCTCCGTTTCTACATATAGTAGTCCGTCACTATTTTTCTTTGGGACAGATTTAACAATCCATTCTGTATTCCCATATTCATCTATATATGGGATTCCATCATCAAAAATCCTAAACATAACGCCAGGGGAAAGTTCATCGAAGTCAATTTCTATATATCCTAAACCAGGAACATACCCCTCTACTATCCTTTTCCCCATCTACTTTGTCCTCTCATAGTAGCCGATTTCAAGAGCTGGCCTTGATTTAGTCTTTTCATACAAAGTCCCCTGAATGTTAATCCACTCATTTTCATTCCACTCAAAGTATGTATCGGCATCGTAAGAAGCATCGACTTTTGTTAAGTACAGTTGATCCGCCAGAGGGAGGAAGTGTTTATAGACTTCCCCGCCACCAGCGCAATACATCGTTTCTACCTTGTGTAGATAGCAGTACATGATGATTTCGCCGACCGAATGGAATACTAGTACATCATCATCTTTTGGATTGTAATCAGTCTGTGTTGTAAGGACAATAATTGTGCGACCATCTAGCTTACCAGGAAGACTTTCATAGGTCTTGCGTCCCATTACAATTACATTCCCCATTGTAATTTCCCTGAATCGCTTTAGGTCTTCTTTTATATGCCATGGCAACTTTCCATCTTTTCCTAGCTCTCTGTTCCGCCCGATGGCGGCGATGACTGCAATTCTCAAGTCTATTCCTCCATCTTGTATAACGTCAAATCATAATCTAAAAATATATTATGTAACATAGGGTATACGATATCGTCCCAGTTGCCATTAGCTAATCCACACCCTATCCGCCAAGGTAAGGCGACCGAAAGTCCCTGTGTCTCCGCAAGCCCCTTCAACTGTGATAAGGCTGCTTCCAGAGCTATGTAGTTTGTATAAACCACATTCTTCTCTCTGCCGTAGTAGAGCTGACCAAATAGATTTGCAACATATTTGTTGTTGTCAACTTTAACGATTTGACATGTGCCAAGTCGCTCAACTGGATGTAGCTTATTTGATGCTTCTACATATTTATCATATACCGTAGGGTACCTTGCCCTAATCTGCTTAGCGATGCCGCTTGCCATGGTGGCCTGGCAATTTACCTGGTGCCCGATAATGTTCTCTGTAGCGTCCAACAAGTTCCCATTTACAACCTTAATCATAGACTCACCCCTTCTTATGTGGGTTAATTACAGTAGCAATCTCCATAGGCAGTACGCCTGCATGAAGGTTTTTGTATCCAACAATTTGAATATCGTCTGGCTTGAAGTCATAGATATTCTTTATCTCTTGATTCAAAGAAATCACAGGGGCATTATATACTGGTCTTGTTAATTGTTCTTTGAGCTTTTCATAGTGCCTATCATAAATATGGGCATTGTTTATGTAATGCGTCAGTACGCCCGGCTTAAGATTTGTGACTTGTGCTATCATATGAACCAACATAGCATACTGACTAAAGTTAAATGGAACACCCAATCCCCAATCACCGCTGCGCTGAATCAATGAGCAGTTTAGATAGCCATTTGAAACATCCCACATTGTCAAGAATGCACAAGGACGGATATTCATCTTAGGCAAATGCTCGTCGCTGTTAAGGTCTACGAGCATCCCTCTGTCATTAGGGTTATTTTTGATTTTATCGATTAGTCTATCTAATAGGCCATATTTTTTAATAATGAACCCGTATGCCTCACCAATTGAATAATCCTCGCCCATCCATTCATCCCAAAAATAAATATCCATTTCATGAAGTTTGCGTACATCATTGGACTGTAAAATCCAAATCCAGTACATTTCATCACGAAACTTTTTCCATGGAACATACTTAGAAGTCAAGATAGGAAACTCTTCTTGTAGGTCAAATGTCATCACAACTGGTTTCCCTAGCTTTTTTACAACTACCTCTCCACCATCCGATGCATACCATGCACCTTCTACCTTATGCTCAATTCCCGTATCAAGAATTTGTTTGGCGATATCAAGGTACTGTGCATCAGCTTTGGACATCGGTTTTCTGCTCCTTTGCGGCCGCATCTTGGTACGCTTTGATTCTTTCAAAGATTGCTTTGTCGATAATCATATCAAAATAACGAGTGCCGTAGTCGAGATACATCTTCGCCTTTAAAGCATCATCGAAATTTACAGGCTGAACAAATTCTCTTCCGTCCTTATACCTTCCGACAAGTACCATTTCTGCTACATTGTCAAAATTGAATTGAACAACCTTTTGTTCTTGTCCTTCTTTGGCCGCTTCCTGTACTGGTGTAAATTCTGCATCAATAATCTCATTTTGTCTTTTTGGCATATTCTCTTCCTCCTGATATTATAATTATATTATAACTTGCTAGATTTGTCAAGGAAATATCTCTTGACATACTCTACTTTCACCTTTTTTGTGCCACGCTCAATGGTTTTGTGTACCTGCTTGTAGTTAAGCCTTAACTCATTAGCTATGTCAACAACTTTCATATTTTGCAGGAAATACATTTTTAATATCTGCGACTTTTTCTCATTAAAACAATCGTCTAATATTGTATCTACATTTGACCTGAAATCGCTTGTAAATACAACATCATCCATGTCAAAATTATAATATAAATCATCTGATTCTTTAATTTCTACTTCACTGTTCTCGAATACATTTCGCTTGTTTTGATTCCAATATTCTATCTCTCGCCAAAATGCGCGAACGATAACAAGTTTCGCATAATTAAGAAATGATGGATTTCCTTCTCTGAAACTCAAGCAAGCTTTATATAGAGCCAATAATCCAATTGAATAAAAATCATCAAACTCGAACTTGTAGTGGAATCTCGAAAATTTATTGGAAAGAGAAACTAAAAGGGGTCTTGCAACCCCTTCTAGTTCGCGAAATGCATCGTTGTCGCCATTCTTCACAGACATGGCAAGTGTCAACACTTCTTCTTTTGTCTTAGTTGTCATGCTACTTCTTCCTTGTTAGCCAGCTTGTATAATTCTTCTTTCTTGTCGTAAAGGACAATTAATTCTTCACAAACGGAACTGATTAAGTCTAAGTCATCTGTGCCAACAGCTTCCAGAATCTCCTCCGCAAGCTTAATCATTTCCAGAACCTCTTGTAGCTCCTTGTCATAGTTGCGCTCATATCGTTTAGCTACATCAAGACTGATTTCTTTGGCCTCTCCTACACTTACCTGTGGAATATCTCTGTAGTAGTCAATGCTGCCACGAATGAAGATTACATTTCCTAGGCGAACAGTATTTTTGAACTTTGTATAAACATCTGGAAATGCTGTACAATGGATATCGCCCTGGTAAGTGTCTTCGATAACGAACTTAGCCATTTGCTTTCCTTTGCTGCGACCGTTCTGGATGGTAAGTAGATCAAGTTGCTTAACGACACCGCCGATAATAACCGTCTGTCCTTTTGGCAAAGGAACATATTCCTCTTCTGTTGGTGGCTCAATTTCTTCATCATCTGGATTAGGGTGTTCAGCCATTGAAATTTTTGTTGGAATACCGATGTTGATATCTGACGATGTATGTGTAGTCTTGGTTCTAATGTAATCGATATACCCATTCAACGGGTGGTGAGCCAAGTAAAACCCCGTAAGTTCTCTCTCCATTTCACAAAGCTCAGCATTGGAGAACTCTTCAAATCTTGGTGCTTGATAGTTCCACAATGGCTCGTAGAACACACTGACATCTGCAACAGGCTTCTTACGCTTAGCGTTATTCTTGATCTTTTCACGAATCTTTTTATTGATCTCAAGTAAGTCTTCGCCCATTTGATGGAGTGTTTTGCGATTGATTCCAAGAAAGTCAAAAGCTCCACATTTGATAAGCGAAGAAATAACCGTTTTATTAACCGCAGTACCAGTTAATGCCATAAAATCAACTAAACTATTAATGGCATGGTTTTTCTTGATTTCAAGAATATTCTCAACTGCCTTTTCCCCAACGCCTTTAATTCCAGTAAGGCCGAAGTGAATACCTTTTTCGTCTTGAGAAACAGTGAATACGGCATCAGAATGATTGATATCTGGCGGCAGAACCTTGATCTTCATACGCCTACACTCGTTAAGATACGGAACAAACTCTTCAATTTTTGCACCCATCCAAGAAGTTAGGACAGCCGCCATGAAGTATGAAGGATAATGTACCTTTAGCCACATAGAGATGTATGCAAGGATAGCATATGAATAACTATGGGCAGCGTTAAAGGCATACCGGCCGAAGGTTTCTATTTGTCTCCAAATGTTTTCGGCTACTGTTTTCGCATCTTCATCGGCACAACCATTTACAAACAAAGGATTTCTTAGACATCCAGTAATAAACTTTTCTTTTTGAATAGGCATTTTATCCATAAGCTTTTTGCCTATAACCTTTCTAAGTTCATCGCTTTCAGCTTTTGTGTATCCAGCTAACATCACTGATGCTTTCATTACTTGCTCTTGGAATACAAATACTCCATATGTATCCCTTTGCGCTTGTTCAAGTAAAGGATGGTCATACTCTACTTCTGCTCGGCCCGATGCACGCGCTACATATACATCAACCATTGTTTTTCCAAAAAACGGACTATCGGGGTCTTCTACCTTGGCATCAAGACAACCTGGACGGTAAAGGGCATTGTCGGCAGCTAAGTCATCAATGCTTTTTGGTTTGTGATTTCTTAAAAGTGCTTGCATCCCTGTAGACTCGAATTGGAAAATTCCTAGAGAATTTCCTTTTTGAAACTCTTCGTAAACACACTGGTCATCAAATCTAATTTTAGACACATTAATTCGTTTTCCTGTGCGCTCTTCAATTGCCCTAACTGTATTCTTTACGATTGTTAGAGTCCTTAGCTTTAGGAAGTCCATCTTCACAAGACCAAGAAGCTCAATGAACTCCATGCTGTACTGACTAACTAAATCCTGCATAGTTCCCTTTGTTGGAACTAGGTCAGCTAGTGGGAAAGGGGAAATGATAACTCCAGCCGCATGTTGTGATGTATGCCTTTGAAGTCCCTCAAGTCGCTTAGCGATATTAACAACCTTCTGAAAAGCTTTGTCTGTATCATAAGTATTCTTGATGTCGGAATACTTCTCCATCATTTTGTCAATCGTTGTACTTATATCTGTTACTTGTCTTGTTAGGCCATTAATTTTGTCAAATGGGTAAGATAATACCCTTGCGACATCTTTTAGTACTGCTTTAGCACCAAGTGTGCCGAATGTGCCAATCTTAGCCACATATTCTCTGCCGTATTTGTTTTTTACATATTCAAGTACCTCATCTACCCTTACCATGCAAAAATCCAAATCGATGTCCGGCAGCGACACGCGATCAACAGACAAGAAGCGTTCAAATAGTAAATTGTATTGTAGTGGGTCAACATCCGTAATTTTTAAACCATACAATACCAACGAGCCAGCTCCTGAACCACGCCCCTTTCCTACTGGAATATCCTTTTCTCTACAGAACCTTAGCACATCCCAAAGAATAAGAAAGTAAGCAGGAAAGCCCATTTTCGTAATAATCTCAAGCTCAAACTCTAACCTTTCTTGGTAGTCTTGATATGAATGTCTCTCGGTTTCAAGATCAAATAGCTCACCATCTGCTAATCTTTCCTCAAGTCCAGCTCTAGCTAAGTGCTTAAGATATGCGCTGGCATCGGCAAATGGAACAGGAATATCAAATACAGGAAACAAGTATTCTTTTGGTTTCCACTTATGCTCTGTCTTGCCCTTCGCGTTAATAAAAGAGCCTTGATATTCCATATAGGGGATTTCTATATTACACTTGTTAGCAATCTCCATTGTATCATAGACTGCCTGGATTCCATCTTCCCCGAAAGCAGACATCCACTCAATCATTTCCTCGTCGGACTTGACATAGAACTCTTCACATGTCGTAAACCCCTCATATGGCCCCGCCATAAACTCATCATATGTTTTCCCGATGCCGTTTGCAAATAGTACCCTGTGTGCCTCTGCGTCTTCCTTGTATGTATAGTGAGCGTCAGTTGACGCAATCAACTTCACATTTAGGTCTTTACTCATTTGAATTACGACTGGATTTACAACATGTTCTATTTCTAACCCATGGTACTGAATCTCTAGGTAGAAGTCATCACCAAATACCTCTTTGTATTTTCTGCAAATAGCGTATGCTCTTTCAACTTCTCCACGCTCAATCAGCTTTGCTATCGTTGTACCAACATGACCCTCGATAACAATTAATCCTTCTTTGTGTTGCTTAAGAAGTTCGAAATCGATGTGCGGTCTTCGATAGAATCCTTCACTGAACCCGATAGAAGTAAGCCTACTAAGTGATTGGTAGCCTTTAAAGTCTTTTGCTAAAACAACCAAGTGTGTCTCTTCGCTTATAAATGTGTCGCCAGTTTCTTCGATAAGTGCATCAATATCAGATTTCTTCTGCAGCTTATGGTCATGGAATACATAATACTCACAACCAATGATGGGTTTAATTCCTTCCTCAATACACCTTTTATAAAAGGCAACTGAGTTAAACATGCTCCCATGGTCGGTCAATCCTACTTGTGTATGACCAATTTCTTTAAGTCTCTTTATGAGATGGTCTAGGTCATTCATTCCGTCAAGTAGTGACCCATCCCCATGCAGGTGCAAGTGAACAAATTTTTGTGTCAATGTGCATCACTCCTTCTTACGAACCTATGCCGAGTCCCTCTTCTTCAGCATATTGAATCACTATAGCTAAACCATCTCTAGATGATATGTACATTTGAAGTTCAGCTAAATACTTGCCTGTATCAAAAGAAACAAATTGCTTATAATCATCAAGGGGAACAGGCGGATTACTTTGCGCATCTTGTAAAAACTTTTGCATATCATTTGCTCTCTTGTCCATCCAGTCGTATAATCTTTTCCATATAATAACTGGAACAGATTCAATAGCGATATCATGCATAGTTCTTGTTACACTTTCGTCGCCTTTCTTATATTGCGACACCAGTAGCAGTGCATCTGCCACATTGCCTAGCCCGACACTTCTTTGTGAAAGCGCATCAAAATCAATGACCAGATATGGATTAAAATCAACATGGTTTTCTGGGTCAGCAATAAAGCCATCGAGATTAGCCCTTTCATTTATCATCCAGCTATAAAGGACATCTATCATGCGGTAGCTTATTTCGTCTACCGCACTGTCCCTTTCTTCTCTTGTTACCATATTATTAATTAATCCTCCTTGGTCATTGAATATAATTCACTAACAACAATTTTTGACCAATTTTCAAGCTTATCATATGTCCTTGGCGCGGTTAGTTGATCTAATGTCATCCACTCACCGCGCAATTGGTCTGTTTCGTTTACCTTAATGTCCCCGTCTGGTTCAATGTTAGCTATAAGGACAATTCCAATATGAACATTTCCTACCTCATCTTGTTCGTCATTTAGCAGTCCAAGTGTTTCAAAATGTACAGAACTACTATCTACCTCAAGTTCTTCCTCGATCTCGCGCAACATGTTTTCCCAAACTTGCTCTGCAAAAGAACTGGCACCTTCTACATAGTTCATGTGTCCGCCAGCGCCAATTGATAGCTTGTCAAAAAGCCTACTTTCTCCTCCACCGCTCAGACGCTTATAGACAAAAAACTCCTGATCTCGACGGAAAACGATGTATGGAATAGGTTGCTTGTATTCAAGATTAATTTCGGCGTTATTCTCCATCGGTGTAGGGTCTTTTTCATTGCCTCTGCGCATCACAGAGAAATCTTCGAATCGGTTTGCTATCACTTCAACTTTTTCACTGTTGGTCAAAATCCCCTCAAAAAAATCATTGTCACCAAATACAGTTTTACGCTTAACCACTAGAATCTGTTCATCCCATTTTGGATTAGACATTTTATCATTCTCCTACTATGATTTATATTTATATTATAGCACAATCTATAAAAAAAATCAAGGAGAAGCAAGCTTCTCCCTAAATGTCGATATTATCAATATTAATTTCGCCAACCTCGTCTATTTTTAGATTGCCTCGTGTATAGTTGGTTTCGTGATCTTCAAAGAAGTCGGTTTTCATTTCATTAAACCTTGTGTACTCATCAACAAATTTACATGGATTCTCTATGACTTCTGGATAAAGTGGCTCTAACCCAAGTCGATCAAGGCGCAAATTTGAGATGTATTTAATGTAGCTACTAAGAATTGTTGTGTTCAGTCCCTGAATCTTATTGCCGATTGCGTATTCGCTCCACTCAATTTCTGCTTCGACTGCACCACGCATCATTTCTCGTAATTCATTTTCAAATTCTGCCGTAAAAATTTCTGGTTCCTCACGGCGCAACTCACGGAAAATTCCCTCAAACAAAGCAAGATGACTCAACTCATCGCGATTAATATATCTGATCTCTTGTGCTACACCTGTCAGCTTTTTGTTTCGTGCTAAGTTATAGAAGAACGAAAAACCAGCATAGAAATACAGCCCCTCAAGAATATAGTTAGCCATGCATACTTTAGCGAACCCATGCTTTGACTGGTTCTGAATAAATTCCTCATAATAGTCTGCAATGATCTTGTTGCGGCTAACTAGATATGGGTCTGTAGTAGCAATGTTATAAATTCTCAATTTATCATCATCTGGCGCGATAGACTCTAGAATATAGCCGTATGACTGACTATGCAGCGCCTCCTGGTATTGCTGAATAGAAAGGAGTAAATTAATTTCTGGCAATGTAACGAAATCATTAATATTCGGCAAGTTAGCTGTCTGTAGTGAGTCAAGAAAAACAAGGAATGAAATAATCTTATCGAATGTCTCTCTCTCGTCATTGGTTAATTCAGTTGTATATTGTAGTTTATCTTGACCTAACTTGATCGTTTCGGGAATCCAAAAGTTGCCCATCATATGACGATAAATCTTCATTGACCACGAATATTTATTTTTTGATAGAATCATCATATTCGTTGTTTCCGCGCCGATTAATTTTCGGTCACTAAATGACTGAGACGCATCTGGGTTAAAAAGTTTCTTTGGCTGTAGAATATCAGACATCTTTATCCTCCTAGTATGTAAAGGGGGTCTTACGACCCCACCTGGTTAAGCCTTGCATCCTTCGCAATCATCATCAAGCTCAGCACTCATGTTTCGAGTGTAATATTTTGTTTTACCACCAGTTTTCCAAATCATTGCGTAGTATGTGATTAACTGCTCAGCAGTTGTTTCTGGTGTGATATAGAGATTGAAACTTTGCGACTGGTCAATATGTTTCTGTCTTGCTGCGTTGGCCTTAATGCTCATTTTTTGGTCGATTGTATGTGCGCGTTTGTAGTGGATAAGTGGATTTACTTGATCTATATAACGGGCAACCACTGGCAATGCCTGGCCTTTCTTACCATCTTTGTAAACCCAACCAAATACAGGGTCGATGGATTGGCTATAACCTCCATAATGACTTGATGCTTTTTGTTACTCCATAACCAAATGGTTATGTGGGTAAATTTTATTTACCTCTACATCTCTCAATGTAGTTCGGACTATATAATTATCCATCAAGAAGTTCGTCCTTAAATTTACTAGGATGCCCTTCTCCACTATGCCTTAGCCTATGACATGGTTCACATAGTGATATTAGATTATTCAATTGATTGGCTTCTTCGTAGTTATCGAATAGCCTAAATAGCTTTAAATGATGCACAGATAACTCTTGACCATATTCTTCTTCTGTGATATTGCAATCTTGACAGGTGTAATCGTCTCTTTCTCTGGCTAATCTTCTTTGTTGTCGCCAGTTTTCACCGTAATACGACTCTTTCCCACCTGTCCAGTTTGGACTATTTTCTCCCCTAAAATCATCATGAGTATTGTAATATTCGGTCATACATTCCCTGTTGCAAAAGTGATATGTCTGGCTCAATTTGGCCTTTACAATGCTAATCTCTTTTTTACATTGACTACAGCTAACTATTACCCTTGATTTCTCACTTTTTGTTCTGTTAATATACCTGTTTGCACAAATCTTTGAGCATCTAACAACTCCACGATTAGCTAACCATGGTGCCTGTTCAAACTCTTTGCCGCATTCGGAACAGGTTGTCTTAACCCTCTTGATAAGATGCTGACTAGGTTTATCAACTTCTGACCTATATTTTGCCCAACACTCTTGACTGCAAGTGTATTTCTTTCCCTCTCTGATGTCTTTGGGGTAGTAATACTTTTCTTTTCCACAGTAAGAACATGGTATATGCATACCTTTTTGTTTTGCTGACAAGACAATCATCTCCTTGCCAACACAACTTCTATTTATAAACTGAATAATGCTACCATAATGGAAGACAGATTGTAGTCTCTGAACCTTTCTCCGTATAGGAGACTCGGATGCTGATTGCCCATTGCACAGCACTTAGGCTCTCGCCATATGCCATATTCACTATTCTTTCTGCTTTTCAGCCGCATTCGCATTTGCCATTACTGGCTATGCTGTAGCTAGTGAATCTTTAGGGTGTTCCAGCAGTTATCTGTCTTTTTCCTCGTAGATTACTCTAGGAGGGGGCCATTAAGTCAACCCATTTGGCGCGACTGCAAGATGATATCCATTTCTCATTGCATAAGAAGCCTTAAGGTAAATTCTGTACCATTCTTTGTCTTCTTCGCGCCCTGTTTCTTTTACTGAAACCCTACCTAGCTCATCACGATCTACATAGCCACGACGAACAAATATATCTCCTGTATTCCATTCAGAGCCTTCATAATAAGGATAAGAACCTTTCTCTGCCCCAAGGTCTGCGCTAGCTTCAATTGCTGCCATTGCTACCCATTCTGTAATTTGGTCAGCAAACTTAATATGCTCATCAGATTCCCAACGGATTCCGTTAATAGCGAGAGCATCATGCCATCCACCAAGTCCAATGCCAATTGCACGATATAAAAAATTGGTTATCTTTGCTTGCTCCACAGGTAATGTATTAACTGTAATAACATTGTCAAGCATACGAACCATTGTGCGAACAACTCTAAAGATATCTTCTTTTGTATGTGCTCTGCCAGTATTAAGTGTGCCAAGATTGCAAACAACAAAATCTCCGCTCTTTCTTTCCTCGACAGATACAGTCGAACCGTCTTCAAGTGTTCTTGTATAGCGACTGACTCCACCTTGCGGTGACATATTCTGACAGATTTCCACACACAAATTAGTAGAATAAATCATTCCCTTGTGCTTATTAGGGTTATCACGATTTACTGTGTCCCTATTAAATAAGAACATAGAACCTGTTTCAGAATCAGCTTCTGCAATCTTCTTCCATAACTCCATAGCATCAACTTCAACATGAGGAATATTCGGGTCATCAACACATTCCCAGTAACGCTGCTCAAATTCTTCTCCCCACGAATCTTCTAATGACCAACCTTTCGCACTGCGAATCTCATGTGGGCAGAATAAGTACCACTTGCCACCGCGAACCTTATCCCTGGTGAACGACTGCTTATATAGAAGATCGGGGCAAGCGATAGCAGGGAAAATGTCTAGTGCCTTGCGGCGCAAATCTCCTGTATCTTTTTTAATATCAATAAATTCAAAAATGTCTTTATGCCAAGCATCTGTTGTTATACTTATCGCACCAGCACGAACACCTAATTGGTTACATGCTACTGCTGTATCATTCATAATACGAATCCAAGGTGGTGTGCCACCGCTCATATTTTTAAATCCACGAATCGGTGAACCTAGTGCACGAACCTTGCCAATGTACATTCCCATTCCGCCGCCCCATTTGGAGACTTCGGAGAACAATGTATTTGAGTACATGATCGACTCTAATGAGTCATCTGCCATTCCAATAAAACATGAGCTAAGTTGGCCCATTGGCTTACGAGCATTCGACATAGTTGGCGTTGCCTCTGTCATATCAAGACTGCTCATTGTGTCATAGAACTCTTTAGCCCATTTTACTCTTTCTTCTGGCTTTTCCGCCAAAGCAATTTTCATTGCCACGCCCATAAATGCTTCTTGTGGAAGCTCATACACCTCTTTATTATGCCCCTTAATGCAATAACGCTTTGCTAGTGTTGCCACGCCTATGTATGAGAGGTTGTAATCATTCTCAGGCTTTATGTAAGCACCAAGTTCGTCTATCTGGCTTCTTGTGTATCCATCAATAACATCATTATCATATAGTCCCATAATACTTAGCTTAGCAAGTAGTCTATAGAAACTACCATAACCAAATGATTGATAGCCACGATTGATTCCGGCTTCTTTATACATGTCATACAGAAATAACTTTGCTGCCACCTTGTCCCATTGTGGTGCGTCTACACTGATTTGTTCCGATGCAAACTGAATCAGGGTTTCTTGTAATTCTTTGGTTGTGATTCCATCCTTAATGTGAACTTCCAATTCGTTAATAAACTTATTGACAAAATCATCATTCGGACAACTGAATCTTATAACTTTTTCTACCTTTTTAAAATTGAAGTATTCATACTGACCATTTCTCTTTAGAACGCGCATTCTTCTTTTTCTCTCCCTCTAATTATATGAAAGTAGTAGAAGGGTAGAGATACTACCCCTCATCGCTTAGATGCCTTTTGTTTCTTCATATTCTTAGTGAGGATACCACCGCTGTCTTTGGGGCCACCTAGTAAATAAACACCATCAAGCGTAATCTTATCACGACGAGCAATACGATTAGCCTGATTCACTGCTCCAACACGACTTGTTTCAGTCAAGGGAATCATCACATTTACAAAAGCAACTTCACCATCTAAGCCTTTTTTCTTCTGACTCCCTACCGCAAAATAACGCATATTACCTCTCCTTGTGTCAAATATTTTACTCTACGATGCACCAATCTTCTGCCAGCATATCGGGCTGCGAACATAGCCAACCAGGCTGCCATTTGCCTTGTGCAGTCCACATTGCAATGTATGGCTGTGAATCAAGCGGGGTTTCGTCGCCAATGAATCTGCGGGTACGACCGTTCACAGTGCCAGCGTCCAAGTATAGGGCTGGCATTAATGCAATCCACATTCCCTTGCCGTTGCCGTTCCATCCCTCGCGGGATACTTTCTTCCCTTCCTTTAATGCTTCCAAAGCTTGACCAAAATTCATTTATCTTTCCTCCTTAACTAATAGAAATAACTTCATCAACTGTCACGACATCATACCACTTGTCGCCACTTTTTCGTTTCCCATAGTTTCCTTTTACATGAATCTCTGCTCCATCACTTACCGCAGCAAGTTCTTCTGCTACGTCACCAAATGCTTGAATATCCATACGGTTAGTGACTGTCTTATCGCCACTCTTAAACGAAGATTCTACTCGACATCCATTAAAGTAAGCTGTTCCGCTTTGACCGTAAGCAAAAGTAATTGGATATCGTTCGTGTGCGTCCTTTGCTACTCCCTTGATTTCCATTCGCATAAATTGACTCATTGTTGATTAACCTCTCCTTGTTTGTAATATATTTATATTATACTAGATTTCGTCCGTTTAGTCAAGGACGAACCTTATTCGATATATCGTCTTGCTGATTTTACTGCGTTCCATGCTTCGTCATAAGTGAGTTCGTCTGGGTCTTTGTTGACTGTTTGTACTGTATAAACATCGACATAGCGTTTTAGCTGTTCACATATCCTTCTTGCGCCGCTCTTGCCAGCTCCGTCACCGTCCAAGAACACCTTTACCTTAAAGGCATTAGACACAACTAACTGCAATTGTTCTGGCGTAAGAGAGGAACCCATAACAGCAACAACATTGTGAATCCCATATGACCATAGTCTAGCTACGTCAAATGGCCCTTCGACTAAAATAGTTTCCTTAGTTTCCTTGATAAATGGCAACGCATTATTATGGTTAAATAGCACAAATCCTTTTTCGAAGTCTAATTTATGCATCCATTTATTATATTTTTTGACTATAAAATCGTCATCGGTTGCTAATCGTCCACTCCAACCGACTAGCTGTCCACCCATACTCCTGACGGGAAAAATTACTCTACCTGGAAAATCATTAAACTTTGCACGAAATGGTTCATCTACACCCTCTGGTGAATAGCCAATTTCAAAGAAACTAAGGATTTGTTCATCAAAGCTGCGAGAATCTATGTAATCGCACAATGGTAACATGGCCTGATACATTTCAATTTCAAACTCGTCAAACACTTCAAGCTCAATTTGTTGATTAACCTTGTTCATTGTGCGTATCCATTTTTGATTATCAAGCTTATCCATTACTTCTTTATTATAAGAAATAGTAGATTCATCGATTGTAACTCCTGCTAATTCAGCAGCTATTTTTAAAGCTTGTGTCCATGGGCATATGTAGTTCTTTGAGCCTTGCTCTCTTTTGTTCTTTTCCTCCATCAATTTGATAAAGAGGAACAAGTCTCGCGATGGAGCAGAGCCATCCTTTGGCACAGACCACCAGTCTTTTGATGATTCGCCGCAATGATGGGTAAAACAAGTAAAATGCTTTGTATTTAAGTCAAATGAAAAGGCAGTAGGATTATCTCCCTCATGTAAAGGGCAAGAACATCGAATCCTGTTATAGCGATAATTTCTATCAGCAATATCTACGCCGTAATACTCTAGAAGTACAACAGGGTCAATCTTCTCCCTAATTAGCTCCTTTACAACTGAGAAGTCCATCGCTACTGCTCCTTTCATGACTTACACAACCTCCGTTATATGCTCATTGTAAAGTCGAATAATTTCTTCTTTGTTTGTTGTCTTAATGCTTGCCGTGTCTGATTTAATACAATACTTGTGCATTGACTTATCTACGCTGCCACCGAACACAACATACACATCAATGCCACCACGATATGTCTCAGACACATACCCATATAAGAGATTTCCATCGTTCTCATATGTCAAGTCAATAGTACCATCTAGAGTTACAAATGCGGCACCAGCACAAATTGTTTCAAATGACATTATCTTGCTGTTGTCAATCCAGTTGTACTCACTGTAATCATTTTGACAACAACTACATCCATAGCCATTATTCCACCGATATCTTTCCAGTATCATCTTACTGCCTCCCTTGTAATACTGCTTTTACATTGTAATCTAGTGGGTCTATAATAATCATATCTTTCTTCTTGCCCATGGCATAGTCTACGGTATGTTTAGTCCCGCCACTAGTTCCGTTAAATACCGCTATGACAAGATCGGAAGCATCAACCATCGCTTTGTCACGAACGATCATCTTCCATGGTGCATATCCAGGTTCGCACACTTCGACAACTTTATCGCATCGAGCCATTAGGTCGTAGTATCTAATTTTAGATTCGTCGGGCCAATTTCCTTCTTGTCCTTCGAACGGAGAGTATAACTCAAGGTATAATCTTATATTATACTCTCTTAGATATATGCCCCTTAGTTCAGCAACAATTTCCCCTGCCCAAGTATCTACTCCTAATGCACCACCAAATATAAACCTACTATAGCCATTATGTATGGCATTAAATATTTCATTTCGAATCTCTTCTTTCACATACTTGGAAATTGGATTGTTTTCATCGTACCCGCCCAATTTTGGCGGACGGTGGCCTGTAAAGCAGACAGTCTTCAATAAAAACTACCTCCCCACTATGACCCTTTCATACCAATCATGCCCACAGTCATTACAAATGCAACGCCAATAGCTGCGCCCTTCGTATTCATCATCATCTCTTGCTTTTCTAAAATCTTCATGTCTACATAACGCAAACACATTTTCGATTTCTCTTTCGATTTCTTTGTAGGCGTAGTATCCACTTTCGAAATCTTTCTGTCTCAGTCTCAGTTTAGCGATTTGTTCCTTTTGTTCACTTGTCATACACCGACCACCCCCTCTAAAGCCTCTTTGGAATACGGCATCAACTTAGCTCTTGCTTCCCTAACTGCTTCTCCAGCTAATTCTGGTGTTTCATATAAACCTAAATAATGCTTAGTTCCGTTGACCTGTAGATGCGCGCCCCATTTTTCGTTGTTCTTATAATAGCTAACGCCGAGTATGCCACTTTTATTAGTTGCCCTAGCGTTAACATTTTGAGCATTTCCTGATTTATCAGTTACCCTTAGATTATTATCTGTATTATTTTTTCTGTTGCCATCTTTATGGTCAACCAACTTACCATCAGGAGCATTGACAATATATATGTGAAGAATCCATTCCTTTCTACCTTCTGTGCGATTATTCGGATAAAAACCGCTTATGTATCCATTGCCATTCTCGCACCAAGTATTAGGAAACATTTTTACCAAATCCAACTTATCAGTGCTAATATAAAATTCAACTTTACTGCCATCTCTCTTATTGACAAAGACAGCAGCAATATCTCCTCTTATTTCATAGTCGTTTTTCATTTGTCACCCACTCAAGCTAACATTTCTAACTTCAATCATCCTAGTAACACCCTGTGATATAGTATAATTAATCCAGCCCTTGTAAGTCCCACCATTTCTGGTTTCGCCAAGTTTCCAGATAAGATTTCCATTATCACGACCATCATTAGCTATTGCATCATCTGATTTTTTATAAAGAAACGATAGTTCATTACAAAACATTACTATCCTGTTAGAGCCAGACATATATGAGCTATCAACATCATCTACACCATTGGCAGTTCTTGGATTAAGTTGTGCGTATGCCAATACGGGAATACCAAGTAGTCCTGCTGTTTTGTTTTTAAGCATATTAGCAATATCGCCCAGAACTTGATATTCCTTCATGTTTGGATTCTTACTTGCTTCCTCTGGAAGTTTTATATAATCGAAAATAATAAGACACTGCTTTTCGTATCCGTTCCATTCAATTCCGTGTTGACGCTGAAATTGCCTTGCCAAATTATGAACTTTCTCAGGTGTAAAGTTTGGCAAGTAGACATGATAGAATGGCGAATTTTTAATTAGCTCTTTTGCCAATTCAACTGCTTCCTTCATTTCAGGATTTCGATTGAACAGTCCCTTTGTTACTGCTGACTCTGGAACAATCGTTCCTGTTAGCTCAGTTGCTACAATCGATACTAGGCGGTCAATCTGTTCTTCTGTAGGCATTTCTGTGTCAATGTATAATACAGGAATTTGCTGATTGATTGCAACATGTTTTGCAACATTAAGAGCATGTGCAGACTTACCTGTTTTTGCTGTAGCTGCTACTACCTTAAGTCTTCCAGGTACTAAAGCCCCTGTCTGCCTGTCATACTCGTCAAATCCCGTAGGCATGCCTAATACTTCGCGTACATTATTGGCCCTTTTTTCAATTACGACATCAATCATACTGCCGATGTGTACGATATCTTCCGTACCATTATTGCGAAGCACGATGTCAAGGAACTTCTCTTCTTGTCTTGCCACGAAATCGTTGGCATCGTCTTCCTCGCACTCAACGGCTTCACGCATTACAGACACAGCTTTCAAAAATGATTCGCGTCTTACGCTTGCCTGTTTTACTTTGCTAACGAAAAACTTTAGATTATCCTCGCCAGCATCCGTCCTATGTAATGTTTCAAGATAATGAACTCCCCCGATATCATCAAACAATCCTGAGCTTTGAGCGATGCTTGCGATAACCGTTGGATTGACTTGGCTGATATTGGAGTGCTTATTATCAAGAATGTTTGTCATGATCTCGTATATGCATCTATTGGAGAAGTTTGTAAAGTCTTCTGGTTCTATTTCCGTACATATATCAAAAAGTGCATCTGGATTTCTCATAGCAATGCTTATGACTGCTCTTTCCGCCCCGACATGCGCGATGCTGTCATAATGTCTTTGCATTTCTTCTGTCAAGAAGGTCATGCTGTTACTTCACTCCCTGCGGGCAGAAAAGGGAACAATTAAGTTCCCCCATCTGTGTATTTATGTAGATTTCTGTTTTTGCCCTCAATTCGTCTGTCATCATAGATTTTTTTGAGGACATTAAGCTTCTCAATTACAGGCTCCGCTAGGTCTTTCTTTAGAGTTGAGTCGATAATCGAATCCTGCCATTGTTCAAACTTCTTCTTAAGATCATCGTTTATAGAGGAAGCAAATATCCATCGTTCTTCAACTGAACGAATTTTTTCCTTTACAACATATGGAAGTGCTTCGATTTTAAAACTATTACTAGACTCGATTTCCCTTGCTTCTGCAATATTGCATTCCTGTTGTATGTAGTAGACCTGTTGCGCTAGCAATCCAAGATATGACTCTAGCTCTTGAATTTCGAGAGCATAGTATTCCCATTCTTCCATATTAATAATTCTATTGATTACACTTGGGTCTACTTGTTGCGCTGTATAGATTCCTTGCTCTCTGAGCCTATCGACCTGTTTTTGAACATGACTCATTCGATATCAACATCCTCTGGTGGCACATCTCCTAGTTCTGGCTCCTCCACCAATTCATTTTCGCTTGGCGAGTTCATGATCTTAATTAGATCGTCAAGCTCTTTCATGACTTCTCGATTGTTTTCAAGGTAATCTTTCATTGCATCTCTACCTTGAACCCTGTCTTCTTTATACGAGAACCAGGAACCACTCTTAGCAATTAATCCAAGATCGACACCAATATCTACAATTTCTCCGCTTCGAGAAATGCCTTTTCCAAATTCAATATCAACTTCTACCTCCCTGTGTGGAGTTGATACTTTACTTTTTACGATCTTAATCTTTGTTTTGCGAATATAAGGATTGTCATCCCTTTTCTCCACACCAGCTGGACGAATATCGAGTCTTACCGAAGCGTAGAACTTGAGTGCGCGACCTCCGGGTGTTGTCTCGGGATTTCCAAATAAAATTCCAACCTTTTCCCTTAGTTGGTTAATGAAGATACCAATTGTTTTCGTTCGATTGGTTAATGCAGCGATCTTCTTTAATGTTGTTGACATTAATAGAGCGAGTACGCCAACATAGCTGTCACCAATCTCACCTTCTATTTCTCGTTTTGTGACTAGCGCCGCTACAGAATCCAGTACATATATACTAATACAATCATACTCCATCCATAGCTCAATTAATTGAAGTGCTTGTTCCGCCGTATCTGGCTGAACCAGGATTAACCTATCTAAAGGCACACCAAGCTTCTCCGCATATACCGTATCAAGCGCATGCTCTGCATCAACATACAGTGCAAACTTTTCTGTATCCGCTTTTAACGCTTCTGCTACCGCATGTAATGCAACTGTCGTTTTTCCAGATGATTCTGGCCCATAAACTTCGACAATCCTACCTTCTGGATATCCTCCGCCTAAAATATCATTTAGATAATGTGAACCTGAGTCCTTACGAGAAAGCGGAACTGGCTTTGCACCTACGCCTAAAATCGAAACTGTGCCTACGCCGAACTGCTTTTCTGTTTGAGCCATCGCTAACCTAATTCTAGCTTGAATATCGCCACTAGAATTAATTGGCTCCTTCTTAACTCCTTTTGCCAACATGAATCACTCCCTTGTTACTATATTATAAGTGAATTATATCAACTTGTCAAGGATAACTCATCTTACCTCTTGCAGCTTCGCTTTTAATAAGGAAATGCTCAAATCTTCTTTATGGGTAAATCTAACAATTGCGATTCCAAGGTTTTCGCACATTTCTGACTTTGCGTAGTCACGACTCTTGGCCCTTAAGAAGTCTGCCTTTGTTTTGTAAAAAAATGAATTGTATTCGTAGTGCTGCACTCCATCAAATTCAAAACCAAGGAACAAGCGAGGAATACAAAAATCTAATCTTAGATCACCGATTGGGTATTCTGAGGTAATTTGCGTTCGAGGAAATTCGTGTGCAAGTATCTTGCCGAGTACATAGTTTCCTCTTGAATATCCGTTATCGGCACTCGTGTATTCATCGTTCCACTGCTTGACAAGTTCTCTTTCTTTACTGGTAATAATTATATTTGAGAAGTAGTTGGGACTTTTCGACAGTCCCAATCGAAAGGCAAAGTGTTCAATTTCAAATTTCGTTTTCATAAGTCCGTAGGCAATGTAGTCATTGCTGTGTTCTGGATACCATTTCACAAGGGTATCGATTTGATCTTTTGTCCAATTACTATCTTTTTCTTTCTCAAGACCTAAGTCGTAAGCTTTCTTACGAACAACATAAAGCGGCACACCAAGTATTTTAGCAATAGTCGCATCATCAGTATGTCCATATAACTCAATTAGTTTTCTCTCCTTGTTCTTTGATAGCATTGTTTGCGCCCTCCTTTTTGAGCTTGCTAGTAATATGACTAAACCTGTTCATGTATCCGTCAACAAACTCTTGGCTTGTCATATTTTCTACACGCTTACGCTCTTCTTCTTGTTGTTGTTTTTCTTCTTGCTCTTTGCGTAGTTGCTCTAGTCGCTTTGTCTCTGCTTCTGCCGCTGCCTTTTCGTGGGCATAGTGCTTTATGTACTTAGCCTTGTAATAGTCGAGGGCAATCATAATATTAGGCTGTTTCTTTCTACCGTTGCGGGCTTTCAGGAACAAGATATTCATTAATCCATTTGGTGCCTCTTCAATTTCCGTCCAATATTTGATTGCAGCAACAACCTGTTCAGTCCTGTACTCAGTCAGCATAGTTTTCATAAATTTCATCTGCATGCCGTACCACTTTTGCTTGTCGTTGATTACGCGATTTACCCTGGGTTCGTATACCTCAAGCAATACTCTTCTTGCTAATTTTCCGAGTTCAGTACTGGTCATTAATAAATTTGTATTAATTACTGAATTTATATTATTTATATCTTCTGTATAAAAATTAATATTATTAAAATCAATATTATTTATATTATTAATAATATCACTCTCTTGCTGCTCCTTCTTTTTCCTTGCTCCTGTTGCCTTTAGGTACTCTTGTGTGTCACTTTCTGCTATATTACTTTGTACTATATTAGCTTCTACTATATTAACTTGTGATACAGTAGTAATTTTATATTTTGTCTTCTGGGTTCCCCTCCTGTTCTCCCTAGAAGCAAACTCCAATTCGACCAATTCGTTAATGCCTTTTTTTATAGCATTAATGGAAAGACCAGTATCCTTTTCTAGCTCTGTGAGTGAATATTCAAACTCATTGTTCCCGACCTTGCTACTCATAGCCAAAAAAGCGACCAGTACCTTTAAGGCACTAATCGTCTTTAGTTGGTTAAGGTATTTAGTAGGTATGCTATCCATCTAAATTACCTCCAATTTACATTTCACTTTGTGTTACAATAAACACCTGTAGTTTTTGCCTACCAAAATCTAGCGCGTCACCGAGTTCTTTCATGTAAATATCCAAATGTCCATCAGTGATTGCACTTCCCCTGTCTTCACACGTATATGTGTTATTTAACGAAGGAATGTAGAGCTTGGTTCCAAAAGGCATTGATTTCGGGCATGAGACTGTATGGTTTTCTTCAATCATCTTCCCGCTTGCTGTTTTGCCATATTCTGGATTTCCCTTGCGCTTTCCAGTTGATTCCACATTAGCCGTATATGCGGTCACTTCAAATGTCTTTTCTTGCATTTTTGGTTTTTGCTTAATTTCCTCTGTTTTTACCAAAGGTACTATTACTGGTTCTTCCGATATTGGTTGAACTGTTTCGTTTGCCGTTGGTACTTCTTTTTTTGTTTCTTGGTAAGATAATTTTAACAACGGTTGTTGTAACTTTGCTTTAGCAAACGATGCGTAAAATCTGTTCGGCTCTACAGTCTTGCTCTCTTTCGGTTTTACCGCTGCCATGGTTGCTCCAAATGGCATTAGTATTAGCATAAGGGATAGGGATAGTAGAAAACCCTTTTTCATTACATCACTCTCCGATATGTTGAGATAATATAAGTGAATTATATCACCATACTATTCTATTGTCAAGGAAAAAGGAGTTTTATAGGCTCCTTTTTCCCCTTGCAATAACTTCCTTGTCATATCCATCTGTTGGATTGAGCTTATCAATACAATATTGTATTGCAATTTCTGGGTCACAGCTTGTCCCACAAGTATAGCAGTCTAAGGCTATGAAGCCGCTTTCAGGGTAGCTGTGGCATGTAATGTGGCTTTCCGAAAGGATATTCGCTACCGTTACGCCGTTCGGAAAGAACTGCCATGAAATACTGTCTAAAACATTTGCCCCACAAAGCACTGCTGCATCAGTCAATAATTTGACTAGAAAATCTTTGTCGTTGATTAAATTAAAATCAACCCCATATAAATCTGCGGCGACAGTCTTTCCGCAGATTGAATATTCCTGCATAGCACACACTACTCCCATCTAAAAAAGGATAGCACCCACCATTTTTTTTAGTGGGTGCGCCGCTGTTATTCATAGAAAGATGAAAACCAAGCTGAAAGCTCACTTCTAAAATTAGACTCTAGTAAGACATATGTAGAATTTGGATATCCGTTTTCAATGTTTCTTGCTCTTTCCGCCCAAATCCTCAAACCAGAATTTCCTGCATCGAGTCTTGGGTTATCGATTTGTGACAAGTCACCCATAAGTATAATTTTAGACCCTTCACCAGCACGAGAGCCGAGTGTCTTTAGAGCTTCCTCTGTGAAGTTCTGCGCCTCATCAATAATCATAATTGTTCTTGGAATACTTCTTCCACGCATATGCGTTACAATGTCAAGTTCGATTCTTGCTTCGAGATCGCTAATATTCATTTGGCCATCATTCGTTAGTTCTGCCATTGTATCATTGAATGATTCGAACCATGGGGCCATTTTCTCTTCCTTGGTGCCTGGCAAGTATCCAGTGTCTGAACCTTCGACTGAAATCATTGGCTTAATAATGATTAGTCTATCATATAAGCCATCCTTCAATAGGTTAAGTGCACATGCGGTTGCAATGTAATTCTTTCCTGCTCCCGCTACTGGAGATAAGACAAAATGTAGGTTCTTCGTTTCATCAAGAATATCGTGAGCCATAAAAGCTTGTCTTGCATCTCTTGGCCTTACGGGTGTTGAACCTTCTTTCCCACCACCAATCAGCCAAATCGGGCTTCCCTTTTTATAATCAGGCAGACAGACAATTCGCTTCTGTCTTGCGTCCCAACTTGCCAATGCCGTATTTCTGTCTGGATTTGTTTCGCTTCTTACAATGATATGTTCACCATTTAGGTATGAAAGATCAATGTTATGGTATCCATTCTTACGGAGCATAATGACATCCATATCTGGCAAGAACAAGTCTCGAATACCACTATCAATGTCGTTAAGCGAAGAATCGATAATTGCATAGCGTCTTGCTTTCATTTTGTGCTTTAGACCCATTGCTCTTGCCTGTATGCGAGTCTTGTTGCGTACATTTGTATCATTACTATACATGGTAACAAGGTAATAGTCATTAGAGCAAGCATATCGAATAGCAGTAGAGATAATCAAGTTGTCTGGCTTCTCTGGTTGGGAAGTGGGAAAATTTATTTGGTAGAGTTCATCAATTTTCATTACCCCACCATTTGGAATATACATTAAATCATCTTCACTTTCCTCGTACTTCTCTGTGATTTCGTCAATGAAGTTAGAGGCCATTCTTGACATCCTACGAACATTTCTATCTTTGCTATCCTTTAGATTGTCCAACTCATCTATAACAACAGAAGGAATAACGACAAGATCATCTGGAAAACCGAAAATTGCTTTTGGATTATCAATTAAAACATTTGTGTCTAACACGACAACTGTTGGTCTATTCATAGGCACATCCCCCAAAATTAGTCTTACAATAACATGCGTAGGTAAGTTTTCGCCTACCTCCTTCCGTTAGGGATGTTATTGATACTTATATTATACTTGATTTATACTAATCTGTCAAGGTTCAGTTATCTTTGTTCTTTTCAATTAAGTCCTTTGCTTCATCAAATAAAGACTGAACTAGAACACGAAACAAATCCTTGCTGATGAACGGCTTGACGATTGGCGGCATCATAGCATAACCTTTTTCAACTACCCACTCAAGCTTCGCTGGCCCATTCTCAAGTATTAGTTGCTCTGCCCCTTTTTCGGCCGCAAGCATAAGTGATTTAATCGTACTCTTGGCAAAGTTCATTGCTATCTTCTTGTGCGTTGCAAAATAGATACCTCCACCGATTACAACCACACCGACTCCCCAATATTGTGTTACTAGATCAACTAAACTCATTTACTCCACCATCCTTTACCATTCAATGTTTTTATCGGTATCTACGCCTTGCTCTCTTGCGGCCACAATAATATTTAGGAATGCGATATCACCTGCGGTCAGATTCTGAGCATAAGCTTTTTCTGCCCAAGTATAATCATTTATTAGACCTTTATGGTATAGCCCATCCAGCGAATTTCCAAGTTGTCTCCATTGATTTAAGGTTAGTTTCATAGTTTCATCGTCCTCGCTTTCTTGTTGTGGTTCTAATGCATTCCACCAGCCCTCATTGCCATATGATTCGTCAAGGTCAATCGTAATTCCTAAATAAGGAAGACCTAAACCAGACCTACCACAGTCATACTGATAGATGTTTGCATGCTCAGATTTCTTGCCGTAACTCCATGCAAGTGTTTGCCAGAAGTTGTCACACGCTCCCCTTGTAGCCATCTCTTCGACTACAAGGTATGAGCCGTAGACTCCAATTTTATACCCTGGAATCTCTGCTTTCGCGGCAATCAAATATTGCTCAATTGCATTGAGTTGTGATTTAGAGGCTTCGAAATCGACGGCAAAATAGATTGTTGAACCTTCTGGTTGACCTAGATTCTTTGCTTCTTCATAGGCGATCTTCCCATCATAGCTTCCATTTGCCGCTCCACCAGATGCTCTCCCTGCACTAGTCTCAAACACAGAAACAATATAAAGACCAGCTTTATTAATGTTATCTGCCTCTGATTTCCTTAGCTTCTTAGACATACCATTTGGTGCGAGATACCTACATACGAAACTGAATCCTTCGTTTTTAAATTCAATGGCTTTTTGTTGTGTGAAATTATATGTACAATCCAGACCCTTTGCCATTTCATCACCCACATTATTTTATTATTTTTTTTCTTTCCGATCTTAGCTTAAGAATCATTAGGACTCCGCTGATTGCTATAAATATCTTTACCGCAAATAAGTTGTCTTGCTGGAGGAATGCGGCATATCCTTCTTCACTCAATATGTATCTGACAATATTAGCAATTAAAAAATAAGCACTTTCTATTGTTAGAGCTAGGGAGGCGAATGCAAGAGGAACAAGCAGTCTTGGTGTATCAGTTTTATGTACAATACTATGATATGTTGCTCTAATCATATCAAATAAGACTAAGCCCCATGCTATAACAGATATAACATAAATTAAGATAATAAGCAATTAATGCACCTCTTTCTTTTTCGCGGCGCTAATATTTATGAGGCTACTGTTTAGCTCCTTGATGATTTCCAGTGTCTCATTATAGGGTTCCATGTCCATACTCGAAACAATATTTATTCTTTTCTGTATCCTTTTTTTTCGTTGCTTTAAGTCTAGTTCATGCTTCACAAGAAACCCAATCAGTAGACCTATGAATAAATAGACAATGTTGAGAATCATTTTCTTAGCTCACCACCAATAATTGTTTGAATTATTTTTATGGTAGTTACTAACTCCGTTTGGATTTCTGTGTTTCTCTGAAGTATCTCTTCAACCCTATCAAGCGATTCCTCTATACTATTTAGTGAAGATTGTCCTTTGCCCCAACTTTTATCCAGTCTCCACAACGCCCATATTGCAACAGTGATAGGAAATCCAAAATTCTTGATAAGATCAGAAATAGCTTGAATATCCACAAATAATCACCACCATATAACTATATATTAAAGAAAAGGAGGATTATTATCCCCCTATGTCTCTCATGCTCTCTAATATATAACTTCCCAAAATGATTTAGCAGATGCCATACTAAAATTATGTGGCATACAAATTAACTCCAACAGGAACAACCAATCTTCCTCCGTTAGCACCTTCAACAACTAACTTCCCGTTCATTGAAAGTTTTACTCCATTTTCCAGTGTAAAGTCAATTGAAGTTCCGGGCGTTCCCCATCCCAAATAACCTCCTCTTGTCCCAGTACTACCTCTCCATTCGATATATGGATAGTGCGTACTAGCACTGGCAGTAGCCATTAATCCGAGTACACCATCGCCCAAGGTAATAACAGAGGAAGTAGTATTTGAACGGATACTACCAGATACATCAAGTTGAACGCCTGGAGCCGTAAGATTAATCCCGACATAACCATTATCTAGAATTGTCATTCTTTCAAGATAAGTTCCAGAGTCACCGTTGTCTGGCTTAGTATAGAAACCTAACACCCCTCCTCTTTTAGTCGCTGTAACACCGTTTGTTCTTGCTACTATTCCAGCGGCCCTTTTTTCTGTTGAAGTGCTATTAAAGTCAGTAAATTGAATCTGACCAACAAGTGCACCAGAAGCATCAGTAGTTCCCTGTGTTAGTTCTAGTACACCATGATCGTCGCCTCTTATGGTGAGATACCTTCGAGGAGATGGAGCTGGTGCAATAGGATATGTTACCGCGCCGATTCCAACATTTCCAGATGCTAAGCTAAGAGTTGGATTGGCTGGCTCTGCAAATGTCGAACCTCCACCACTAGTCATATCATATCCGGTATGAAACAGAATTTTTGACTGCGAGTTTATTGTTGAAATCATAAGCCTTTCTCTTCCAGCAGTATCATACCTCATTACTGTGCCATAACCAGCACTTAGACTCTTAAAAACTACAGGTTGATTTGCTGCGAAGCCTGTGCTTCCGTTCACATCAAACTTATAGCCAGGAGAAGCTGTCCCTACTCCGACATTACCTGAATATGTAATAACGACTCGTGGATTACTTCCATCTCCCTGAGTGAAGAATTGAACATCACCGCTGCCTTTTCCGTATATTCCACCGTTCCATGTTCCATTATTATTCCACTCTATTCCACCGACTTCAGTTGTTCCGGATAGAGAAGTTGTTGATTTTATTCCAATCCTTGACACACTTGGTGCGGCCGCCTGTATGGTATAGTTTAATGATGAGCCAGCGGTAGTTCTAGAAACCTCTGTGATTCCGCCAATCACAACTTTAGCGTTGCTAGATGTAGCTATATTAAGCTGAGTTAATCCCAATACATCCAATAGTCCGTTTGTTGTATTTGTAAAAATATAGGTTGACTTGCTTCCAGTCGAACTAAAAACATCAAGTTGTTGATTGTTAACTCCATCGAATATAATTAACCTATTGTTCTGTGGATCAATACGAAGATATGATGTGCTAGCAGAATCTGTAATCCATGTATTCTTTAAAGTAAGCGAACCATATGATAAAACTAACGGACTAGCGACTGACTGGTCTAATGTATCTGTCTTTGATACAAAGGCATTATTTAAATTATCTTTGCTTAGTAGTTGTTTCTTTAGAAGCATTTCGTCATCCTCTCCTCATATACTAAAACTTCTATGCTTAACTATCAGTATGCCACAGTATAAATTCCCTTTGGATAGAATGGCGTTTGACTGTAATACCAAGACATTATTTCATCGTCTGTTCTTGCGACTTTATCAATACGAAATTCGTCAATAATACCATTGCAAACATGTCCACTAGAGCTTTGCCCTATGCCATCGCCGCCAACATAAATTAGATTTCCAGCTATCGGGCCAAGTGTTTCTGTTGCCACCACCGTATTTGTTCGAACACCGTTAATGTATAATTTCCATGATGTTCCACTCCAGGTGACGCTAACCATTACCCAAGTATTTTGAGACAGGGTATAATTGAAGAGTGTGGCAAGTGACCAACCACCGTTTGTTGCACCTTTAACATACAATCTTAGATCAACAGAACTACTACTCCATATGTTCCATATTGATATTGAGCTATTGCCATAATAAGTCCCAACTTGCAAAGGCTTGGGTGAGTTCTCTTGCGTTGTCACAACAGAATTTGGATATTCTGGCTTGTACCAAAATGAAATCGTTCCTTCTGATGGATTAATACAGTCAGCAGGATATTTTAATGTTCCATGGCTAGACCTACTACCATTGACAAATGATGTAGAAAAAGCTTTTTGCTCACATTGAGGGTATCTATAGTAGAAAAAAGTATTAACATTGCCACTAGCGGCTGACTTATGGTACCACCAAAAATTCTCACTAATGGAGGCTGTAGGCTGTATATTGTTCATTTCGTATCTAAACCCACCAACATTTGTCATTGCGCCAAAACCTGTTCCACCGTCAATCCTTAAAATAACATCATTATTTGGGCAATAATAATCAATTGAAAACGAATATTTGTTGCCAGATGCCAATACTAAATATGGCATCCAACATATGTGACCAGTAGTTCCTGCGCTACTAACATCCACCCTGTTCCATCCATCAAATAAACCACCAGAAACAATAGACTGAGCTATTGTCGCGCCACCCCAAACAGACAGACTTGTTCCAATGGTTTCTAAGTTTGTCGTTGCTTCTTCTATCGCTATTCCGCCACCGTAATACCCTTCATATGACCTTAAAGTAAATACAGCGGTACCAGTAGGCTCTATCCCTCTTAGAACGTCATTCTCTGTGATATCGTAGTGCATAAGTAGGGCGGTATTGTTATCACATGGAACAACTTTTTTCTGTGCAATAATTAAGGAAGACTTATGAGATTGTGTCATATGTAATCACATCCTTTTAATAGCTGTAAGCCCTATAGTCATACGGATTATACAGTGGTGAATCGCTTATATATATCGCATATATTTCTTCATCTGTCAGTGTTCTATCTGGAAATATGGCTAAATCATTTATCATGCCATTTGCCCATTCGTCCGTGTCTTTCCCCCCGACAAGAATTTTTGACTCTTTGTTCATGGTTTTAGACACAGCAACAGTTGCATCTAGGTTCCCATTTATATATATTTTCATGCTTGTTCCATTGTATATATAGGCTACATGGTACCATGTTTTTTGCTGTAAAGTCGTATTTCCGTAATACCATGTCGCTGGATTACTCGCCCAGAATGCAATTCTGGGGTTACTTGGTGACACTTCGTTGCCTCTTGGAAAGAATCTAAACGAATTTCCAGACAGATAATCAACTGGGTCATCTAAGTATAATAAGCAATTCTTGTGATAGAATGTAAAAGGAGTTGGTTCTTCATAATATACCCATGCAGATAAAGTGAAGTTTGTATTTATCTGAACATTTGGATATTGCAAATACCCATTTCCCCTACTTCCATTAACATATGATGTAGAAAATGGTTTTTTTTCAAGCTGAACATTTTTTATATATATACAATCTGAACCATTCCCAGAAAAAGATGCGAGTCTCAGAGAAGACATGTTTGGAACAGGGCCAAAAACCATCCTGCCACTTATAGTAAGTGACGCAGTGCTAGTGACTTCACATCTATAGTATCCTCCACCCACATAGGCTATTTGGCCTCCTGCGGTTCCAGAAACGGTTCCGTTTATTAAATCAAAATTACTATATGTGCTACTGTTACCGAAACCAGTAGACGGGGCAATTTGTAAAACAGAGTACTGGCCCGCTCTAGCGGTTACAGAATGAGTGTATGATGAACCAGAGATAAGAGAAGAATCTTGCATCAAATAATGTGAAGCATTAACAGCAGTTGGAATTAGTGCGCTCTCGCTATTCGCATAGTTAACAGTTATTGCGCTTTTCCCCCATTCTGTTGCAGACAGGTTCTCAGGATTAGTGAGTTGGTTCGTAGTTGCTCCTTCTACTGCTACCGTTCCACCAAATTTCCCTTCGTTTTCACGAATCGTATAGACAGAGTTCCCCGATGGAAACAATAGGTCGCCATACTGAATACCAACAGCATCTTGACTGTAACTAAAATGTATAGTAGAAAAATCTACTGGTATTGATTGGTCTTTTATTAGTAACCTACTGCCTTTATGTGCTTGTGTCATAATTTCCCTCCTATATGATAAGCCCCCAAATTATATTATAAGTATATTATTATATAATTTGGGGGTACAGTGTATTTACCATCCAACTATTATTCCATTCCATGTAACAGGGACATCAGCAACATCATCTATGTTTATAGTAATAGATGTTGATGTCTTATTTGTCCAGTAGATATGTCTATTTGGACTGGAGCATGATAATGTTATCACATAGTTTGTACCAAGATTCAAATTGTGGTTCCACACATAACTTGTGCTTCCAACCGGAATAAAGGCTTCTGCTACCCAAGTCGAACCCTTAATTGGCTTAATGATAGGTATTGACGCTTGATTAGAGTTTATTGTGCTCTCGATGTAAAGCGGTGCGCTAGCATATAGATTAGCATTATATAGCAATGGCTTACTTGTTCTTAGGTCAGTAATATTAGCGTTTAAGATAGAGCCAACATTTTGACCAACAAAAATTTTAGCCAGAGCTACTCCATCTGATGGAATAGTTGGAACAACAGGTGTTGAAGATGGAGTGCCAGTTAGAACAGTTATGACTCCCTCGTTATTTCCTGCACTCGAACCCTGAACATAGACAACATCATATCTTCCAAATGTAGCGCTCGAAGTTGCTAGTGCTACACTCTGAGCATTAAGCTTAAACCTTCTTCCGCTATCTGTATATACGGTTCCAGCTACCACAGCCACAGTCATATTTGGAACCGTTTGCTGTGAAACCGATAATCCAGTATATACACCTTTTCCACCGATTTCATACACACTTTCATTTTTAGCTAGCTTGGCTTCTGTTATTCCATTTATATAATTGGCGTTTAGATTCGAAACCATTCCACTAGCTGTTACATTAAGTGTATTAATATCTACGGTTCCAAATGACGCATATCCACTTCCAGCAATGTATGCTTTAACATTTGAGTCTGTTGGCCCTACGCTACCACCATCAAAATGGATTACGCTGTTTCCTGAACCATCACGAACTACAATATCACCATCTGCACCATCACTTGCACTCGTTCCGACCCATAAGTTTCCGTCGCCAGCGATAGTAAAGTTTCCACTTACTGATTGCCCAGATGAAGATGATTTTATTAAAGTGGAATCGTTTCCTGTATGGTACAGTTTAAGCCAACTTCCCCACGCTGCGCCTCCGCTGGTTCCTTTGCGTAGCCATACATTATTATTTTCAGTAAAACCTAATTGAACAGGAGTGCCACCAGACATATCAGTATTCCATCCATAGAATCTAAATGTCAATACTCCATTATATGTTCCGCCATCAGAAAGTCCATTTATTGAATTTTGCTTAAAATCAGCGTACAGACCAGCTGGCCTAGCAGTACCGGGCTCATTTGTTCCTCTTGTATCTAATACATAGATTCCGTTTCCACTTATATAAGAATCTGGGGCTTTTGGATATTTGTCATCATGATTATGGTTGGCATAGGCAACCGTATTTCCGCTGCCATTGCCAGAGAAATTAACCGATAATGTTCTGTCGTCAGAAAGATCGCCCCCACCGAGTAGGCCAGCTCCAGCAGAAACTAATCTTGCCTGTGGCGCATATTTAATTGAAAGCAGTGTGCTACCTTCGGTTATATTACCAGTCACAGTCAAGTTTCCAGCTATCTGTAGACTTAACGGTGTGGTTGTCTTCCACACGCCAGTTGAATCCGCGATACCAATCTGCATAGAGCTATTAGCTGAATTGTTTGGCGTTCCAATTGCCCAATAATTAGAGCTTTGCCACGCGCCGATAATTTGAGCAGAGCCAGACACCCCATTTGACCATCTTTGAAACTTCAAAAATGCTGGACTTGTTACCGCTTGTACTGAATTTCCTATAATCATATTTCCACTGATTGTTAAGCTACCCACACCATCTAGTGTCATTACATTACTTGGCGTAGCAGAGTTGGTTCCGTTTTGAGTATACCACTTGTGGTTAGTTGCTGTAGAATACCATATTGAGAATGCCTCTACTCCTATTCCATATGCACCAGTATTTCTTATGTGAATCTTTGTTCCATCGCCACTCAAATCGGCATTTGGTGCGCCAAAGTCGGCTGTATTGCCTGTGAATATTATTCTATTTGTACTTGCGTTGTTTAGCGTTAGTATCCCACCGCCGACCACAAGGTTATTAGAGGGGACTTGTAAATCCCCTCCGTTAATCCTCAGGGGCACACCGCTAGGTAAATCTATATCTCTAAACTGTGCCATTTTTCTATCCCCTCTCTTTAATAATTGTCATAAGCAATAACATCTACTTTAGTTATTACAAGCTGATTTACACCATTTGTCGGGCTAGTTGAAGGATTCGTATTTGGTGGTGAGGCAGTACCCAAAACTGTCGTGCCATCATCAACAACCGTAACAACCGCTGGTAATGCGTAGCTTCCAGATACATCTGCAACTTTCGTTTCAGTCCCTGACCCAGTACTTCTCCATACCTCATACCCCGTTATGCCATATGAAGAAATTGATTTAACTCCACTTGAATCTAGCTTGAACGAAATCTGTGCTGTTTTATTTGTTGCATTTGCAACTACGAAACTAAATGATGGAGGATTAAACCCTGATCTATTTCCGAACTCGTCCTTAAGTATCACATAGTAATACCAGGTTCCAGTAGTTAAGCTTCCTCCTGATAGCGCGGCCGCTGATGTTGTTGCGTTTGGAATCTGCGTATAGGCATTAAGGTAAGTGTCGCCAGTATATGAGATTTGGAATGGCTGGCTTAAGAAAGTTCTTGTTGAGCCGTCAAAAACCCCTCCGCTGAACGCTGGCAATCTAGTAACACTCAAAATCGTTCCATCTGTTTGCGTCATATTGACCACAGCGGAACCGCTATTTTGCATTGAATAATGAACAAGCATTTTGTATGTTCTATTCGCGCCAGCTGGAGTGCTTGGCAAGCAGCTTGCACTTGGGTCAAATGTACTTAGGCTTCTTACGATTTGTGTATTAGTTGTGCTGTCAATTTGGAATTGCATATCGCCACCATTACCAAAAGCTGTGAATCTCATAACTTCTGTTGGCAGTCCAATCTGCTTAAATACTGTTCCACTTGTTAAGACAAGGCTACCATTTACGGTTGTTGTGTCTGTGCTTGTTCCGCCAAGGTTTGAATTTCCGCTAACGGTGAAGCTACCAATGACTGTCTGATTACCAGATGAAGTTGTTGCCTGTTGGTATACTGTACTACCGCTAACATTTAGATTTCCTTTGACTGTCACATTTCCACTTGCATCAATTACAAATATATCATTAGCTAGATAGTCCGCAACCTGAACTAGCTTAGTTGCGCCAGCCACATTTGCACTTGGCTGAACTTTGATAGCAAGACCAGCATTTGTGAATGTGTTACTATTTGTAAAAGTATTAGCAGAAGCAGCTCTTATATCACCAGCAGTGGAAATTTTACTATCAATCTGAGTTTGACTATATGTTTCAGATTTAGTATAGTAGTTTGCTGGATTAAAGTTTCCACTGTGCCATACTCTACTTCCAGTTACATATGCACCGCTACCATCAATCTTGAACAACTCAGTTAATGAGCTACCACTTCCATCAGCATTACCCATGAAGTACAGGCCGCCACCACTTTTTGCTACTACTTCCCAATCAAAGAATCCTGCTCCAGACCTATTAAATCTAATAGTCGGATTCTCTGTATTTGTGACTGTTACGGTGCCACTAGCAACTAGGCTTCCACTTAGCACCCCACCTGTCAAAGACAAGTAGTTCGTGCTTACTTGACTACTCGTCAAATAGTTTCCCGTTAGCGTTGTGATTGTGGCATAAACACTAGCTGCATTTGCGGTTGTCAAGTATGTGCTTGCGGCATTTGCTGTTGTTAAATACTGGCTTGGGTCAAAAATTCCACTGTGCCAGATTTGATTTCCTGAAATAAATCCATTGCCAGTGATATTGATTATCCCAATGCTTCCGCCGCTACCCAACAAATATCTGTCATCGTGGTTATGGTCAGCATGAGCAACATACATCGATACGCCGCTTCCGCTAAAACCAAGAATGCTATCAAGTACTGCCTTATTACTGTGTCCATGCGTAGGATAATTAAGTAGAAGTTTAGATTCTACAATTCGCGCATACGGACTAATATGGTAATCCATAATTGCCCCAGGCAGAATCTTTGGCCCTCTTACTGAACCGTTGGCAAGGTGGTGTGACTGAATGCCTGTTTTGTGTGGCTGGTTTCCATCCCACATCTCAATCTTGGTACCAGCTACGCTATCTTGCGCTGCAGACGGCCTCCAATGAGTGCTGAGCTTACCAGTCTCAAAGATAGCAGAGGTCACATATGTCGTTCCACGCTCATCCTGTGAACCATCAGCATTTAGCTCTGATTTTACCCTTACTCTGTACTTAATAGGCACACTGTGATCTGGCAAATGCGTATCTGGGTTCGTTCTTTGCTCATCATACGCGCCGAATGTTGACTGATTTCCTGAACCTATAAACCACTTAGCCTGTTCCGCAACAATCTTATATCTTGTAAAATATGAAGATGATGTGTTAGGTATCAAAGTGGATGAACGAGCATAGTACTGGAAGTCCTCAAAGCGGAACCTGTCAATCGTCACCTTACCGCTAAGCTGTCTGATTACCGCACGATGCTTTCCAGCTACAGTGCCCTGTGTAGCATCTGCCATGACATTAACCGATGGAGGAAATGCCATGATATGTCGGTGCGCAACTTTGTTGATATATGGCGAATCCAAGAACAGGGAGTGAGACATTCCCATTGTTGGCATATCAACTTCTAGTTGTCCGAATTGTGGGCCAACAATATATGTCATGTACCACCAAGTAGTGAACTCGATCTGGATATCCATATAGACATAAGCACCTTGGATATCTGTTGACACAAAGCATTTACCATTTGTTGCTATTTGTTCCCCCGCGTTTGGCGAGTTGTCTGGATATACATAGTCATACTCAACTTCCCAGTCACCATAAGCCTTGATCTCAGTCCAGTCATTTGTACTGCCAGATGTTAACCCATCACCTGAAGTCCAACCATTCGCCCAATCTCTGATATAGCGAACTGGTTTTGCATTAAAGTTAAAGAACTTAGCATAATGGGTGTGACCATGTAAAGAATGATATGTCGGCTTCTCATTGTACTCACCAGACACAGCACTATCATAAATCGTAGTCCATGTTACTCCGTCTTCTGAAATCTCTGTCTTTGTTCCGTGGTAGGTTCTATCTAGTCCATAGCTGTGGGCCACTGAAATTGAGCCGATCATATATGTCGCACCTAGATCGACCTTCACCCACTGATTACCACTTGGCAATGTTGCGCTACCACTAGACGCAGGAACAGGGTCGCCAGTTGTATCTCCATGTAATTCATCTGGTTCAAATCCATTTACAACCAATGACAAACTTCCAGAAGTCGGTGCCGCAGAAGATGTGACTGTTTGATCTACTGCTCTATTCGTCATAACACTATACCAAAGTCCAGTATATGTTTCACTGATTCCGTCAGCAACTGGGGAGAATGGCTCTGTCATTTGATTATCAACAGAAACAAACTTAGGGACAAACTCATCTACTTCAAATACTGTATTATAGTTTGGTGACGAAGAGTTTTCAATTGCAATTAGGATTGAGCCATTATGCGGCTTAAAGTACAAATTATTTCTTGCACGATAGTCTGCCTGTACCCAACTTCCAGAAGGAACTACGCCACCAGAAAATTCAATCCTAGAACTTCCACTATAATGAATTGTATATTCACTTGGGTCTGGTGTTTCATACATCCTATTGCCACTTACCTCAGTAACAATCTTAATATTGTGTGGCGCTGGTGTATCCATCCACTCAGTTGTCTTAGGATAGAAATTGACATTTCCGCTGTCCGCAATTAAAATTTCACCGACAGTATCTATTACATTGTCACCATTTGAATAGTTGGTAACATTGTAAATGTCTTGTTCGATTTGGGTGTATTGATAATCTTTTCCTTGCGCGGTTAGTTTTACATATCCGCCCTCGTTAAGGAATGGCTCGTTGATTCTAAACTCAACCGTAGATGATGTTCTCACATTTCCGCTTACATCGAATACCCAATCACTTCTATCGGGAGTCCAGTATTCTCCACCTTGATACTCAACCATTCCCTCAAGACCTAAATACGCATCACCAATAAATGCTCCTCTTGGATATACGAATGATAGCTCACCTGAGCCTCCGTAGTTGACCACATAGATATATGCTCCATCATGCGACACCGCAAGACCCTTAGGATTTGCGCCTGTGCCGAATCTACTAACGACAGTTTCAGTTGTATAATCTACTACCGCTATTTGATTTTGTCCAGCTAGCGTCACATATAGCATGCTATTAGCAACAGTCATTTTCCCTGGCTTAGAGCCTACATCAATTGTACGAACCATGATATCTGGATAAGGATTCATCGGCATAGAATTGCTCCAGCCCATATAAAATATTCTGTCTGCTTCAATTGCATCGATGATATCTTGTTCGTCAATTACGGCTAGCTTTCCAGAACCTTGTAGCGAAATAAAAATCTTTCCGCTTACAATTTCAATTCTGTCAGGAGACTGACCAACTGGTATCCTGTATCTTACCCATTTTGTAGTAGGGCCGCCACCTGTTTCTTCTCCCATTGCGGCGGTCATAGCAGGACTTTGTGAGCCACTCATGTCCATACCCATACCACCCATGGTTCCACCGCTAGCATTACCGCTTGTATCATGTCTGCCAGTTAGCGTGTTGTATGGTGCACTGCCACTCTTAGATACAACAACAAGCTCACCATTCTCAAAGTCAGTAACAAACAATGTATCTGAATCAGAACTCAATGCAATACCGTGTGGCGTGTATTTTTTCATTGAGCCGTCCGATGAGCCGTATGAACCATGATCGTGCATATCCATGCCAGCCATAGCCATTCCTGCGCCAGCATTGTAGGCTGCAGATGCGTCCCCACCAAGTACTTCGCCAAGGCCGAATTGAGCCTCAAGTCCTCCATGGTAATTATCTGTTGCGAACGCAGCAATAGGGATGTTTGCGACTACTCTCCATTCCATCGACGCGCCAAATGATGCATCAAGCACTGCAACATCACCTTGTGACCATTGAGTAATATATACCTTCTTGTCAGTGTCAATCACAAAGTCATACGGGCCATTGCCAAGTGGAATTTGGTGGTGCACATACAAGTCGCCATTTACTGACATTGGAGGGGCATCTATTACTATCATTGAGTCAGGAATCATCATATCGGTTGGGTCAGAATTTAGAATAAAGAAGTGCTTCATGTCACCAAGAGCATCGCCAGTATATCTAATTGTTTCTGGCCCCATTCCCATAGGAAGAGACTTATCAGTTAGTGTAAAGTTAGTTAGATCAATTTGTACTAATGTACTGTCTCCATCAACTGTTGCGTATGCATATGTGCCATCTTCATCTATCGCAATGTCCATTGGCTTCTTGCTTGTTATGTCAATCTTACTTATTACGGTACCGTTAGACGAATCAATTTTCCAAATTTGACTTCCGCCCGGAATATATACATTGCTACCAAGCAATGCTTCTCCTTCTGGGTTCATTCTCTTGTTGCCATATGACGAAGATGCTGTTAAAAATAGTCCGTTCGCTACTAGGTTATCAGACTGGACAACACCAACATCCATTCCATCGACGCGCAAGTAGCCACCACCGATAAGAACTTGACCTGTTGCACTGTTATACACATTAACCAACTGTGCATCAAGACCTCTTGTCACGATATGCTCTGCGCTGATAGAGTTTACCATGATTTTGTCGCCGCTGATTGATTCGGCCGCAATCTTGTCACCAGTAATGGTGTTAGCTGCAATCTTAGTAGCTGTAATAGCACCAGACTTAATATGATTGGAATCAATTGAATTAGCAGCAATATGATTACCAGCAATCGATTGAGCAGCAATCATACTACCAACGATAGTTCCTGCACTAATTAGTTCTGCAGCCAAGAATCCGGTTTTAATTTTAGAAGCGTCAACATTATCAATCTTAGCATCAGTAATAGTTGCATCTGCAATTAATGCATTAGTAATATTGCCTGTAGCAATGTTAGCTGTTTTGATTTCAGCCAAACCAATTTTAGCGCTGGTGATTGAACCACTGATGATGTGCGCGGTACCAATAGATGCGTCAGCAATGATGCCAGATTCAGCAGTAATAGTTCCCACTTTCATATGCGTAGCCGTTACTGAACCAGCCACAATGTGATTACCAGAAATTTGGTTTGCTTGAATCATGTCGCCCGTAATACTGTTTGCGCTAATTTCTGCAGCAATAACTGTTCCAGCAGAAATATGCTCAGAAGTAATTGAGCCAGCTGCAATCTTATCACTTGTTACGGCATTGGCTGAGATAGCTTCTGTTGTAATGGAACCAGCAGAAATATGCTGAGCTTGAATAACACCAGCAGAAATGTGGGCGGACTGAATAGAGCCAGCAGAAATATGCTGAGACTGTATTGAGTTTGCAGAAATATGCTGAGCCTGAACTGCGTTTGCAGAAATATGATTTGCTTCAATAGCATTAGCTCTAATATGGTCAGAGTTAATTACTCCACTGGCAACATCTGTTTGAGAAATTATCTTTACTTGTTCATTGATGTTGGTAAGACCATTGGACATACCGCTATTGTTTCCACCAATGGCAACTGGTTGTCCACTTCTCCACTCGATTGTTACCCAGTCACCTATCTTTGGGATGTAATTTCCTTCGACTGCAACCGCCTCAAGAATAATTAGGTCGCCATTTACATCTCTTTCGCCGCCCATGTTAACATTAATCAGCTTCTCATTTATAATCGAAGTAACTTCGCCATAGTCAGCATACTGGCTATTCGTATTTGTTTCATACATTAAGAACCTTCTGAAACCCACAATCATTCTCCTTTCTTCTATGTAATCGCATCACTTAACTTTGCTAATGTCAGCACAGAAGATTCGGAAGAAACCTTTCCGTACTTATTAAAAGCTATAATTTTATACTGATTATTCCCTAGTGGAGCATAATAATCGTGCCAATAGTCTACGACCAAATCTAGCGGCGCGATATACGATTTGACAGATGCAATAGGATAAAATGTGCTGTCGGTAGCAGCCTTCCTGTATATACTGTATCCTCCGAAATCAGCAGAAAGTGCATTCCCACTTACATCGTTGGTAGGTGGTGTCCAGTTTAATCTAGGGAAATACTCTGTTTTTGTATATCCAGTCCACCCGGAATTAGGATAGTTCTGAATGCTTCTTGATATCGTGCTTCCTTGTAAATCTGTTATAGGATTGGGCGCAATAGAATCACTTGGCGCGAAAGTATTATAGCCGTTTAGTGTTAGCTGAGTCCTTTTCTTATCCTTCGAAAATGTCTCTCCTATTTCAACAACCCTATACCTGTAAGTAGTTGAATCTTGTCCAAGCTTAGTGTTCGTTAAAGAAACAACATCTCCTACCTGTATTAATGGGAATAGTGGCATTTCGATTTTATCAACGGGAACAACATAGCTCATGTCCTTTAGTATGTTATCAACTAGCTCGTGCCCCTGTTCTGCCGATGTTATAAGATATGATAAGCTCCTATGTATTTCGAAATATCTTCTTCCATATTTAGCTATTGAATCCTCATTTTTCTTCTCAATCGGGTCTAGCCCTTGAACACGGAGCATAACATGGTTTCTTACATCCGAATCGCTAGTGGACACTCTGTCCTTTGTTATCTTCGTCTCATCAAAACTATATACTGGTGTAACAGTTGACAGGTCTCTTACAACCTTTTTTAATCTTAAAGACCCATTTTCATCGAACATCACTGAGAAGTTAAACGCATCAGACAACTGCTGAATTGCATCCCATAAATTAATGTCCTTAGCCGTATATGGCTGATCTGGTCTGCCGACAACGAAATTTGTTGGGTCATCAACTGCAAGTGTCACTCCTCCACTTGGAAGAAAAGTAGTAATCATATCCTGAATGACATTCTCAGGCAATGGCATCGCTCCACCACTTAACCCGTATGTTTTACTTTGATAAATGAAAGTGTCTTGCAATAGCTTTGATTTATCTCTCGCGGTTAATTGGATAATACCTGGATATGTATCAGCGTCTATCTCATCACCCAATACACCAGTAAATCTTTTTACATATTCATATCCGTCTTCCGTAAGTAGACCTTCCCATATTTCAATCATATGGTTTGAATCCAATAATGGGTCGAATAGTCCACTGACTTGATTTGTAGTACTAGACTGATTTAATGGAGACAAAGAATAGTCAAAGTTATCTAAGGTCAAGCTGGCAGACGCGCTTCTTCTCTCCCAGTCCCAATTGATACTGCAATCTATTACTCTATCTGTAATATCAAGAGGGATAGCAATGGCACTATTTCTCGTCACCTTAACTCTTAATGACCATATCCTGTTTACAGCTTGCAGGGCGGTGTTGAAGCCATCTGAAACTGATATCATTAAAAATCATCCTCCCCTTATATTATTCTTCCGCTAAATGTAACTTCAAATCTAGCGTCTTGCTTGTTTCTCTTTCTTGTTATGTCAACCGAACTTATTATTACATTAATCTTTGCGCCCTTATCATCCGTGACAACGACTACACCATTCTTTAGCTCATTCTTAATTGATTCAATATCGATACCGCATATATTTGGATGTAATTTTATAATATTAGTTGAGCCTAATACACAAAAATCCTTTGTGAATGTACCATATGATAAATTGACCAAATTGCTTAGCGATGGATTGTTAGGAATATCATTTCCATAGATTGCGTTCATTCCTGAGTCAAGATATGTTAATGTGATGTTTTTGATAAATCCTATAAACCCGTTGACTATATGCATCCCTTTGTATACGCTTAATAGGTTTGTCTTATTATTTGTAAAATCATCAAACTGGGAAACTAGAACAGTATCTCCATTACTAATGTCCGTTCTGTATATCCTTCCGTATTTGTTTAAGATGTAAAGATAGGAGCCACCATCCCATGCCATACTAGATGAACTCAAATAATCGGGGTCAGTAATAGTATATTTACTAATTTGATTCAAATTTTCGTCAGTTATATACAGGCTTCCATTCGAGCCACTGCCAAGCAATAGTGCTATCTTATCATCCAAGTGCGCTATTGCTATCGGCGCACCAATGTATGAATGCGTTAATACTACATTTGGTGTTCCGTCTTTATATATAATATCAACTGCACCTAGACGAAGACAGTAGAGGCTACCACTAACCTTCTTCTCTGTCATCGCTGCATATTTATTGGCTGTAAATGTTGATAGATAACTGGCCTCGTAGTAGGTAGGCTTGTCATATAGATCAATAGCGAAATTTATATTATTGTCATAATATAAGTTCGGATTAGAAACAAGGCCAGTAACACTAACTTGCTCTCCTTCTGTTGCTCTTTTACTCCTACTATCTGCTTTTGGATTATATTTAAGTTGGTAAGAACCAAGCTTCCATCTTTGTAATGACACCTAATCACCCCCTATTTGTTTTTACAATAGACATCGACACATCATACATGTGTTCAAACTCTTTTCTTCTGCTTCTAGAATAGTCAGATACAGACACTCTTTTCTTTACTCCCATGTCATCAATTAGATCAACATATTTCTTCGAATCAATTTCCTTTTCTAACAAAAACAAGTCACATTCTACCGTATTTCCTTTTATCACGGACAGTTTTTGATTTTTTAGAGTATAAAAATTGATTCCATTAGATGAAACATCGTCCATACTCTGCATATTGTCAAATGAAATCTGATTAATAATGTTACCTGTTAGATAATCAACATGATATATTTTTTGATATATATCGTTGTTTCCTACGATTAGAAAATTTCCATCTGTTGAAGCAGAAAGACCAACATAACTTAAATCATTTGGAAGATTCAGTGTAGAAACTTTTACGAAATCAGTTATTCTTACCTTGTCTATTGCACCGTTAGTTCTTAAAATCCACAAGTATCCGTTTAACTGTTTTATCCCGGAGGAAATAACTGTTCTACTTACGCTGTTTGTACTAGAAAGGCTGCCGTCTAAACCGACCTTATACACGGTATCATCTGTTGAGTTATCAGACAGAACCCATATGCCGTCAGACTGAACATCGAATCCAAGATAAGTTTTGTTCGGCACAGAAGAAAGGGATATTGAAGAACTTAAAATAAAATTACTATTATAAATGTCAACCCTGTCATCTGTTTTATTTAAAACATAAAGGTTGCCGTTATAATACTCTATAAAATTAGAGTTTTGTAATGATACTTGCGATACTTGATGGCTCCTATTCTGAAAAAACACAGCATTTACGCCATACTTTTCTAATAGAAAACTTGGCTGTGAGAAGGACGCTCCCGAAAGAAAGCGTCCATTATCACCAACCACTTCTAATCCAGTACCTTGAGAGTTTGGATTAATCGCAAATACATAATTGCCATACTGCCACTTAAGCATTATAAGCAACTCCTTTATTGCGAAGATTTGAAAGTCTGTTTTGTCTTTGCACTTCGTATACAGCCTGCGTAACAGCACGAGAAATTGCCTCTTCCCAAATTGAACCATCGGAATCGCTTGCGCCACTCACATCAACTTTTACATTGACATTTGTATTGCCGCCACCTTTTCCTCCTGTGAACCCTTCAAAGAAGCTATTAATAAAACTTCCAAGCTGTCCTTTTTGGAAAATAGTCTCTTCATTCTGAAGAATAGCACCAATCTCATTAGACTTTAATGAATCCGATGCAGAAAAGTTCATGATACCAGCTATGCCACCAGTATGATATCTTGGCATGCCGTTCTTCTCCATTTCTTCTCTCGCCCACGCTGCATCCCCACCGCTGCCCTTTGCAAGTTCATTTAAGTACATATATTGGTTAGCCCATTCTGACTGACCGCTAGTACCACTGTTCTTTAGGCTCTCTAAATAAGATTGTTGATTATTTACAGAACTACTAGAAGATGAGCTTGAAGTGCCATTGTTTGAGCTACTACTTGAGCCACCAATTGGTGTGCTGCTAGTAGGTATATATGTAGAACTTGGAGTGCTACTACTTGAACTACTATTGCTACCAGTTGCCACAGGAGTAGAACTGCTAGGTATATAAGTAGAAGTTCCGCCAGAAGATGTCTGCGTAGTAGTTGAACCAGCCGGAGCAGATTGCTGAGCCTTTAAATTCATAATGTTACTAGCAACTGTTCCTACTCCGTTTATTACACCGTCCAACTTAGCAGCAAGAGTCGATGACATACCAGTTACGCCTAAGAATACACCATCAATTCCCTTTGTCATGTCGAACTGGTTTAAGTTGCCATCTTGCAACAATTGTTTTAGACCGTCAACATCAAGGCCATCATTAACACCATCACCGATCTGTTTAACAAGGTCTTCTGTACCAGGAATCTGCTTAATAACTTCCCTTAGTCTATCTGCCTCTTCGTGTGACATGGTATTCGCCGCATTTCCAGAAACAGAGCCACCAGCGTACAAGCTCTTCATGTCAATAATGCCTTGGATAGCTTGCCTTACAAGGTTGACACGACTTCCAGCTATTGGAGTGGTTAGACTTCCGCCAGCACCATCGAGTACTTGCTGTGTAGGTGTCGTAACAACATTAGGAACGCCGCCTGGGATATTTGTCATCGGAGGCAGCACAATGTTGCCTGATGTGTTTCCGTATAACGGAGAGCCAGCCTCATTAACAGGTGTATTATTCTGCCACGCACCGATACTAGATGCATTTTGTGCCTTAGCGATTTCATACAAATAGTTGTCAATCTTGAACCCGCCAGGGGCGTTGAACATCTGGTCTTTAAGAACACCAAAGATTCCCTTAGCAGAATCACTGATTTGTTGAATCAAGGGCAAGAATGGAGATAGCGCAGTATCTAGCTGTTGCTTGAAGTTGTTCAAGTTAAATGCGTTAATACTTGTTCCCGCATTGTTCGTAGTTAACGAACCAACAAGATTCTGAATTAAACCATTCATTACATCCTGTAATCCAGACTGTTGCAATACAATATTAGACATTTGGTCGGATACAGTTGAAGCTAGGCTGTCTTTAATACTCTGCACAAAATCAAGAGGAGCAGTGAAGCTTCCCTGTAGGCCATTTTTGATAGCACCTGACAATGCACTTTGGAATCCACTTTGCATTGCGTCTGTCATTTGCACAGCCTGTTCTCTTACTTCTGACTGCATGTCGCGCAAATCGTTAAGCTTTGCTATATACTCTTGAAGACTCATCGCGCCAGCCTTGAATGCACCAGTTACAGCAGCACGATAATCATTCATTGTTTGAATTATCTTATCGTGTGATTCTGCAATTACTTGCAAGTTAACTAGTTGCTCATTACTATCTAAGCTACCACTATTTGATTGATAGTTGCTCAGCGCACTCTGATAATTGGCTCTGCTTAATGCATAGTCGCGACTCTGAGTATATGCCCTAGCGTTGATATATGGAGAAATTCCCTTATTTGTCAACTCGAAGTATCTCTTAGCCGATTCAGTTTTCTTGTTCTCCATATCAACGACTTTTTCTTGAAGAGCTACTGCGTCAGCAAGCACTAGGTGCCATCTGTTTGTTCCCTCTACAAGATTGCTAAGTTCCTGAGAAACACCTTCCATTTGCTTGACAAGGATTCCGTTGTCTTGCTGGCGAAGTAAATCTTTGTTCAGCGACAACCTGTCATAATAAAGCCCAGTATTATTAAAGAAGTCTTGCCCTGTTGCTACAGATTTTCTGCGGCTGTCATATTCAGAGTACATGCGGTTAATATCTTCCATAACCTTGTACCATTCTACGCCACCAACACCGTCGCCAGATTTTCCGCTGTAGATGTCTTGTAATTCAGCCAATCTATCACTAATCTTTGTCATGGCAGTTGCACTATTATAACGAGGGTCATTGTAAGCTTCTGCGCTATACTTCTTATCCAGTTCGTCTAGACTCTTTGTATTTTCTTCCAGTGTTTGGATAAGTTTCTCATATGTAGACCTTAGTTCATCTGGCAATTCACCATTAGCAAGAGTTTGCTTATATTGGTCAAGAGTTGCATTGTTTTCAAATCTTCTTTGTGCAATATCTGACCTAGCCTGGGTAACAGAATCATAATATCCAGTTTGGAAATCAACGGCACTTCTAGATAGACGAGATTTCATTCCTGCTTCTCGCACTGCTTTTTCAAACGAGAACTCAATGCTATTTGCCATCAGCGAACTTACTTGTTCAGTTAGTGCGCCAATTTGAAGCTTATATGCATTTTTCCTGATTTCTTCGATGGCCTGATTGTTATTGACCTGTGTATCCTCTGCCTTATTGCCAACACTAGATATACTTGACTTAATACCAAGAACAGATGAAGCATAGTGCTGTGTTTCACTTGGCATCGATGTTTTGTTGCCAGCAAGGTATTGATCGTAATTGCCGCTTCCCCAGTTGTAGGCGCGTAGTGCGTCTGTCTCGTTGCCATACTTGTCAAGCAATTGCTTTAAGTATCTTGTGCCGCCCATGATGTTTTGTTCTGGGTCATATGAGTTAGTTACACCAAGGCCATTAGCTGTCCCTGGCATTAACTGCATCAAGCCAACTGCTCCTACACTAGAAACAGCGTTAGGATTAAAACTGCTTTCTTGTTGGATAACCGCCTTGATTAAGCTCTCACTGACTCCAAACTGGCTAGATGCTTTTGAAATAATACTGTCGTAAGCACTCGCAGATTTCATCTGTTCAAGCATTAATTTAGGGTCATCAGCAATATCGTATCCCGCAGTATTTCCAGTATAGATACCAGCTCTTTTTGCTTCTGCATCAAGTAACTGTTGAAGTGTATTGACACTAGTCTCAAATAGATTGCTTGCATCTAATTGTTTTTGCGCCGCAGAAGCGAACTTATTGTCAACAATATCAGCAATTGGGTCTACCAGTGATGCTTTGATTTGGTCGCCAAGGCTTCCGTTAATTTCTGCAATCGCTTGTTTTAACTTTTGCGAATCATCACCATAAGTCGAGATTGCCTTTTGAACTTGCTCGAATGCACTCAGGTAAGCATCGCGGCGTTGCTCGGAACCTTGTCTTGCAAAGTCTCCTGCGTCAAAACTTGAACCAAATAACTGCTGTCTAATATTAGACATTGCTGGAGAGATATTTGCTTGTGTCTGCAAATCACGAATCTGACCATATAGCGACTTACTTAGCTCGATACGATCATTAACGCTGTCCCACACAGATTTATATTTGTCTGTGTTCATAACAAGATCAACCATAGTGTCAGCTTGTTGCCTTAGAGATGAAAGTGACTCATTGTAGTTTCTTGTTACTTCGTTCTGCTTATCAAGCATTTCTTTCATAGCGGTCTGTTGAGCGGTTAGACCGTTTCCGCTTGGGTTATACAGCGTGTTTAGCGAATAATCTTGGTCTGGATTAGATTGCTTAATTGCATCCATAGCATTCTTTAGTCCGTCAAGCTCTTTGGCATACAGATTAGTCTGTGTAGCCATTACGCCGTACACATTAGCAGATTGATTAATTTTGTCTGAATCACCAATCGCCGTTTCGAAATTTAACTTAGCTTGACTTAGAGTAGCGTCAAGACCCTTCATTGCAGCCTCAAGGACTTGAACACCAGATGAGGCAACCAAATAGGCACTGTACAATTCCTTGTACTTTTGAGTCTCAGAAGTCAAGGTGTCGATCATTTTCTTATGTGTCTCTTCTAGTTGCTGTGTATTTTGCTTATCTCGCTCTTGGTTGTACAGTGCAAGTGCAATATTATATTTTTGCTGTGCTTCTTTTGTTGCATCTTTCTTCTCTGCATCAGACTTGTATTTGTTGACGAAATCAATTAGACCAGACTCCCCTTTGTCAGAGTAGCTTTCTAAGTCTTTTGAAATATCTCCAAAGAGAGCATCTGATGAGAACGCACTTACTCTTAATCTGTTAATTTCGGACTGAGAAGCTAAATCTTGTCTTTGCTTAATCAATTCACCGAATTGGCCTTGCACATCGCCAATGGTATTTTTCACAACATCCATCGATGCCTTATAGTAAGCAAGACTGTCTGTGGCACCAGCAAACTTAATTCCATTTACATTATTTGCAAGATCAGCATATGATGAACGCTTATCCATGATATCGCTCAAAGATTTTATTTTGCCCATCATGTTGTATTGGTCTAGGAACTGAATGTTAGTTTGTTCAGCCTTATATTCTGCCTCCGATATATGCTTTGCATTAGCGGCAAGGATATCATTTAATCTCTTCAATCCAGCTTCGTCATAGTTGATCTTATAGTCAACTCTATCACCAGTCGGGCCAGGTAAGCTTAGTTTCATATATCTATCATAAAACTTTGCACCATTACCGAATTGTTGACCTAGCTTATATTGCAAACCATAAAACTTACCAAGCTTACTTGCATCATAACGAGTTGTTTTGTCGTTACTCATTGCCACAAGCTGCTCAAAACCACCTGTGAGATTAGCCTGTGCATCCGTCCCAGTCTTCTCGTCAAATAATCTACTATAAGTTACATTTGCACCTTTATCCAATGCTCTTTTATTGGCATCAACGAGTTTCTTAACACCCCACACCGCAGCACCAATTACGGCTCCCCATAGGGACAGACGGCTCAATAGTAAGCCAAATCTCAACAAAGCAGGGCCAGCAGACTTAATTCCATTGATGAACATCGTCATGGCTGTAGAGCCACCAGCTTCAACTGTTGCAGTTGCCCCACGGCTTATTCCGCCACCAAATAGAATTTTAGACAGTATCCCTCCTGCTCCACTGGTTGCTGCCTTAGAACTCGCTTTTCCGAATAATGATGAGGCAGCGTCTCCAGCAAGTTCTCCTCCTGCATCAAATAGAAACTTGGTTGTTTTTCCGTCAAACAACTTACCTTTTACAAACTGCGCACCCTTTAACGCCAATCCACCTGTAACAACCGCATTGATCGCTGTGCCTAGCGTATCACCAAGTAGATTATGTAATACTTGATTTAAAGCGGCTAGACCTTTTACTAGTCCACCAATACCATCAGTGATAACTGTTAGTGCCTTAACCGCGCCCTTTAGAGCATCAAGCACACCAGCTTCTCCGAGCGAAATCGACAGCTCTTGGAATGATGCGTTAAGTTTTCCAAGCAGACCGCTTAGGGTCTCTGCACTTCTTTGCGCTTGTTTTTCGGCCGCATCAGTTGTGTCACCAAGATTATACAGTCTATCAAAGTTGGATGGTTCACCTTGTCTGCTTCTTAGTCCATCAATTACAGCGGATACCTTTGGAATCATTGCTGTTCCGCGGCCACCGCTAGAAGCTAGGTCGATAGCAAGTTGCTTGTAATCGCCATCGTTTAATGTTCTTCCATCCAATGTCTTTCCTGTGATAAGTGCTGTGAATCTATCATCGAGCGTTGAGTTAGGAAGGTTAGTGTATCCAAGTATTCTTGCTGCGTCCTCTGGCCCTACGCCACTTGATCTACTACCCAAGTTAGCAAGCATGCCCTTTAGAACCTGTGCCGTCTCTCCACCTTCTGCGCCCAATGTTAATTCAGATGAACCAACAAGTGCTGAAAGTTTTCTCAATGAAAGATTTCCTTGTTCTCCATTAGCAAATGGGATTAGCTCTTCGCCTAATGCATTAAGAACAACATCTGGGTGCGCACCTTTCGTATTCATAGCAGAAAGGTCATTAATAAATGAGTTTAGCTGTCTTACAGGGTCTAGTCCTTGACTCTTCCACTGGTTACTCATTAGTCGAGCAACAGTTAGAATATCATGGCCCATTTCACCAAACACTTGGCTATTTGCATCGTTACCCTTTGCTACAAGTCCGCCACGAATAACTAGCTGTGTGAGCTGCTTCGCTACTTCTTGATTAGGAGCAAGATCATGCTGTCTTAGAATTTCTGTATAGAAAGGCATGACCTCTTTTACAGGGTCACGACCATATCTTCTAGCGAGAGCGAAGATATCTTTCTGCGCTGTGACATTACTGAATGATGAAGTTGTTCCTGCATCTTTGGCTTCTTGTTGTCTCGCCTCAGTAAGGATTTGAATTTTTGTAAACTCAGCTTCAAAATCCTTCATTGTCTCAATTGAACGCATGATTTCTTCTGTGATCTTATAAAATCCAGTCGCAATTGCTGCTTGGAATGTAAAGTGACGAGCCATGTTTTGTGCCATTTGTCCAAGCGATTTATCAGCACGATTAATAGCATTTCCCATGCCATCATACTCTCTGGTTATTGTCCTTAGAGTAGAAATAGAGCCATCGTCATTTCTAACGCGATAAGCAAAAGAAGCAGTAGATGCAGTCCCTGTCTTTTTTGCGTTTAACGCATTTTGACGGTCAAGCTCTCTGATAATGTTTTGTTTTCTTTCAACTGGAAGATCGGGATTCCACAAGTCTCTTTTTGCCTGGTCGATTGCCTGTTGCTGTCTTGCTTGAGCGTCTTGCAGTCTAGCCATCTTAATTTGGGCATTTAAAGTAGTAGCATCTGCCCTTGCTCTTGAAGCCCTTGCTCTTTCTGCGGCCGCGTTTGCATATTCTTCTTGCGTTCTGCGACGAGCAATGAGTAATCTTTGGTTTTCTTCAAGATTAATTCTTCTTCTTGTCTCATTGATTCTGCGCTCATTCTCAGTGCCAACCTTTGCCTGTGCAACTTGTCCGCTCAGAGCAACAGAAAGCGCCTTTGCTTCGGCATTCATTCTAGCTGTTTGCGCCCTAAAGTTTCTTAGGTCATCCATGCTCATTCCTGGCATAGGTAGTCTTTGCATGCCACCACGACTTGCCTGTGGTGAACCAGTAGCAGGAGCAGCAGAAGGAGAGTTGGGAGCTTGGATAGCAACCTGAATTTCTCGTCTAGTGTTATTAATAACTGTATCTAGCTCTCTCTTGAAAGCTGCTAGCGACTGCCTGTCGATTTTCAAGCCAACATTAATAGTCGCTCTTGTATCGCCAATTTGTTTCTGAACACTCTTAATAGAGTTGGCAGTTACACGCGCACCAACCGATAGAGATAGCTTTTGTTGAATTTGTCTGTCCAAATCAGAGACTTGGCTTAGCAAATTATTTATTGAGCTTGGCGATAGTTGTAATTCAGTTTGGATTATGTACTTAAATCCAGCCATTTTCTAAATCAACCTCCTTATAAAAAAATATAGGGGGGAACAATATAACTCCATTCCACCCCTAGCTACTCCTCTACTTCTTCATCCTCATATTCTTCTTGCTCAAGCCAATTCAATTCCTCATCAGTTTCTTCAAAAGTAATGACTTCTTGATGGTCAAAAGCAGATGATGATGGATTGCTCATTGCACGACTATTCTTTCTGGCGCGTTCTTCTATCTCTTTGCCTTTTTGCTCTACCCAACGATCTAGTAGGTCATCATTTTCAATCGTTCGTTGGTCAGGTCTTTCTGGATGCTCAAAAATATTATCGTAGAATGTACTCCAAAAAACTAATCCAACTTGATTAATGTTCCAGTCAACAGTTGGCCCATCAAATAGGGGGCTACCAGTTTTCGTTGCCGCTTTCCATCTTGCTCTCCACTCGGCGCCAACTTGACCATGCCCCCTAGCGATGGCTCTAAGTTGCACCCCCCACAAGATTACTCAACTGTGGATTCGTCTTCTTGAGCTTTATCTCCTGTGGAGGGCAACGAAAGAAAGTCTGCTGGCAATCCATTTACAAATGTAATGAATTGATAAACAACTGTATTAACAAACTCTTGGTTTTCTTCGTTTTTGAAATCATCATAGCTTGACCACACAGACTTTCCAGTTTCAGCGAACTCCGTACACTTATAGATAAGGTAAGACATCTTTGATTCGTCTGCTTTGGATTCTGCTGTATTTTGATATAATTTTTGACGCTCTTGTTGCATACCAAACATTTCGTTGCGAAGCTCATTGATTTTTTCTTGAACTTTGTCGAAGTTCTTGCTTCCCTCTGACATCTTGTCGAGAACAGCAATTTGCTTATTGATCTCCTCGCGCAATTTGTCAACTTTCGAATCGTCTTCATCAGTCCATAGCCCAAGTTCTTTAATCATTGAAGTCATCTGCTTGTTTGTTGGAATGCCATCTTTTAGGGCTTGATTTAGCACCTTGGTATATTCCCAGTCAGCTAGACGGTTTTCCTCTACCTTCGGGAATCGCACTTGTGTTAAACCTTTTGATGTTTCGAATACTCTACGACCTGTCTTGACTTCTGTCATTGTCTCACTAGCTTCTTGATCTGTAAATTCCTTTTTTGTCTTTTCAGCCATTTCCTTTACCTTCCTTCAACATATTGATATATTTTTAGATTAAAAAAGGATGCCCGTAAGCATCCTCTGATTAGTCGTTGGGATTTACTCGAAGTCAATTGTCTCGTTATACTGTGGAGTATACTTGACTTCGTATTTCGCCAGTTCTTCATTGAACTTGCGAATTTCATCATTCCCCGACCTTAGAATCTGCTTTCTGATTCTCGCGAACTGTTCTCTCTCAATTCCAGACAATTCGATGAGAGCTAAACAGTCCTTAAATACCTTAGTAATGCTTCGCTCTCCAAGAGTTTTCAACTTCTCTTTGTCAGCGTTCATTGTCCCTTCCTCCTTACTCCTTTAATCCCTATATATTTAGTTTTATAGGGTGAGCTGTTGAGACTCACCCATGATTTAATTACTGAACAATTGCGTCAGAGATTGTTAGATTGTGTGCCATAAACTCGAAAGTTTGAGTAGCATCACTGCCAGTACGAACATCCCAGTTTTCATTCTGTGGAATGATATTGCTTACTGTAAATGTCTTGATGGCATATTTATTTGGATGTCCAGCTGGAAGTTTAGCGCGTTGAACATCGTTCTCACGATAAATCTTAACTGTCAGACCCAAATTCTTAACCAAGTCATCGATAGCAATCTCGGTTGCAGTTGCTACATCTTTTCCTGCAAAACGAGCTAGCATTTCTAGGTCAGAATCTCTGAACTCAAGAGTAAGACTAAGGTTGACAGGTAGCTGCATTGGACGGTCATATGGACGCAATGCACCAAGTTCACCTAGCTGTTCGCGTGTCAACGGCAAGCTGATACGAGCCGATTGTGCGCGTGTTACACGACTTCCTGTGTCATCTGAAAGATAGATTTCTACTTGGCCTTGCTTCAATCCACCAGCAAGTTCTGGATGCGGATTTTCAGACGAAGGAACAGGCGAGAAAAATTGTCCGCCAGTTGAAGATGTGTAACGGACTTTCAATAGATCACCAGCAGTCAATGAACTTGTAAATGTAACCGTCTTCCCTGAAACAGTGAAGTCAGTTCCTTCTTTAAGCTCAGTACCATTCTTAATCAACTTTAGAACAAAATTTCCATTTGCAAGCTGATTAGGAGTCTGTGTCAATGTTGCTGATGTACCGCTAGCAGCTTTCAGGTTGTCAACTACAATCTGTGCTGCACCGTTCAAGAACCAACGCTTGTTGTCTGTCTCAAGACGATAGCTTGCTGTTACAACACCGCTAGTTTGGAAGCTGAAATCAACATTATTAGCATAAGCTTTTTCTAGGTACATTGTTCTGTCAATTGAACCGCCAGTTACTGATACACCTGGCATTGTTTGTTTAACAGGGACAAAAATATCAACGCAAGCTAGTTCAAAATCAAGGTGTGTTACTGTTCCGAATGAACGATTATCTGTGATGTCGCTTTGTTTGATAATAGATGAACCCGATACGCTAGCAACAGTAATTGAGCCAGCTGGAACCGAACCACCAGTTACACCAAGCTTAGCAGATGCACCACCAGATACTTCTGGTTTCAAATATACGATTTGACCAGAGCCGCTAGGAACCGCAATGCTTCCACCTTCGAAGAAGATAGGATGTCCAGCAGACGATTTGTATACGCCGCTTAGAACCTTAACTTGGTCGCTACCAACTGCATTTCCACTTGGAATAGCTACAACTTGGCAGCCATATGGTTTATTAGAAAGCAATGCGAATAAGTCAAGCGTACCGTTCTCGTTTTGATCGACAGATACATCTACTTGAGGAACATCGTCTACAACCTCAACGATGTTAAGCGTACCTAGTTCGTTCATGTCTTCCGTTGTCAAACGGCTTGAGCTTCCGAAAGCTTGGATACGGTTGCCTTGTACATCATCGAAGAATGCGCCTACGCCTGAGTAGCGAACGCGGGATGCTTTGTTAGGCATTATTTTATCTCTCCCTTATTATATAAAAATTTTAAAATCTACATAGATTTCTGCAAAGTATTTCGGTTTCGTTCCTATATCTAAACTTCCGCCTTTTCTATAATTAATGCTATCACTGACGGCTACGGTTACGATGCTATTAGGATTAAACGACATATTCTTTGTTCCATCATTATTAACTGGAAAACCCGCATTATAATCTATAATAGGTATACTTCTTTCCAGTATTTCTACAATGCTGTCTGTAACATCGTTTCTTTCTCCACCGCGCTCAGACCACACCTGAACTACATATGACTTCACTTTTTCTGTTGTTGCAGTACCAATTTCATATGGCTCTGTTTCGGTTTCGTCTTCATATATCGCGATAGCAGGATACTTGAAGTTGTCCGTTGTTTCACTTGAGCTTTCGTCATAGATTCTGTACGGACAATAGTAATAATCGGCTTTCACTATATTTGATGAACTTAACGCGCTGTCAAACTTTATTATCCCATTTATGTAATCAACCACATAACCAGATGTAGCTATCTCTCCGTCTACATACACTACCACATCAAATGTAGTTGTTATATTATCATATTTAAGATTATAAGATATAAAGTCTACACTAGTTAGTGTCTCACCAGTCCTTTTTATTGATAGTGAATCCTTTAGCTTGTAGTATAGCGATAGCTCTACAAGTCTTGTTGTTTTCATAATGTACTTTCCACCCTTCCCCCATATTTCGCCGCAATCTCGTTTAGGGATGCTTCAATTCCAAGAGCTAGTTTGTTTTGGACATCTTCCTGCGAAGCCTTTAGCCCATCTCTAAAGAAATTCCCTGCTTTGATACCAGGATGGATACTGGCTGGAGCGTCACTTTTTTGTTTATGTGTCATAAAAAAGACTGGCTTCCTAAAATGATAGCTTGATGATGGGCCAAACATATGCTCTTTTGATTGATCTCTTGCAGTGTAGCTAACAAGAAAATCTTTTGGTATTCCAGTTGCTCCTACACCATTACCTTGTCTTCTACCAAACTCCATGATTATCCAAGCTGGTAGGTCTTGTTCAGGTCTTAAGCGAATCGTCTTTTCCTCGCCTGTATCTGGAATCATAAAAGTTGCTCTTTGTGGGCCACGCTTTGTTTCCCAGTTCCATTCATCAACCTCGCCTAAGCCAATTGTCATTTTTGTCTTGGTATTATTCAGGTGTATTCTGGGCAATTCACTCTTCATGAGCCTCATCATGGTTCCGCTTTGATAGTAGTCATGTCCCGCTCGACTCATCTTTTCAATGACTTCTTCTTTCATGCTTAGCCCCGCTTGTTTTGCATATGAGTCCAATGCATTTGTTGTAAGAAGTTCGCCGAATACTTTCCTTATGTGGTTTTGAAGATCAGATAAGTTGGTTGTAACCATTGCAATCACTCCATAATGGATAGCGTAAGGCCAATCTCATACAATATTCCCTGTAACCAACCAGGCTCAAATTGCTCAATCTTATATTTCGCGCCCTTCCATTTTATATAATCAAACGATTCTACAAACGATTTCATTTGTTTATAATCATTAAGGTCGTACTTGCTAGTAGGGTCTAATATAGTATTGATCTCCAAAATATCTAATGTGGCATAAATCTGCCCTTTCAAGAATTTCCCCGCTTTAGAAAAGTCATATTTAAAATCTTCTTCTTGCTCAACAGATGCAGGAATATCGTAACTTACCTCTGTAATAATTTTTCCTACGCCACCACATGTTTGACAGTTTGGGTCTGTTGACTCCTTCCTAACAGGGTCAAAATCACAATCTGGGCAATCTGTTTTTGTATTAACATATAGGCTTATAGTTTCGTTAAAAACATGATTTCCATCACTAATAGCCTTAAGCATATTTCTGAGATTGGATGTTGGGATTATCATTCAACCCTCACCCCTTTTATAGAAAAGCCGCCAGTTCTAGCTTTGTAAAGCGTATTTTTATACTCGATATCCAGAAGTCGCAAGGTTTCGGCATGGTCTTTTGATTGGTTTGTATTGTCAAGCGTCAAGCGACCCTTAACCATTCTAAAGTTGTCTCTGTCTGACCTATCCTTTGTTCTTAGGGTAATAATGTAATGGGCTTTGATAGCGAATAGTTGTGCATCGCCACCTTGCAAATCAATAGGACTGTCAAATGTAGCAGTAGTTATATCGCCCTCAGTTGTAATGTTTACGCTGATACCTCTGTTATAATCAATCTCAACTTGATTTACAGCATCACTAATATATCCATATAGTAAATCATCTTCATATGTAAATGGAGTGTCGGTATCGCCTATTCTGCGTCTGAAGACTTTAAGAACATCATCTACTGTAATCATTCTTGCCCTCCTCCCCTAAAGGTTTTTTATCTAAAAAAGGTAGGGAATAACATCCCTACCCCTATCAAATGTTTAGATTTGATTTAGCTTTTCTTCTATAATCTCTCTCTTTTTGTCCGCTACTTTTTCTTCAATAGCAACTACTAAAAGGAAATTAAGCTTTCGTGCATCATTGATCTTATTGACTTCCGACTCAACTCTTTTCCAGTGTGAGCTTAGCAATTCAACAGCTTCTTCTCTTGTCATTCTGTCTTCATCTTTTACCTCAACGGTTTTTACGACAGGTGACTCATAAGTAGCATCTTCATATTCTTCTATATCAGAGTTAGCTTTTGCAAGTCTCTCTGCTCTTTCGCTTCCTGTTTCAATTGCTTTGCCACCAGTATCAAGCCCTCCATTAAGTACGATGTGCGAATGCTTACCTCCATGAGGGTCTTTTGTAGTCTCAACTTGCTTAGTAATAATGTTTGATATATTTGACTTTTTTCTATTGTCTACGAAGTCGTTGGTGACTTTAATCAAACCTCTTTTATGAAAATTCTGTAGACCACTGATGGTTCTCTCAGGATATCTGCCTGGGTTAATAATTTCCTTTGATTTACTGTAGATAGTCAACACATCAGCAATAAGAACAGTATCTGAAATATTTTCAACCTCAAATTCTTTTTCCCAATCCATTATTTTTTACCTCTCCTTTTAGTAATAAAGACCATCTATCCCCCAATTATTTTAATTGAGGGGGATGGTCTTCTGTCTTATTTAAAAATTAGCTGAATGCAAGTTTCGCTACTGCTTTTTTGTCAATCGCTGCAAAGCCGATTTCTTCCCAAGCTAGAACGCCATTACGAAGACGGCGGATAGCAGTTGGGTCATCGTATGTAGTTAGCTCTGTGCGAATAGGCATAACGCCATAACGAGTTGTATCAAACAAGTATACTTCGCTATCGGAAAGAGTACGAAGTTCGTGAAGTTGTACATTCCAAATTTGATTCAATCCACCAGCTTGGAAAATCTCTTTCTGAGTCCAAGGGTCAAGAGTTGTATAAGTCCACGAACGAATATTTTTCGCACGATTTGGCGAAACATAGATGTCAGTTGGAGTATAGCCAGTCTTGCTCATGAATGTAATCAAATCATTGAAAGCATCTTTTGTTAGGCTTGTCTCAGAAGATGTTACTGTGTTTGAGCCATCAATCGATGAACGAATTACTGCCCAACCACTTTCTTCTTCATAACGAACGAAAGCTTCTGCAAGTTTTTGTAGTGCGCGTTCAACAATGTTGAAACGACCGTCACGAACGAATGAAAGTTTCCACTCAACGCTGTCAGAAACCTCGAATGTTGGCACGATCAAGCTGTCACCAACTACTAGGTTTTGAGGAACTGCACCAAGACGAGGCATAACAATTGCCGTCTCAATGTCGTTCAAGTCGATTGGGTACTCAGCAAGTGCTCCCGCAGGAAGTACATCAACAGCGAAGATATTACGCACCGATGTTTGTGGCGGAATATTCTTCAATACTGGAATGCTCAAGCTAGCCGCGAATGCTTGACGAAGAATCTCATCGCTTGCAGTTGATTTGAAATCCGATACGAATTTTTCCAACTGCTCTTTTTCTAGAACTTTATCGGCAACATAGTCATGAGCCAATGAAATTTTGAAGTCCATTTATCTTTTACCTCCGTTTATTTTTAGTTAAACTAATTAACCAATTAGCTTAATGCGAATTTTGTCGCCGCTTGCAGAATTACCAACAGTCTCAGCAACAGCTACTGCATTACCAGATACAGTTGTAACTAGCTTACCAGCTGCGCCAGCATATAGGTTTGTTCCAGGAGCAGTAATATTACCGCTATATTGGTCAGTAATGAAAACACCGCCACCGTAGTAAACACCAACTTTGTCGCCTACGCGAGCTTTGTGTGTTACGCTATCAAGTTTGTAGTTATCAACATTTGCTGCGATAACATCTTGAGCTACGATACCAGCAACTGCCTCACCAGCACCAGCAACAAGAATCTTACCTGGGTTTGCAGCATCATATTTAACTAGCTGACCAGCAGTAAGCGTGTTGTCTGAACTTAGGTAAGGATTGATACCTTCAACGAAAAGTTCTTTAATCATTGGTTTAATATCCTCCTATAAAATATTTATATTATAATTACTTACTACGAGCAAGGTGCCCGAATGGACGAGATTCCGAAACTGGTGTCTCTACCGACAAACCAGCCGTAGCCTTTGCGCCCTCTACTACAATATCTTCTTCAACTTCAACTTCTGATGCTGTTGCATCTTCGAGGTCTTCAACTTCTTCTTTCGAAGCTGTCGAAACTTCAACTTTCTTGCCAGCTACTTCAAGCAATAGCTCTTTGTAATCTGTATAGTCATCATTGCTAAGTGATTTCAACTTAGCCGATTCCTTCTCAAGACGGTTTCCGCTAAATTCGATACCAGAATCTTTTAGGTCTGCTAGGCGGTTTGCAACAATCTTCTCTGACTCAATCTCAGCAAAACGAGCTTCGAAGCTAGCAATTTTTTGATTTGCTTCTGCTAGTTGCGATTTAAGCGTTGCGATCTCTTGCTCAGTTTCTTCGCTAGCCTTACCTTTCTTGTCGTCCGTGTCTTTGTCTGGCTCAGAATCCTTACCATCATCTTCGGACTTAGCCGCTTCTGTAATTTCCACAACCTCTTCTGCAACTACAGGAGTTTCAATTTCAGTTGCTTCTACTACTTCTTCAGCTACAATATCTGTTTGAATATCTGACATTTCTTGAGTTACCTCACTTTCTACATATTCTGTTGCGCCAGTAAAATCAATGTCTAGCACATCATCAGTAAATTTGAAACTAGCTTTCATTGTTTTTAACGGCTGAGAATAATCTATAATGTCGTATACAACATACTCTTCTTCAACCTTCTTAAAATATGCTTCTTGATCGTCTGTGTTTAATGCTGTAGCTATAGCTTCCTGAATTTTTTCTTCAAAAACTTCTGAATCCTCACTAGCATACTCACGATACAATGTACCATTAATAGATGTAACTTCGGAAACAAGCGTATTAATACAATCTCTAACTTCAATCATCAACTGATCTTTTGTTTTTAAAGAATTGTTATTAAACTTGGAAACTACTGCGCTTTTTGCTTTGTCAAACGCTTTTACATATTTGCCAATAACAACTGCATAGCTAACATCTTTGTCATGTGTCTTAGTTGTAAAGTCATTAATGCTTCTATTGACAATGCTAGCGACCGACTCTTCTGGAGATTCAATTCCTAAGTCTTTAGCAACTGACAAAAACACAGCCTTTTTATCTGCTGGCTTAGCTACTACTCCAACACCACCAAAGATTACTTCTTTGAATATACGGGCAACTTTTCTTCCCATATATTCTCTTCCAACATATGGAATAAGACCCATCTTTTCTGCTTGATCTTGGTCAAAAATCTGCTCACCAATTTTATAGTTTGCATCTTTGAAGTAGCATTCCATTGACAGCTTAAGTTCGCCAGAAGAAGCCTTTTCCTTTATTTGTGAAGATAGTTCTGGATACATGAACTTATAGACGACGCCAGTAGCCTCTATATATCCAACTCCACTTTCATCTTCTTTGTATTCGCTGTCAGTGATATGTCCAATGATTGGTTGACCATGCTCCCAATCAATAGGCTTGTTCTTAGGTGTATATCTTGCAGCTTTTAACACTTCATTAGTAAATGTATCTCCATTGGCATTTTCAATAGCGTGACACATAACAAATTTAACATGCATTAAATCGGGGTCAAGTTGTGGAATTTCTTCGTAGCTGCCTACAGAAACATCAAGATCAAGTTTTTTATATCCTTGCGCAAGCAGTACTTCTTTCAAGTCCATTTTCTCACCACCTTTTATTAATTGAACTCAAGGCTACATCTGCAACCACTATGCGGCCTTGGAGGAATATCAGCAAGTGCAAATTGTCTTCCATGTAGTCCGTGGCAAGTAGCACATGTTCTGTCGTCAATATGAGCAACCCATGTAGCTGTCGTGCTACCGACTAATTCGTTTCCGATAATTTGAGCTTGTCTAACTGACTCCAAAACTCCTGCTTGCGACATCAACCCTACACGATATTTGTTGGCTTTAAATGCACCTTCAACTGCATCTGGAACAGATGCTCCTCCACTAATAGCTTGAGTAATCGTGTCATTGATATCGTTTGCAAGCTTGCTAACATAGCTGTCGTTCCATCCTTTTAGTTCTCGCTTCATCAATCCTGCACTCGTTCCATTAGGAGTAATGTCGAATTGAGATACTTCGTTATCAAATACAGAATCAATATATCTATATCCAATATAACTTAAGGATTTAAACAGGCTCATAATAGTGCTAGCAACCAAAACCTTTTTCACTCTATCGTCTTCATTTTTGTTTGAATCAAGGATACTCATGACCTCAGACTGAATAAAGTCGTATTGCGAAATCAACTCATTAGCGTAATCTTCCTCTTCGCTATCATATGATGCGGTAGCTTTTCTTACTTTGGGTGTCTTGCCGCTGTTTGACTCTGGGTTTTGCTTGCGTTGCACTTTTTGTCTTCCGCCTGGCGACCCTGTGCCATTAGGATTATTTGGCCCCGTTTTGCCCCCTTGGAATGGTTGTTCAGGTGGCAGGAACAGGTCTTTGTTTTTATCGTTTCGCTTCTTCATGTCAACAACAGATTGATAGTCACGACCAGTTTCAGTCAGAATATCTTCCTCGTCAAGCAATCCTCTGTCGTACATCGCCAACAAAACATCACGGATATATGTATCTTCGCGAAGATTCATATTGTTAAAACGAACTCTTGGATATGTCTTGAAGTTGTTCTCTTCCGCGACCATCTTGTATTCTTGCTCCAACCAGTGCTTAACTTTTCCTCTTGCGTTGTCAAGTCGCTCAATCAGTGACAGGATAGAAATCCATGCACTTGAGAACCCTGCGCCGCCGCCTTGACCACCGCCGTCTACCACTGTACGGCTAATGCCAAGGCCAGCGATAATGTCTTCGTTGACCTGCTTGTATTTTTCAGATGTGAGCGTATCAATTCCCTCTGGTTTATGGAATGTTACCTTTAGAGTGTGATTCCAGAAAACAGTATAGGCTTTATTTGGTGTTTGGAATAATTCCGCAATGGCCTTAAGGTCTTCGTCGGTAGCAGGGAACTCTTTGTCGCCCACTGTTACTGTTACCAACTGGTTTACTAGACCTTCAATTGTTGACATATCCATCATTCTTAGCTTGGCTTTATACATAACAGGCTCGAAGACTCTCTCAAGGAATGGTGAAGCATACCTTTCATAATCCATTTTTTTACGGGTAATGCGGGAAACCAATTCATTCTCAAGCGGCAGAAACACGCCATTTTGAGTTTGTCGGATTTTCTTTCTTAGCACCTCTGGAATGTCCGCCAAATAGTTACTTGGGCTTTCTGGACTAGCAAGCATTTGAGTCATTTCATTTGCCAGCTTCAACATTACTTCTTCTTTCCCGAACATCAAGTTGCCATTTATGTAGACATTCATCGGGTTTAGTACGCTATAGGCAGATGGGAACGAGTACTCAGTGATGTCAATCTCCTTACTATCTCCCTTTGCCCTTCTTCTTTTTCTTACCTTTGCTTTATCCGTACTCCTGTAAATAGTTACATTTCCAGAACGATAGTATTCAAGAAAAATCTTCTCAAGTAGGTCGTTGATATTGATCTCTTCACACCATTTATCATATATCTTCTTAATTTCTGCATCGTCACATTCATTTGTGAATCCGCTCGAACTAAAATCAACCATTGTGTCAACTACTGAACCAACGATAGGCTCTTTGAAATATAGCTCAACAGCTAGCTTAATTTTTCTGTGTGGGTCAGTAGGAAGATTAGCATAAACTTGTGTATATGGATAATCATTAGAAGTGAACCCTGAACCATAATATGAGTTTTTGGTTACATCGTATCGGTTAAGAACACTTCCTTTTCCTATTTTATAATTATCAACTTGAATGTTTTCTGCATTAGGAAACATATCAAGATACTCTTTAAGGCTTGAAGCATTAACGGAGAATGTTACTTGCTTTCTACCTTCGCCAAGATCGGCTGTGGATATAATATTGCTAACATTATTCTTCTCCATTTCTTGTCCCATGTAACTACCTCCTCTCTAACGATTATATATTTACGAAAATATTTAAAAGTTCCCCACTTCATATCATCCTGTTCTATTAAGATATGAAGTAGAAGCAAAACCTCTTGCTAGCTTTGGAACTGGTGGGCCAGCTATGTCTCTTTGTAGTTCTCTTGCTCCTTGACAAGCCAAGAGGAATGCTGAATATCGGTCTTTCTTCATCCTCTGTTTTGGTGTGTCAAAGTGCTGGAAGCCATTTTTAAGTGGAGTCGTGACGATAGTCATCGTCTCCTCGATCATAGCATCGATCTCGTCAAAGATTACCTCATACTCTTCACCGTGACTTGGTGCTTGAGACGGAATCTGGACTTTCTTTTGTTCCAAATCTGCGCGAAGATCATAGTTCATTGTGTTGATGGACTGAGCAGAGAACACTTGCATTCTAAGAATGCGGCGACCAGACATGTATTGCATTTCCTCATCGTCTTGGTCAATCACAGCTGGTTCACTTCTGTATTTTTCTGTGCTAACATCATACCAAGCATATTCTTCCGCCAAGTAGTCTTTTAATGTCTGTCCACCGCCACCATTATCCATGTGGATACGAACTACTTCGCCACCGTTGCTTTCGTATTCGCGCAATTTTGTACGAATAAACTCATGCATCTCTGGGAATGTCCTTCTGTGCAATGAATAACAAGCAACTACTTTATTTGGCGGCCCCAGTCTAATAACAACTAGCGCAAAATTGTCCCCACTACGAGCAGGGTCAATTCCAAATACATATTTGGCACCTTTTTCGCCAAAAGGTTCGATGATAACAGATGACCTTCTTGCGCCGTTAACCAAATGGGCAGGAAAGAATCCGTCTGAATCAGGTGGGAATAGGCACAGATACTCCATTTGATACTGTAACTCTGTAAGAGTATCCTTAGCTTCTTTTAGTACTGCTTCGTCCATCCAACCAGGAGGCATATCGTCTACTGTATAAATGTGAAGTCCATAGTTAGCATCATACTCTGGAGAGTTAGGATTGACTCTCTCTTGATATTTCAAATATCTCTCATAAAGATGATTAAATTGGAAATATGCAGAACTAGCCATTACCAAGTGGTTTTTTCTTCCTGTTGTGTCAAATGGGTCTTGCTTGGTGTTCATCATCGGCAAGATAACAACATTGATAATGTCAGAAGGAACCTGTGCAACCTCGTCAAGAACCAATGTGTTTGCGCGGGCACCACGAATCTTTTGACCATCACCAAGTGGGTAAGCTATAATTTTAGACCCACCCTCAAGATGCATTTCGCAGCTGTTTGGCCCTTTTGTCGGCGGTTTCTCGCATGCCTGTCTCAGAAAAGGTGATTCGTCATAGAACTTAATGACCTCATCAAATGTGAACTGTGCTTGACGATAAGAGCTTGAAGCAATTACACACTTTTCCCTTGGATACAACATTGCTTTAAGTAAGCAATATAAAGCAAGCAAGAAGGTTTTGCCACCACCACGAGTTAGTATCAACAGATTAAACTGGTGCTTCCATAACCCTTTAATAATCAGCCTTTGGTGTACAGCAAGGCGACAAGGCTTGTCGTTTCTCACTAGTAGTCTTGCCGCTGCCACATCTGGATTGCTTTGAAAGAAATTCACCATCTGTCTTTGTTCATCAGATAATGATGTTACATCTTTGCCTATAAAATCATAGTTCGGTTGACTTGTCATCTTCCTCAACTACCTCGTATTCGGCATCAATAGTTTGGGCTTCGCGCTTCTTCTTCTCTGATAGAAAACGCGCCTCTTCCTCTTGTTGCTTTTGCAATTCCTCCTGCAAACTACCCGACATTAGTTCTCTAGCAAACTGCTGTGCAAGAGTACCGATGCTAATTGTATTTGTCTGTTCGTCTTGTTTTAATCGTTGCTTTCTTAGCGCACCTAGAGCATCTAAGTTTTTATTTAATCTATTTGTGATTTCGGTCAACGGCCTGTCAATATCCATAGACGGATTCTCAAACTGTGCCCTCATCACTCTGTATAATCTAACCTTGTCAATGAGAATAAGCTCTAATATTGTACCATCAGCAGATTCGTTGATATCGTAATCCTTTAGAAATTCATCTTTGTATTGTTGGTACATATCTTGTTCTTCTTGGTCAAGCAGACGCATTATATAGCCACCGTGACTCATACGCGGCATGTCCCCCTTATTTCTTCCGCATCTTAAATTTTGTAATGACCTTATTTTTCCCTCTGGTGTCTTTGGGCCAGTAAGATTCTTAGCCCTATAAGCCAACTTTTCATCGCTAGTAAAAATGGGGGTTTGTTTCCATTCCTTGTTTGCGATTTTTTCCTTTTCTTCTTCTGACAATTTTCTTCTAGCCATACTAGCCTCCTCCTCCGATTACTTAATCTTCCTGATTGCCGCACAATGATGCTTTCGACCTTGACATTCCGATAATAAATTGGTAAAATGTGTTTATAAGAATAACGGGAGGGAAATATCATGGATGAAAAGTTACACGAGTTCCTGATTTACCTAAAGGTTGAGAAAAACTGCTCACCAAAAACAATCGATAGTTACAAAAAAGATATCAAACAATTCTTTGAAGATATAAAGATCAAAGAAGTGTCAGATATCACAAAGTACAAAATAAGAGAATTTCTTTCGATCATGGATGACCGCGAACTAGAGCCAGCAACAAGAAATCGAAAACTCACATCTATTCGATCTTTTTGTAACTACCTAATCATGGAAGAATATCTACAGACCAATCCAACAATCGATATCTCTTATGCAAAGATTGACAAGCGGCTACCAAAGACAATCACAGTTGAGCAAACATTCAATATACTTGATTCCGTAGAATCACTTAGAGACAAAGCAGCTCTTGAAATCCTATATGCAACAGGTGTCCGAGTTGGTGAGCTAGTCAATATAGAATTAGCAGATATTGACACGGAATCAGGAAGGATGCGCGTATTCGGAAAAGGCTCTAAAGAAAGAGTAGTTCCGCTTACAAAAACTGCTATTGAGTCTGTTGACGCATATCTCAAAAATAGAGAGTGTAAAAGCAAATACTTATTCCCAAGTCCTGCTAACAATAAGAAACCTATTACGACAAAAGCCATATACAATCTTGTCAGAAGGTACGGCGAAAATAACGGGGTCAAGATGAGTCCGCACAAATTTAGACATTCGGTAGCAACACACCTTCTGTCACGGAATATGGACATACGAAAAATCCAAGAATTACTTGGTCACAGCAATATTAATACTACGACCATATATGCGCAAATTGCCATTGAACAAATGGCTAGTCAATTTCATTCGGCTCATCCAAGGGGTTAATGCTATTCTTAATATTAGCAATTCCTCTACTCTTTGCGCGAGATACATTTGCCTGGTTAATGCTTAGCTCTTCTGCTATGTCATACTGGGTCATATCGTCAATAAAACACATAAATATAATTTCTCTTTGGCGGGGCGTAAGCTTCGCCAATTCTTCTTCTATGAGTATTTTCTCAACTATTGAGTCTTCATCAAATGTTTTATCATCATCAACAAAGTTATAATAATTACTATTGACTCCCGTTGGCAAAGTGTCATCGTTGTTATTGAATACGGCATCGAGGCTTACAGTTGTCTTTGTCTCATCGAAGTAATTCATTTCTTTTCTGTAGTAATTCCATATCCCATTTCTTGTTTTGGAGACAAGGTGTCTCAGTGCAGACGGGTCTTTTCTTTCGTCGTAGTCATAGATTGCTTCCACTAATTTCAAGTCGATTTGTTGCGCAATATCATCAAACTCAACACCTTTATTGGCAAACTTTTTTGCCAGCGCATATCGAAACGGTTTTAGCATTTCCAAAATATGTTCTACTGCTTCCTTTTTCTCGGCTATGTCGATTGACTTCTGAGCCAATTTTACATAGCAGTTGATTTTATATTCGTTCTTATCCAAGGTTTGTACACCCCCTTTCAGTGTATCACTTTGTGATATAGTACTTTGTGACACAGTAACCCCTGCTGTATCAATATCTGCTATAGTAAACTATGATATAGCAGAATGTGACACTGTAAAAAAGTCAGCGGTGGCAAGGAAAAATCGATTTTGTCTACTTTTGCTTGCTTTTTCTTAAAGATATATTATAATTATAATAATATATATTATATATAAATAATAATAAATAAAAATAATAAATACTGTAATTATAATATTAATTATATTATTATAATATAATTACAATATATTATTTAAGAATATAATAAAGAAAATCCCCAACCTTGACATCGCAAGGTTTTTGTGTTATAATTTAATTATAATATGGGGGGTGGTATAGGTGGATGATGATAAGGTTATCAAGGAGCTACAGGAATTGGCAAAACACGATCATCTCATTGCTATGCTTATGAGCGAAACAGAACACCAAGAATTGAGCGTTTTTATGCTTAGGATTAATTAAGAGTCAGCAATATTTAATAAATAGTTTAAAGAATGAGATTGCATCACACAAGGCTATGTGGAATGGGTACCAAGGAGGAATCTAATGAGCAAGCTATTTTGTTTTATTGGGCCGTCAGGAAGTGGAAAATCAACACTGCAACACAGCCTGCCTCCGTGGGTTAAATTCTTAACCAATTACACAACAAGGCCGCTTAGGGACGGAGAAGTTGAAGGATATCACATTATGCAAGTCAGCAGAGAAGATTTTATTTTCAAGGAAACATGGGGAACAATCGCAACAAAGACAGAATATGCTGGAAATTTATATGGTGCGCCATCGGATTCTATATGGCAAATTATAAGAGGAACACCACACCATGCCACCGCAACAATTGACCATATCAGACAGTTTAAGGTGTTGCTAGGGGAAGAGAATGTTGTGACAATTTACATTAAGCCACCTAGCATAGAAGTCTTACGAGAACGAATGGCAGATAGGGGCGATAGACCAGAAGATATTGACCGCCGCATTTCTTATATCTACTCTGCTGCCGAATTAGAGAATGAAAAAATAGCTGAATATGTTATCGTGAATGATGATTTATTATCGGCTAAGATTAAGACATTGGGAATTATTTACAAAGAATTATATTTAAAGAAGGAAGAATTATTATGAGATATGCACTAGTAAGTGATGTCCATGGGAACCTAGAAGCACTCAAAAGCGTAATTGGACATATGGAAAATGAGGGCGTAGATAAAAGCGTTTGCCTCGGTGATATCGTGGGATTGGGGCCACAGCCAAATGAGTGTATTAACACAATTGTCGAAAAATTTAATTTTATAATTGCTGGCGAGTTTGACAATGCTGTTATTAATCCACCTTACATATCAAGTCTGACACCGATAGAAAAAGAATCGGCGGAATGGACACGAAATAAAATTAATGAATCAAGCAAAACAATACTAAAAAATATTGAAATCGGGTACATGACTGGCGACAACATCATGTTTGTTCATGGCAGTCCCCACGGTCACTATGTGTCTGTTAAAACTGACAATGATGCATTAAACGCATTCGCTAATCCAATGGAAGAATATAATATTGCATTTATTGGGAAAACGCATATTCCATGTGTTTGGGAGCATGACAACAATTGCGTCAAAATGGTGCGACCACGATTTGATTCCAGTGATACATCGTCCTGGAGTTATAATTTGAGCAATAACATAAAGACAATTATTAATATTGGTTCTGTTGGGCAATCAAAAGATGGAGACAAAAGAGCATGTTATGTTATTTATGATACAAGTGAAAATACGGTAACTTATCATCGCATACCTTACCCCGTAGATAGAACTATCGCGAAAATGCAACAAAATGGCTTTCCCACTGATTTAATTGCACGATTGATGTATGGAAAATAATCATGTTGTCTGTAATGTTTGCGGGGGCAAAGGTGGATGGAAGTCAGACGGAATTAACTGGACTGACTGTGGATATTGTGACGGATTCGGGTTTTATGAGGATTACGAAGACGAAAACAAACAAAAGTTCCTGTTAAAGTATTCAGGATATAAGAAGAGGATAATTGAGTCACTAGAAGATACAGTATGTCATGTTGAAAAGTTTACTACGGAAGATATGGGTAAGACTATTGTCATAAATATACTGCCGTATCACAAAGGAATTTTCAGTGAATTTGTAGGATACATTCTCAAGCTAGGATACTACAGTAAAACATTGGATATCAAGGTGCAACAGAATTTTTATTTCGAGCCGAAAAAACAAAAGTACGCAAATGAGTGGAATATTATACTTAAACCTGACAGTCTTGATGACCTGGATGGATTTGTTGATATTGTGGATTTTTGGGGAAGTAAGGTGGGTGGTAAGAATGCTTAAGAGATTGCTTAATGCTATATTTAGACGAAAAGCCAAGACAGAAGAAGTAGATGGATATAAAAAAGCGTATGGGAAGTGATTAAAATGGCTAACATTACAATTCAATTTATGGGAACAGGTAGCGCATTTTCAAAAAGATTTGGTAATACAAGCGCACTCGTTTTTGTTGAGAATAACGGTACGATAAAAAAGCTACTAATCGACTGTGGTCGCACTACGCCAGACGATCTTTTCCAGCATGGATATACTTTTGGTGATATCGACGCTATCTTTATTACGCATCTACATGGAGATCATGTCTTTGGCCTTGAGGAAGCAGGATACTACGGAAGATATATGCTTAAGAAAAAACCGCACTTAATTTTCCCTAATCCTAAGATTAAGACTGACCTATGGGATAAAGTACTAAAAGGAACGATGATTAATGCAGATTTAGATCGCCTTATGACATTCGATGACTACTTTACCTATCATGTAGTTGACAGGGAGGCACAACACTTCTTCTTTAACGGAGTTATGTTCTCTGTTTTTCCCACCAACCACATTAAGAATAAGAAATCATACGGGCTAATTATTGGTGAAACAGACTTTATTATTTATTCTGGCGATAGCTTGCTAAACCGTGACCTAATCGAGATTGGTTTTAGCGAAGATTGCCAAGCAGTTTTTCACGATTGCCAGCTATTCAGTTACGATGGTCAAGTGCATGCATCACTAGATCAATTAATCGATTTGGAAGATTCTTTTAAAGAAAAAATCTATATTATGCATTATGGCGATGACCTTGGAGATTATGTTGACAAGATCAAGGAATCTGAATTAGGAATTGCAATCAGGGGGGAAAAATACCACTTTAAGGTTGGTGAGCTATAAGTGTTTTATGGAACATACATAGGAAATAACAGAATGTTAATTAAGACCGCATGGGGCATGAGACTTATTGCTTCTTGTGATGATATGAGTTTGATGCCTACACTCATGGTAGATGGCGTTATCGAAACTGGATTTACAAATTGGTTGATTAACAAGAAGAATGATCTTGTGGGAAAAAACATTATTGATGTCGGCGCAAACATTGGGTATTTCACTGTTCTATTTTCTTGCCTTGTCGGGAAAAGTGGCAGCGTATACGCATTCGAAGCAAACCCTAAAGTCATGGAGCTACTAAAGGAAAATATTTATTTAAGCCAGCTCCATGAGATTGCGCAGCCTCTTTCATATGCCGTATCGAATGAGCATCTAACAGAAATAACATTCAATGTATCAACTAAATATCAGGGCAATAGTTCAATCATGGAACATTCTAGCTTATATAAGAGTCAGTTTGGAACCGATGAATTTGAAACCGTCACAGTAACTTCTGTTGCACTATCGTCTCTTAATATGCCAGAAAAAATCGAAATCTTAAAAGTGGATGTCGAGGGTGCGGAGTACAAAGTCCTGTCTGGCGCAAAACAATTGTTAGACAATAAGGTAATTAAATATGTTGTATTTGAATTGAATAAGACTATGTTAGGAATTGATACAGAAAAACTTTACGAACTCCTGTCTGGTTTCGCTTCAAATGGCGCACTGTTCTATCTAATCCAATCTAACGGACAAGAGAAGCATATCAAGTTAGATGAGATTTTTGCCCATGATTATATCGACAACATCCTTATGAAACTATCATGATTCCTTGACAAATCATAGCGTGTTTTGATATAATATTATAATAATATAACAGAGGGAGTATGATGAATGAACACAACGATTATTGATATCGATGGGCTAGAAATATATGTTGCAGAAAATGTTAGTTTTGAAATAAGAGATACTGGTTGTCTAATTATTAACAAAGTTAGCCTAACCAATGTAACAATTGGTCAGCAAGTCAGAGATGCAATTTCTCAAGCTGGCTCTTTAATGAAAGTCAAGACCATTGACGGTGTGCAGTTGTTTAATTCAAATGTATCACTTAATAAAGTTGAGTACTCAAACAGAGATCACGGTATGGTCGAAATTATAACACTGAATATTAACAACTAGTTAATTTAAAGAGGGAATTTTATGCCTGGTATTATAGGTAGTGTATGGGTCGAAGGAACTGACCTATGTTTTATTAATCCTAGCGGATTAACTAAGAGATATACAGGGACTGTTGTTTCGTCGCCAGCTGGTGCTATCAAAGGTAGTCTGTGGGTAGAAGGAGCAGATTTACATTACATAGATGCAAACGGAGCAAATAGGTATCTTCAACGAATACAGGTTGGCACAATAGCAGGTGCAATCAAGGGAAGTCTGTGGTTAGACACCAGCAATAGCTATCTACATTGGATTGATGCAAGCGGAATCCGTCAATATGCCCACGGTGACTATAGTGATTTCGGTGGGCATGGTGATTATAGTGATTATGGCGACCATGGGGACTATACCGATTACGCAGATCATGCAGACCACACAGGATTACATGGGGACTATACTGATTATGGCGACTTTGTATCTGGTGGCGTATACTTCGATCACAGTGACAATGCCAATTTTAATGACCATTCTGACTACAATGATACTGGCGGTCATAGCGATTACAATGATTCTGGTGGTTATGATGATTTCACTGGTTATAATGACCATGCTGATAATCCACACAACTAACAGTGGGAAGGAGATGACTTTTCTATGGCTAATGAAGTAAGACTTATGGGCGAATTGTGTAACTTGGGTTGTTTATACTGCTATCAAGAACCAATTAGACTAGCCAATAATATATCATCAAAATATGATCTTGATAAAGTTATAGCTGAAATAGAAAAGGTTGGAAAGGAATTTCACTTGTTCGGGGGAGAGGCATTACTTGTGCCAAAGAAAGACCTCGAATACCTGTGGAGGTACGGGTTAGAGAGATTTGGAAAGAATGGTCTACAGACAAACGGAACATTGATTGATGATGAACATATCGAACTATTTAAAAAATATAAGGTTAGCGTAGGAGTGTCCATTGATGGCGATGGCGAACTAAACAGTCTGCGCGAAGTAAGAGCAGGGAAAAGCGGTACACCAGAGAAAAAAGAGAGAACGCTAGAAGCAACCGAAACCATTATGAGAAATATAAAGAAAATGGTTGATAACGGTATTTCTGTCGGCATTATTATTACGCTACATAGAAAAAATGGCAGCAGAGAAAACTTGCCTAAGCTAATCCAATTCATTGAAAAACTCAGCGATATCGGGATAAAGGGGGGAAATATACACACCCTTGAAGTCGAAGAGACAATGCCGAACAAAGAAGATGTGTTGACACCAGAAGAAAATGTAGAAGCATTCTTAACACTTGCAAAGTTCTTCTCAGAAAACAAACATTTAAGATACAAGCCATTTCATGAAATTCCTGATCTACTTAAAGGAGATGATAGAAATGCAACATGTTACTGGAAAAATTGTGACCCTCTAAATACCAAAGCAGTATACGGAATTGAAGGAAATGGTGACATTTCCAATTGCGGTAGGGTTAATAAAGAAGGTGTTGGCTGGTACAAGGCCAATGGAACAAGTTATTCTAGATATATTAGTTTTTATCATACGCCTGATGAATATGGTGGATGTAATGGGTGTCGTTTCTGGTCTATTTGCGGAGGTAGCTGTCCTGGTGAATCTGAAAAAGGTGACTTTAGAAATAAGACTATTCACTGTAGGACACAAAAGGCTTTGTTGGGGTATTATGAAGACAAGTTGGAAGAAGAAGGAATTGTTCCATTTACAAAAAGTCCAATGATTAAGAAGATTGAGAACAGGTTGCTTGGTTGGATGCAAGAAGGAAAATCGCCATCTGTTTATCATGCAATTAAAGTTGAAGATGAGATTGAAAACAAGAGATCGGAAGAGATCGAAAAACAAAGGAACAGCTTCCTTGAGGGAAAAAGAACTGTAATTGTACCAGTGAAAGGTGATGAAGTGGTAAATGAAACTGCTTGATTTTCGTATGCCCCCAGTCGCAAGGGTAACTTACGCTGGTGACTCCATTAAGCAAAAGTGGGAAGAAAAGGTAAAGAACGCAAGAGAATTGTATAGGGTGTTGGAATATGAGTCAGTGAAGCATGGTCTTAGGAAAGCAACAACTTACCATGTCAGTGGCAGCGATGATTTTGCGGCGGTGTCTTTAAAATTCGCAAGAGAAGGAATAATTTTGCAGCCAATAAGACGAGTCGGTTCCTACAGTGGATTTTCTCATTACCATCCTCCATATAGGGAGGGCAAGCCATACACTTATTTCTGCTCACTAGCCAGAACGAGGGAAGATGCCTTATCTTTTGCTGAAAACTCGTTGATAAGTAACCATGATGAGCTAGGAAAGCTACTTGGCTATCCAGAGTGTTGCATCCAAGCCTTTAATGAAAGATGGGCAAACGGATATATTGACCCCATCTGGCAACAAGCGGAATCGACATCACTGCAATATGTAAAGCGAAGCAATGAGAATTTGATTAAATTCAAACCTGATTTGCCGTGGCAAACATCTAATGATATGCGATACATTGGTGTGAAGATTATTCCACACATCCCTTGTTCTTGTGACTGCGAAGAATCGATTAGAGTAGGTAAGGAATGGGAGCAGTTAGCAATTGATTTAGGTTATGAAAGTGAAATGGATGACCTAAGAGAATTATTATCCCTACCTAGAGAGTGGAATGCATTAAAGGGGATTGGATACATAACAACGCCTGTGTTTAAAATTGAGACGAATACAGTCACTTGTTATCCAAATTATGTTGTTCAGAGGGAAGGTTCTTTCTTCCCAGAAGAAGCACCTAACGGTCTAAAATTTCCTTTTACTGAGAAGTGGAAATATCATGGACTTGAAAATTGCAAGTCACACTGATAGCGGAGGCAGAGCATAGGCATATGTTTATTACACCTGGTTTTCCAGAAGAAGTTAGCGAAAAGATAGAAACCCCAGATATTGCTGAGCTATTAATGCATCCTATGTTTATGGTGGCAGAAGCAGACACGGTATGGAAGTATGGCAGTGAGTTTCAGAAAGAACTCCTAAGAAAAACACCGATTAAAAATAACAGGAAGCATGTCACTGTTCTTTCTTCCGTCCACCTTGTGCATCCCGAAATGAGAACCATGACAACTTCACGCTCAGACAATGACAATGACAGAGAATGGCATGTTGATGGTTTTTATTATGACGGCTCTAAGGAGCATATAGAGCCAATTGAGACTGTCCATCTGTTTATTGCACACACTACAGCTCTAACTGAATTTGCCGCGCATCCCCTAAAAATAAAAGGCGATATAGCTAATAAGTTGGACAGGATGGAGTTTTCGAAATACTTAGGAGATCATCATGAGGAATTAAATATAGTTCCAAAGAGTATTGAACCATGTAGGATTTATACATTCTCTAACCATATTCATAGGGCTGTACCGCCGAAGAAGATAGAGCTTAGATACAGCTGGAGAGTTAGGGAAACGGACAGGGATGACATACCTCCTGTTAGACATCAGATTTTAACATCTAATACATATCATGATTCGAGAACTCAGAAGCAAATGAGCAACATATTACAGGATTTCAATTCGGTAACAATTTTCTATCCTACAGATTTATTAGAACTGGCACTCAAAGGAAAACTATATTGATTTATCCTTGACAAATTTTAAAAGCTATTATATAATACAAATATAAGATAACTTTTTGCAAGGGGTGATTAACTTGCGAAGTGAGAAAAGGAAACAATACGAGAAAAACGCCAATTTTATTCTGAAATTAAAGCAAAAAGAAGATTGGTCAGCATTGCAAAAGTTTATCCTTGACAAAAGGTTATAATTCATGTATAATATAAATACAAAGTAGACGCAAACAGCAAAACACAAAACTTATTCATGGGATGATAAAAGTTAATTGCGTCTAGTAAAACGTTAGGCGGCCACAGCAGATAATAAAATGAACAAGAAAATCTTACAGATTATTATTTTATGTGTCAAATGGTGGGTCTTATTGGATTTCCGTTAATACCGCCGCCTAGTTTCCTCGCTGATTTTAACAGGCACAAACAGCAAAACTAAAATTCCGAAACCATTATCAAACATTTGATTAGATAACCTTTCGACCATTTTAGTGCCTAGTAAAAGACGCGAACAGCAGAAAAAATACATAGTATATGAAAAACTATTAATTATTTCTGCGTCTTGTAAAAAATCACAAAGGAGAGGGATTTAAAATGTTAAACTACTTGAAAAATGCAGCTAACGTTGCGTACACAGCAAACGGCGCAAAAGTAAACGCAACTACAGGAAGCGCATTACTTGACTTTTTTGCGCAAGGTGGCGCAATGCGAAGCATGAGCGATTCTAATAAAATTGCTAGCTTCACAAAAGCGTTCGCAGAAGATGCTACACTTGCTCTTCGTGCACTGTTCTATTTTCGTGATGTCCGCGAAGGGCAAGGTGAAAGAAACACATTCCGTGTACTTACTCGCTACTTGGCAGATTATCACACGGATTCAATGAAACAAAACCTGATTTGGGTTCCAGTTTTTGGTCGTTGGGACGATATGTATGCTTTTGTTGGCACACGACTTGAAACAGAAGCTTTTAATGTAATTACACGCCAGTTCTACCAGGATATTGATTCACAAAATCCATCGTTACTTGGTAAGTGGCTGAAATCTGAAAACGCATCGTCTTACGAGACAAAGCAACTTGCAAAACTTACTCGTAAGTATCTTGGATTATCTCCACGACAATACCGCAAGTCTCTTTCTAGTCTTCGCGCCCGTATTCAAATTGTTGAGTCTAAGATGAGTGCTAACGAATGGACTCATATTGAGTACAGTAAGCTTCCTTCGCAAGCGGGAAACAAATACCGTCAAGCGTTCTTCAATCACGATCTTGATGGATATACAAGTTTCCTTAACTCGTTGAAGAAAGGCGAAGTAAAAGTAAACACTAAGACTTTGTATCCATACGAAGTAATTCGCGATTTGTTCACAGGCCAAATGGAGACAACGGGAAGTGTTTATAATCCTGGGACTCGTAGACTTCCTGCTAATCAAGAAGACGCAATCAATACACTATGGAATAACCTACCAGACTACTTCGGCAAAGATGCAGATAACTCAATCGTTGTAGCTGATACGAGTGGCTCTATGCGTGGCTTGCCAATTCAAATTGCTGTGTCTCTTGGTATCTACGCGGCGGAACGAAACAGAGGACAGTTCCATAATCACTTCATCACTTTCAGCGGCAGACCTCAGTTGGTTGAGTTGCAGGGTACAGGTGTATGCGAGAAAGTTCGTAACATGGCGAAAGCAGATTGGGGTTCTAACACAAATATTGAAGCCGTGTTTGACTTGATTTTGAACACAGCGATTGTAAATAAAGTTTCTCAAGATGAAATGATTGACCGCATCATCATCATTTCTGACATGCAGTTTGATTCGGCGCGTGGTGGCGAGAGAAATCAAAGCAAGTTGTTTGATGAAATTCGCCAACGATATGAGAATGCAGGATATCAAATGCCAAGTCTTGTTTTCTGGAATGTGAATGCTTACACAGGAAACCAACCAGCTAAGATGACAGACGAAGGTGTACAATTGGTTTCTGGTGCATCTGCTAACAACTTCACAAACATCTTGAAACTTAAAACACTGAGCGCATACGAGTTGATGATGAGTACACTAACTAAGGAACGCTACAGTGTGATTAATGCCTAATTGAATATAATGGGGGGCTTTCGGCTCCCCTAAAAAATTCAATTTCAAGTGATAGCATATTAATAAAAAGACAAAGAAGAATAAGTTTCTACACAGTAACTTGTAATATTATGGTGGCTATGGCGTAATGGTAACGCAGATGACTGTGAATCATTGAATTAGGGTCTAAACATGGTGTCGGTGGTGGGAATGGCAGTACACGCTACTCTGTGAAAGTAGTAGAGGTATGACCTCTTGCGAGTTCAAATCTCGTCCGACACATAGCACGTAATTTAATATTACGATTGCTATAAAAAAGCGAGGGCTTAAAAATGAGTAATCAAAAAAAATCAGAGCAATTAGGTATGTCATTTGGCAAGGCTAGTCACATACTTAGAAAGAGTATTATTTTTAATCTTGCTAAAAAATGTGGAATGTCAAACTGTTATCAATGCGGCGAAGAAATTAATGATATTAACAACTTTTCAATTGAACACAAGGAACCCTGGCTTGATAGTGAAAATCCAGAAGAACTTTTCTTCGATATAAATAATATCGCATTTAGCCATCATTCATGTAATATATCTGCCGCAAGAAGACCCGATAAAACATTGCCTAGAAATATAATTGCAACATGTGGATTCAAGGGTGTTCATTACTATGGGAATTTAAAAAAGCCATATAGGGCATGTATTAAGATAGACGGAAAAACCAAGTGGTTAGGATGTTATCTTACAGCCGAGGAAGCGGCAACGGCACACGATATTGAGGCAGTAAAACAATTTGGAGATAAAGCAATAACAAATAGGTCGATGGGTCTCATTTTTTAATAAGACCCCCTATGGCCACATAAAAAAACTTCAAATTAATTCCTTGACAAATCGAGGGAAATATATTATAATTGTAATATAAGAAAGAGAGGAAAACAAAATGAAGGAACGACAGCAAGATGAAGTTGACCAGAAAATTTATATGTAGGGGATTAGCATAAAAGTTAAATGCGTGTGGCTTTGAACCACAAGAAAGCGGGGCAGTACCGTTATCCCTTACCAACTTCATCAAACGTAGTATTCTATTATGGGGTTATGGTCAAGTGGATAAGACACGGTACTTTCAATACCGAATCGGCGGGTTCAACTCCCCCTAGCCTCACCATACGTGCAAGACAATTTCATACAAAGGGAGAGGTCTTTAAAGGATGCCAGCACCACAAAGGACAGGACGAGCAACAACAAATCAATCTACTCAAACATCATTACTAGGTGCATATCAAGCTGTAATTGATGAGCAACGCCAAGCATTTGAAGCAGAGCTTGCAGAAGAAAGAGCTAAGTTTGAAGCAGAAAAGGCAGAACAGCTAGCAACATGGAAAAAAGAACTTGCTCGAACAAAAGACGAAGACAATTATCAATTCAACAAAGAAAAGCGTGAGCGAGAAGATAAGCTTGTCGCAGAACTTGCTAAGCGTGTAGCAGATGTTTCCGACCGTGAAACAAAAGTCAAAGAACGCGAATTGGCAATTGGCGATGCTGAAAAGACGATTTCAGTACTGCAAAATAAAGTAGATGCTATTCCACAGGCTCTTCTTGCGGCAGAAGATGAAGGATTCAAAAAAGGATATCAGGTTGCAAAGAAAGAAGCAGAAGGTGAAGCTAAGATTGTAGCGGCACAAACTAATGCCACCGAGCAAATCTACAAGAGCCAACTTGAAGCATTCCAAGCAACAGTGACTACTCAAGTTCGTTCAATTGAGAACCTACAAAAAGAACTTAATGCTGCTAATGCTCGTGTGCAAGAAATTGCTAACAATGCAGTTACAGCGGCAGGACAGGCCAAAGTTACTGTTCAAAATACTCCAGCAACAAGTAGTCGATAATTCTATAGCCCTCTACGGAGGGCTTAATATTCTGGTGTAGCTCAATTTAGGTAGAGCAGTCGGCTGTTAACCGAAAGGTTTTGCAAGTTCAAGTCTTGCCACCAGAGCCACGTACCAAATATAGGTGGTGATACAATTGAATAAGGAGGACAAAATCTTCGCTGATAGAGTAGTTGATTTTGTAGGAAGCGGTAAATTCATCGTTGGGCAAATGGTTCTGGTGATTGGATATATCCTATATCAAACGCTTTCTGGTGGGGGAGCCTTTGACTCATATCCATTCATATTGTTGAACCTAATCTTATCTATTCAAGCTGCTTTTACCGGGCCGTTTGTTTTGTGGTCGCAGAAAAAAGCAAGTGAAAGAGATCGTGAGCTATTAAATGAAATAGCCAAAATGATAAAGAAGCTAGATAAGGTAAATGAAAACTTAGAAGAAATTGAAGAAAAACTTGAGGAAGACTAACTTCCTCTAACGTACCCCTACTATTGGATTCAGACCCTTGACTACGAATCAAGGAGAGAGTGTTCGATTCACTCTGGGGGTGCCACGTAGATATTGCGCCGCAAACGCCTGGCTATATAACTCAAGATAAGGTCTGAGATTATATCTACATTTTATACGGAATTAGATTAGTGGTAAATCGCTAGGCTTACATCCTAGTTACAGGGGTTCGATTCCCTTATTCCGTACCATATGGGGCTGTAGCTTAACGGAAAAGCGTCTTCCTTGCAAGAAGAAAGATTGGGTTCGACTCCCACAGACTCCACCACGTATTACTAGAGGTAGGAAAGGCTCCCTACACGCTTGCCAACGGCAAGTTAGAAGAGATGCAGGATACGCCACCCTGCCTAGTAATAGCAACACGTATCTCGACTTTAGGCAGAAGGGATATAGCAGCATCAAAGGGGAAGTTTCATGTTGAGAGTAGTAGAGTTATTCGCTGGTATCGGTGCTTGGGGAAAGGCTATGGAGAATCTAAAAATAGACCATAAGGTTGTTCAAGCAGTCGAATTTGATGAAAAAACAATCAAGTCCTATAACATTATCCATGGAACAGACTTTAAACCATCAGATATTACAGCAATTAATCCTAAAGATATTCCTAATTGCGATCTTATTTTCTATTCTCCCCCATGCCAAGCGTTTAGTATCGCTGGCAGACAAGATGGGTTTTCTGACCCACGAGGAACATTATTCTTCGATGCATTCAATATTATCAAAGAAAAAAGACCTAAGTATGCAATCATGGAGAATGTTAAGAATCTTACAGGAAAGAATTTTAGAACTGAATTTAATACAATGCTACACATGCTTGAACTAGAAGGATACAGGAACTACTGGAAGGTGCTGAATGCTAAGGATTATGGTATCCCACAGCATAGAGAAAGGGTTTTTATCGTTAGTATCCGCGACGATCAAGAATTTAGTTTCCCAACCGCATTTGATAGCGGGATGAGACTAAAGCACATTCTAGAAGAAAATGTTGATGCTAGGTATTACATATCTAACGAGAAAGCGAAATCACTTCTGGAGGCTCTAATACAAAGGGAACGAGCAGATGATTCACCAAGAGAACTATCGTTCGACGGCGAAGGAATTAGCTACTGTATCGATGCCAACTATTCTAAGGGAATTTCCGCGGCGTTCGTGAATAGCGGAAGAAGAACACATGTAGTTGAAACGAGCAATAGTATTAAGCAAGTGGGGATGCTCGATATCAAGGGCAATGAACAGATCAGAAGAGTGTACGACCCCGATGGAATTTCTCCGACATTAAGTACCATGCAAGGCGGGAATAGACAACCAAAAATCATACAAATAGGTATGGTTGGTGATAGTGGATACGAGCAAAACCGAAGAGTCTATAGCTCAGAAGGTTTATCTCCTACAATTAGCGCAAGAGATTATAAGGACGCTAAAAAAGTCTATCACGAATGCAGAATCAGAAAGTTGACACCGCTTGAATGTATGAGACTCATGGGATTTGATGATGAAGATTATCTGAGGCTAAAAGAAAACAACATATCTAACAGTCAGATTTATAAAATGGCGGGAAACAGTATTGTTGTCGATGTCATTGAAAATATTCTTAAATCTTTAATTGTGGACTAATTAAGTCCACTTAACGTTCCTTGCGCTCTACGCAAAACGAGCAGTTTTATCAACTGGTTCTTTCTGCTTTATCAAAAAACACCAGCCAATATTGGAACATAGCATAAGGGAAGTGCAATTATATAGCATCAATTAGGCTATATAAGTAAGTTATTCATATATAACCAATTTTAAGGAGAATATATATGAGTAACAACAAAAGAGAATGTTTAATATGTGGAAAACGAGTACCATATTCAAAAGTCATTGATGGAAAAACAAGGAATTTGGCAAATAGAAAATATTGCCTAGACTGCTCCCCGTTTGGAAAACATAATACAAGTAAAAATCCGCACATTCCAAAGGATGAAAGAAAGCAACAAAAAATAAAGAAAAATGTTGCACAAGTAGCAAGAAGAAGGCAAGAGTTAAGAGACAAGGCCACAGAATACAAAGGCGGAAAGTGTTGCATATGCGGGTACAATAAGTGTCAGAGGGCGCTTTCTTTTCACCATGTCAATCCAGAAGAAAAGTCTTTTGATATTTCAAGTGGAATAACAAAATCTTGGGACAAACTAAAAGAAGAATTGGATAAATGTATCCTTGTTTGTTTAAATTGTCACATGGAAATTGAGTATGAAACCGATAAGTGTATAAGCTAAATAGCTTACTATAATCTGTGGTTTTATTTTATTGGAGCGTAATTCAATGGAAGAATAGGCGACTGATAATCGCCCAATGCAAGTTCAATTCTTGCCGCTCCTACCATATATGGCTCCATCGTATAGTGGATATTACAGTCGGTTGTCAGCCGTCAGACAGGAGTTCAATTCTCCTTGGGGCCGCCAAAACTATCTTTAAAGTGGAGGAAGGACTAATGAATAAGCTATCATTTGAGGAGTTTTGCTCTTCACTTGAGAAAATAGAAGAGATAATTGGGGATATTAGGGTAATTAGTTATTATCAGGTTGTTTATCCATATGCTAAATGCCATATTAGAAAAGACTTATCTAACAACAAGGAAGCATTAGACAGAATGTTTGAAGGTTGTTATAACAATGCTTACCTAAGAGCATTAAAGCAATTTGAGATGGAGTAATCTTATGGAATGGCTAAGAAATTTAATCTATCCCAAACCAAAGCGTAAAGTTGAAAGGCAAATATGCAATTGTGCTTCATGCGTAGAAGAAAGAAGGATTTTAACTGGCGCGAGAAGAGTTGAAAAATTCAAGGAAAAGCTAGATAAAATTTAAAGGATGGTCTATAATGACAGGAAAAATTATCGGGTACTTTTTCGGCAAAGCTTGGGAATACAGTGAAGAAGACAAAAGATTTAAAAGTGGACTATTTGTCATACTTATGTTTATTGTTGGAGCCATCTTGCTTCCGTTTTGGTTAGTTGAGTATTATATTTTAAGTAGAAAATCAAAATAATGGCTTTGTAGTTCAGTGGGAGAACAACCGTTTCATAAGCGGTATGTCGCAAGTTCAATTCTTGCCAGAGCCACCAAAATTATAGCTGGCGGCGGGTAAGTATCCGACCTAGTTTCATAAGCTAGGGTTAATCTGGTTCAATTCCAGTAGCGTAGCAACCACGTTTCCTTTGCGGTTGGTTTAAAGAGGGAAATAAGCGGGCGACCTGATTCGCCAAAACCGCATAAACAATAATTAAGGAGTAGTGGCGATGGGAAGAGAATTGTTGTTTTCAGTAACAAGAAACGATTTTCGCATCGATACTTTCCGCGCACCTGGAAATGGTGGTCAAAAGGTCAATAAGACAAGCTCTGGCGTTCGTTTCACTCACCTTGAATCAGGAGCAGTAGGACAAAGCGTAGAACACAGGGAGCAGTCTAGAAACCGCACAGAGGCGTTTAGGCGCTGTGTTGCAACTAAAGAGTTTCAGAACTGGCACAAGCGTAAAACAGCGGAAATTATGATGGAGAAACAAGGTCTAGAGTCAATTGAAAAACAAGTAGAAAGATCAATGGAATCCAAAAACATCAAGGTTGAAGTAAAGGATGAAAATGGTCGTTGGGTCGAAGAAAGTTCTGAAATAAATTGATATTTATTCCTTGACAAAAAGAAGTATATGTATTATAATCATAATATAAACAACAACGGAGGGAAAACAAATGAAACCCTACGGAATAAAAAGAAAAGACAGAGTTAAATGCAGTAAAAAAGGTTGTTTATGTGGAGACATGTCAAGTAAACACCCAAAGCATCTGCAAAAGAATTATGTTATGAGTAAAAGATTAAAAAAACATGCAAGACAGCAAAACAAAAAGGAGTGCCTACAATGAAACGAAAGACAAGCGATAAGAAACTAGGAAATGGATATGTTTGTACTAAACACAATATTGGCTACATTAAAAAATGTCCAACTTGTGCATTTGAAAATACGGGGCGCTAGCAAAGCGGCAGATGCAACAGACTTTTAATCTGTACTAGGCAGGTTCAACTCCTGTGCGCCCCATAAAACCTAAATAAAAAACGTAGGTGATTAAAATGCCTCAATGGTTAAAAAAATCAACTAACAAGAGCTTTTCAAAGGAAAGATATTGAACAAATCAGAATGTTAAATGACTCTTGGTTGTTTTATGCTAAAAAACAATATCATGGATAGATACTCAAGTGGTTCAAGAGGTTCCTCTGCTAAGGGAATAGGCGACTAATAATCGTGCATGGGTTCGAATCCCATTCTGTCCGCCACGTAAGGGAGATAAAAAATCATGGAAAAATGGGTAACAATTAATGGTGCTGTTAATACAGAAAAGACAATGGATGAATGGCTAAACGATTTTATTCAGTGGCTAGAAAGTCGAAATGAATGCTTCTTCGGGTTCACAAAAGATTACGAAGATAATGAAGAAGATGAAATTAATATGAACAGTTAGCTCCAATTGGTAGAGCGTGAGTTTGAAGCACTCAGCGTTGGCAGTTCGAATCTGTCACTGTCCATACCACGTTAGGCGCACACAGCAACACAATACACACAAACCTAAATTTGATATTAGTATACTGTAAATGAGTAACAAAGTTACTATCGCGCCTAGTTTAATAACATGCCAGTTTATACCGTAGAGGAAGCGGGACAGACTGTAAATCTGTTGTCTAACGGCTCGGGTGGTTCGACTCCATCAACTGGTACCATGCCCTCGTATTCCAATGGCAGAGAAGATGCGCTTAGAACGCATACAGTGTCAGTTCGACTCTGACCGAGGGTACCACGTTGCGGATACTATAACAAGGTTTTGTAGGTAATAAAACTAATAGCTGTTTTCCCTTGTTGTCCGCCGAAAAAACTTAGCTTGGAGAGGTTTGCTAAGTCCTCTCCTAACGTAAGGCACTCACAGCAAAACTTACCTAATAGGTGAAGCGTCTGTATTGTAAACAGAAGATACTTGGTTCAATTCCAAGCTCCCCCGCCATTATTTAAAAACCTTTTACTATGGGGGAGAAGCTAATTAAAATGTGCCTTGAATTATTATGGAGCAAGTGGCGAAGAGGCAAACGCGGCGATCTGCAAAATCGCTATTATTCGTCGGTTCGAGTCCGATCTTGCTCTCCAAATGGGTGGCTGTCCGAATCTGGTAAGGGGGCGCTCTTGAAAAGCGCTTAAGGGTTGATAGCCTGTGGGGGTTCAAATCCCTCGCCACCCGCCACGTTTTACCCTTGACAAAATCAAGGAAATGTAATATAATAATAATATAAGAACGTAAGACGCTTACAGCAAAACAAATACAGTGCTAATGGCTAGCAAACTTTCTTCCAAAAAGTCCTTTTGGGTTCGAGTCCCAACTAATTTGAGCGTCTTGATTACAACCGTGTAATGCGGAACAATGAGTGTCCAGTAAGTGTCCAACATGCATGATAACTTGACGAAGTTATGTGGTAGGCGTACCTAAGTGCATAGTTGGCATGGATGCTCTCACGTAACACAAATTTTAAGCGCGGGAAGCGCAAGCAAGTGTATTCTGTATTCTTTGCCGCCATGATGGAATCGGTAGACAAAGCAGATTTAAAATCTGCTGCTCTTAATTGGGCGTAGGAGTTCGAGTCTCCTTGGCGGTATTATCGGGTTGTGGCGGAATAGGCAGACGCAACAAGCTCAAACCTTGTACAACTGTGAGTTTGACTCTCACCTTCCCGACCAAACGTAATATAGCTAAAGGGATTTACCGACGATTCAGGAGGATGTTGCGTCCTGTATCCTGTCACATTGGAAAAGGGTAAAGCGTTAGTAGTGCTGAACATCTAGGCTATACTGCTAACTTATCACCAACTGATACGATGTTGGCAAGAGTGACAGCTATATTATTTATAGGGAATTAGTATAATGGTTAGAACACGGGCTTTGGGAGCTTGGGGCAAGGGTTCGATTCCCTTATTCCCTACCATAACGTAGTTTCATCCTTCATATATGGAAAAGGGTCGGTGATTAGGCAACCGATAAATGCCGATTGATATATGCCGAATTAGTTAAATGGAATAACAGTAGATTTGTAATCTTCTATTGGGGGTTCGATTCCCTCATTCGGCATCCAATATGCAGGAGTAGCTCAATTGGCAGAGCGGAGAGCTTATACCTCTCGTATGCACCAGATTAGTGCGCGGCTGTGGGTTCGAGTCCCTCCTCCTGTACCACGTTAATCACTGGGTTTTGCTTGTTTTATCCTCTCAGAGGCGAGATGCCGACTTAGAAAAACAAGCACACGTAAGGGAAGTCCAAACGGAGGGCTTAGTGCGCGACTAGATGGTTCGAATCCGTCCCCTTGCATCGGTTGATTTCGGCTCCGTTTAATCCCTTAATAAAAACGGACATTAAGCTGGTACTGCTTATCTAGTCATTATAGGAGCCGCGAAATAAGCAAAAGACAGCCAGGGTGTGCAACCGAAAATATTCTCCTATGTAGGTTGCATGGGGTGGTCGTATTAAGGTTCGGAGGGAGCCACCCGTATTATGTGGACATAGTTTAATGGAAGAACTTGACGTTGCCAACGTTAGGGTGTGGGTTCAATCCCCACTGTCCACACCAACGTATAACGCACTCCTTAGTGGGAACATAGTGCACACAGTGGTTTTATAGGGCGGCATAGTTTAAAAAGCTAACCACTATAAAAAGAAGCTCCGCCCATAGATACGTATATAAATTATATATGGAGGTAGTTGTTATGGTTCATGATTTACAGAAATGTTTGCATATTATTAATATATATGGAACAGAAGGGCAGAAAGAAGCAATGAATAAGCTTATTGGCCTTACTTGGGACGATATTAATATGTGCAAAGAAACAAAGGGAATACTGAAAGCTATAACAGATGGCTACATGCTTGATACAGCAAACGAAATATATGCAAACAACAAAGATAACCATAAAAATGAATGGTTTATGATTCAGTAATTAAATATGTGGGGCTGGTCTAATGGATATGATATCTGACTTCCACTCAGATGATAGGGTTTCGACTACCCTGCCCTGCACCACGTGTGATTGCATTTCATATGCTACCTTCTCATACATTTAATATGGAGAGTTACCTAGCTCTCCGCACGTTTGCCTGCATAGTTAAAAGGATATAACAACGACCTTCTAAGTCGTAATTAGGTGTTCAATTCACCTTGTGGGCGTATATTATTGGGGGGTTTAGTGTAATGGTAACACGGCAGATTCCAACCCTGTCGATAGGCGTTCGATTCGTCTAACCTTCGCCACGTAAAAAATAAAGAGCGTAGTTGAATATAATTTTCAACCATGCTCTTTTTCATTTTACAGGTCTGCTTCCTGTGTAGTTAAGTTTACTACTGTTACTTGACCATATTGTACAGTTCCGTCACCAGCATTTAAGTTTAACGATACTGTCATACTCGTTGTTCCTGCTGGAACAGTGAATTGACCGAACCATGTGCCACCGTTATTGATGTTATTTTGGAATTGTGCAATAGGCTGTAGTTTTACTGGCCCCGTAGAACCATCAAATGTAAGGGTAACATCATGTGACAATGATAGATCATTTAGACTTATTGTTTTTATCTTTCCCGCGAACATAATTTTATCCCCGACAGAGAATCCTGTTGAGATTGTCTGCGCCAATGAGCCAATACCAGAACCAGCTTTCTGAATACGAGCCATACTTCCTACTGCTACGGCATCAGTCACTACAGTATTAGTTACTACAGCAGTATTGTTTGCAGTCCATCCAGCTGGCACTCCGTTTGTTACGGTTCCAGTAAAGCATCCGTTGGTAAGCATATTGATGGGGTCTATATTGCTGTAGGAAAGATAGGGGCCATATGCAGGAAGGATACTGTTCATTTGTGCTACTACTAGATCACCCATTAATGTCAATCCATTGTAATTAGGGTGAATGCCGTCTACTCCGAATCCTGTTTTATACTTGCCTGTCGCAGGGTCTACGATTATAGAATACATATCAATTACCATAACTCCATTTTTTGCGCCGTACTTTTTAAGCCACAAGTTATAGGAATTTGTTAGTGTATAAATATTAGGAATCGTGTTATCGTCGCGAGGCGGAATAGTACAGAGAATAGGAATAATATTATTGTCTTTGCATCTTGTAACCATCCAGTCGATATTCGCTCTTAATGTTTCTGGCGTACTTCCAGCTGGAATACCGTTTAGACCAGATGATAAATCATTTGTTCCGCCCATAATGAAGCAGTATCTTGGATGATACGCAATTACATCAGTATCAAATCTTGCTACCATATTGTCTGTTCTTTGTCCCGCTATGGCTGAGTTTTTCACATAAAGCAGTCTCTGGTTACTCTTGATACATGCAATATTGAACCAACTAGGACGCATAAACCCTGTTGAGTCATCTGAGCCACTCTGTGATATTGAGTCGCCCATCACTACCGCTGTTCCTGCTCCTGCTGGTAGTGCCAATGAACCGCCACCAGCATCAGATAGAAACGCAAGATTTTGTCCACTGAATGTAGGTCTTCCGTTCGCTTCACTCAGTTTATCAAGCGTTGTTTTATTGTCTGGTGAGTAACTGCTTCCTCCACCACTTGATTTCCATCCCATTTATTAAATACCTCCTTCTTATCTTAATACATATAAAAATGATGTCGTTCCACTTGCTGTTGAATAATGCAATGATTCCCCTAGTATGTTGTCTTCAAATGCTTGACCAGCTGGAACAAAAATAATTTTTCCGCCAGTCGCAGAGCTTTTATTTACGCTCACTCTAAGTTCTGTTGTTCCCTCATTGTAGATGCTAATATGTGTAAAACTCTCTATTGGTGTAATTGCTTGATCTGTTGTAGTAGCTGTAGCTCGATTAGCGTCTCTGATTGAACTTGAAGAATAAGTGTACACGATCTATTCCTCCTTTGTTTTGTCTAATTACAGATACTTTCTCCCTTGTGGCAAATTATGCCATATAAAAAAGTGTCGAACTTATAAACTGATTTTTTAAATATATTATTAGATCGTTAAAAAAGGAGAGAAGACTATGATCGACAAAAAGATGAATGGCGATTTTGATGAGACATTTATTGCCATGAAGAAAACACCTTCGTTTGCTGAATATACGCATTGGCAGGAGTTAAAAGATAGAGTACTTGTCCTAAATGATGCTGTGGATGAATTTATTGTAGAAGAGATTGTTATGCCAATTTTGAAATGGAACAAAGAAGATGATAAAGCAGAAGAAGCTGCGCCGTATCTACCAGACGGACAAGGGAAGAATTTCAATCGTAAGCCAATTACACTTTATCTCAATTCTCCTGGTGGCGACCTTTTTAATGGTCTTGTTGCTGCGGAAGTAATCAAGAAATCAAAGACACCAGTACATGTTATTGTCCTTAGCATGGCTGCAAGCATGGGTTCTGTACTTCTTGCCGCTGGTCACAGACGCTATGCATACCAGTTCTCTAATGTCCTTATTCACGATGGCAGCACAGGTATCGCTGGCACAAGTAATAAAGTTAAAGATCACATGAAATTCTTCGATAAGAAGAGTGAGCAAATCAAAACATTTATTATCGCTAATAGCAAAATTACGGCTGAAAAATATGAAGAAATGGATGACCGTGAATGGTGGTTGACAGCGGAAGAAGCAATGGAGTTTGGACTAATTGATGAAATCATCCAATAAAACAAAAAAGCCCCTTTAATTAGGGGCTTATCCTTTTTTCTTATTTTTTTTATGAGGGATATATTCATCTAGCCATTGTCCATTATGCTCTTCTACAATTCTGTCCATTATTTCCTTTTCATACTTTTCTTCTGGCGTTAACTTTCCTTCCGACTGCTTAATTGTAAGGTTAACTATTTTACCAGAGAAACGCCACCTGTTCTCGCGCCACATCTTTAAGTGCTTCATGTAAACAGGGTCAAATATTACAACATTATTCATGTGAAATACCTCCTGTTTATATATTTAAGATTTTTCTACAATTTTCGCCACTTCTGCTCTACGATGTACCAAGCGATAAGTGACACCAAAAATATTACTCCGATAACATATTCCATTTTATGTTCACTTCTCCTTTATTATGTCCACATGTTGGACAAAGTATCCTTTGTCCTTGACTTAATTATGTCCGTATGTTATAATATAAACATAACACAAGGGAGGGTGGTTGGTTGTCGCAACTGTACTATAGATTTGGCACGATGAACAGCGGTAAATCACTTGAACTTCTAAAAGTGGTTCACAACTACGAAGAGCAAGGCAAGGAAGTAGTTGTATTAAAGCCAGTAATCGACACCAGAAGTGAAGTTAATGTCGTAAAGTCACGGACAGGGTTTGAAAAAGAAGCAATTGTTATTTACCAAGATACCAACTTACATCAGTTAGTTGAAAACCTGCTTACAAAAAATAGGATTTATTGTGTACTCGTTGACGAGTCGCAATTCCTATCCAAGGAGCATGTTATGCAATTAACAAGGATTGTTGACGATCTAAATGTTCCTGTTATAGCATTCGGATTAAAGAATGATTTTAGGAACGAATTGTTTGAAGGGACATATCACCTACTTGCTCAGGCTGACAAGATAGAAGAAATTAAGACGGTATGTTGGTACTGTGATAAAAAAGCGACAATGGTCATTCGATTTATTGATGACAAGCCGACATTTGATGGAGATCAAATTCAAATCGGCGGAAACGAAAGCTACAAGCCTGTATGCCGTAAATGCTACCATGATACAAAAAACAATTAATTGCACCATGACAATGGATTAAGCCATCGGTTTAATTCATAGTTTATCACACAACTAGACAAACAACAAGGGAGATAACTATGGAAAAGTACATAGCAACAATTGGAGCAGTCAACTTTAGAAATGCACCTGGCACAACAGGAACTAGGGTAATTAAAACATTGCCAAATGGAACAGTACTCCTTGTACTAGGAACCGATGCAACAACAGGTTGGTACCACGCACGACTTGAAGATGGGACAGAAGGATACATTACATATCTCAGCAAGTATGTAAAAGAATATGTTCCTGCGTGGGAAGCAGTAGAAAAAAGCATTTTAGAACTAGCCGAAAGTTTCATTTTGCCAAACGGAAATGTATGCAAGTATGTATTTGGCGCACAACGATATCGTTTCGGTCAAGCACCGTCATTACCTGTATTCGATTGCTCAAGCTTACAGCGATATGTATACGGTACAGCAGCAGGAATTACTCTTGGTGCAGATTCAAGACAGCAGTCACAACAAGGAATTGCAGTTGATCTTAACTCGCTCAGAACTGGTGATCTATTATTCTTTGCCTACGAAAGCGGTTATGTGCATCATGTAGCGCAGTATGTGAATGTTGATGGAAAAGACAGGTTGCTTCATACATTTAGCACAACATCCGATGTGTTCGACAAGAATCTTAAGAAACTTCGCGACAATTGTGGAGGGCCGACATACTCTGATTTTTCGCCCGGAAGCTACTGGAGAAATCGTGCAACATCAGCAAGACGAGTTATTAATGTATAAGTAAAAAATGCCCCCTTAATTGGGGGCTAATGGATGCGTACAGAAGGGAGAAATGTAAGGTATGAAAGTAAAATTATTTACACATACCGACCTTTGATGGAGTAGGCTGTGCAATCGTAGGCAAATGGGCTTTCGACGTTATTGATATTACATACTGTGACTACGATAAAATCGACCAAGAAGTATTTGATTTTATTACTTCTAAGGAATTTGAGAATTATGACAGAATTTACATTACAGACATTTCTGTAAAAGAGCATGTGGCTGAACTAATTGAGTACCATTGTCCTTACAAAGTAATCTTACTCGATCATCATGCGACAGCGATGTGGCTGAATAAGTATGGTTGGGCTACTGTTTCACCGATTAAGATACTAGAACCAGTACCACCACCAACAGAGGAACAGGCAAGAGGAGAGATTTGTTATGACCCACCTGTTACTCAAATTAAGACAGCGGGAACTTCGATGTTCTACGACCATGTAGTTGGTGCAGGATACATGAATAATTATTCTGATACATCATTGTTTGTAGAGAAAGCTCGCAGATATGATACTTGGGAATGGGACACTATTTACAAGGATTTGGCATCAAAAAAACTGAATATGCTATTTGGACTTCTCGGTCGCGACAAATTTGTAGAACGATTTAGCGATAATCCAGGTATGGAATTTAGTGCTGGCGAAAAACTACTCGTCGAAGTCGAAGAAGAAAGAATCAAAAATTATATTAAAAAAGTAAGCAAAAATGTGATTCAAAAATCTGCTTATGGATATAATTTTGGACTCGTATTTGCTGAAAGCTACATATCTGAACTCGGAAATACGCTGTGCAAAGAAAATACAGACCTTGATTTTATTATGATTGTCAATGTTGGGGGCGGTGGAATTAGCTTCCGTGGAATCCATGACAATATTGATTTAGGAGTAGTCGCCAAACTATTCGGCGGCGGAGGACATCCAAAAGCAGCTGGAGCAGGGATGAGTGGTCAAATAAAAGATTTAATTACATCAGCAGTTATTTTACAGGGAGGACTAAGACTTTGAAAGAGATCACATCATACGAACACTTTAAACAGGTGATTGCGTCTGAGACACCAGTCATTGTCAAGTTTGGTGCGCCATGGTGCGGCCCATGCAAGACAATTGAGCCAGTACTAGAGGCTGTGGAGAGTGAAGGTTACGATGTTTATAAGCTTAATATTGATACAATTAGTGAGCCAGCTCTTGATTATCGTGTAATGGGTGTTCCTGTTGTTTTCGCGTTCCGCAACGGAAATGTGCTTAAAAAATTCATCGGCGGAAGCGCAACGACAGAACAAATAAAAAATCTTATTGTGGAGGAATAAAAGTGAACAAAGAACTAACAGAAATTGTAGTAGTACTTGATGAAAGTGGGTCAATGGGAAGCATTCGAAACGACACGATTGGTGGATTTAATACATTCCTAGAAGACCAGAAGAAGCTGGACAGCGGAAAGGCAAAGCTGACACTAGTCACATTCAGCTCAAGTGTTCGCACACCGATCAATGGCCGCGATGTAGTAGAAGTAGAACCTCTTAATGAAAAGACATATCGACCAAACGGAGGCACAGCATTGCTTGATGCAATCGGCGTTACAATTGATTCCATTGAGACTCGTTACACAAACGAAGAGGATGAAAACAATATTCCTGCCAAAGTAATCTTTGCAATCATTACTGATGGCGAGGAAAATGCAAGCAAGACCTACAATAAGGAATCGGTAGCAAAGATGATTAGGCACCAAACGAAGCGTCATAGTTGGGAGTTTGTTTTCCTTGGCGCGAATTTGGACGCTGTAAAAGAGGCATCATCTCTTGGCATCTCCAGTAATAGATCGCTTAATTTTAGTCCAAGTAGCGGTGGGTTCACTGATACTATACATGTACTGAATAATGCAACATCGACATACCGCTCAAGAGGAATTGCAGAGTACGATATTAGAGGCACATCACTAGAGGCTATGAATACTCACCTAAATGCTGATACAACTGGCACTCTTACTGTAAAAGGCGATATAAAGATTGGAAACTTAACCATTACTAACACAGATAATATTTAAAAAAAGGGGGAGCCATTAGGCTCCCTTTGTATTTTCAACAGTTTCTAGGTTTCCATTTTTCTCCATGACAAATGTTTTAGAATCAAATTGCCCAAGCGATTCTTCTACAACCAGCTTCCGCGCACGATCAAATATTCTACTCAAACCAGCGAAATCCTGTTCAAGATTAGTGTATTTTTTAAGAAGAGTATGGTATGCAGTTGTCGTTTCCTTGTTTTCTCTCTCTAGATGAGCTATGCGGTCACGAAGAGTTCCTACTTCTTCACTTATGAATTTCGATAGGATTTGTGCTTTAGATTCAATCTCATATGCGATTTTCTCTACGTCTTTTTCTTTGATTGGCTTCGTAACTCCACGGATGGCCTTTACTTCGTCTGAATACCAACGGTTACGTACAGCAAAGAATGTTGTTTTAAAATGTTCTGCCGCAGCTTCAAGACCCTCGTTAATGTTGCTATATGATTCAACAACCTCAACAAGTTCTCTTTCCTTTTCCTCTGTCCATGTCATCATTTTTAATTTTCTCTCCTCGACTGTGTGATTATTGTTTGGTTCCTATGCCTATTATAATACACCTATTTTGTACAAATATCAAATTGTAAAAAATGGAACTACTAATCGCAGCCCCATCTATACAATCACATATTTGATTTTAACTTGAAGCATACCATCTTTGGTCAGTCTCCAGCGTGTCTTGTTTTGCCACTCTCCAATTACTTTATTATCTTTGTAAATTCTATATATGCCATCTTCATCAACTAGTGTTACTTGATTTTTTTCGAATATCTCAAAAAGTTCTCTGCGTGACATGACAGCGGGATTGGCGAATATGCTGTGCTTTATAAAAACAGCCAATAGCCATTCATCTCTTCGCTGTCGAACGATATGGCTCGATAGCTTTTTTATTTTATCAAGATTAGAGAATGACTTACCTCCTAGCATTTTGCCAACTGGAATGTACTCTGTTTTAATTAAGTCTAATCTGCTCATTGTCATCCTCCTACTAAATTGTTACCAGACGAAATACGCGCCTCATACAGACATTGTATTACATTATCAATGGTAAGGGTATTCGTTAGATACACACATCGTCCCATAATGGCTTGTAGCGTGTTACATAATAGACACAAGAATAAATCCAATTCCAAAACCTAACATGGTAACGATAAAGCCTATAACAAATCCCCATGCAAAGAACCTTTGCTGGTCTTCGCTCCACTTGCCACTAAATGTATTTTTTATTATTTCCAACATTATTATACACCACCATTAATATTATACTTATATTATATAAAAAAAGTAGAGTCATGTCAAGGACAAACTCTACCTAATGGGTACTTAATTAAGTTTTAGCTCTCTGTAGTCAAGCACTCTAATGTTAAGATTTGAATGGCGAATGTAGTCCCTGAGCGTGTCAGCAACTGATTGCCCATAACCATAATTTGTAACAACAAGTATTTCGCTAACTTGAAACTTCACAGCCCTCTCAAAAGCCCAACTAATAAGATCACTGACGCTCATGCTGTCCTTGTAGAGGTAAAAGTTCCTCAAATGCTTTGTTTTTAACTCATCGTCCCTAATTACTACTCGTGCCTCTGTGCGTTCAGTTTCAATTTCCATAATCATGATGGAATTTCCTCCTCTTCTCTTTCGTAGTCACTTGGCTGTTTTTCCCATTTTGTACCCAATAGTTCAGTCCATTTTCTTCCTGTTAGTACACTAAGCTGTTTATTTTCGAATCTTTTTGGATATACTTTCTTTACACCCATAATCGATTCCAAAATGTCTTTATCCCAATCTGACTCTATCCAAATGTGCGTAGGCAGGCTTTCTGGCGCGTCAAAAATCTCACCAAAAAGCGATAATTCTGATTTGTATAAAGCAAGCTCATGTGGTACATTGTGAAAAACGATCATGTATTTCATTGCTAAAACTCCTTGTCTAATTTTTCAGCAATACGATCTCCTTCTGTTTTATGCTCGATGTATTGATTGGCTTGATTAAGAAGGTTTTTTATAGCCATTTCACATTTTTCTTTATATGTGATCTTACGCAGCCTATTAAACCAGTTAGGACGAGTTACATGTTGAATAAAAGTCACATCACAAAACCATTCTTTGTATAGCCAACTCCATTTCTCTACAATAATCTTAATAGTCATTCCATTGTTATTAGTTAAAAAATCTTTTTTTATTCTATACTGTTCCATGTCTTATGCTTCAACTCCTATCATTTCACAAAAATCTTTAATATCGCTAACAACACTGTCTCTGCCTTGCTTTATGTACTGCCTAATACAATCTGCCTGGCAAATAATTGATTTTCCCTTAAAAATGTCATTATAATCGTCAAATCTAGATGCATAAGCAACAAGCTCTGGGTTTTCATCAAGGTATTTTAGCCACATCCATTTATAGAACTCAAGACGAAAATCTGGTGGGAAATAAAACCCGTTGACAAAAATCAAATACAGGCTCATATCCTTCGTTTTCGCATTCTTTCCCTTTACATCGTAAATACTTTTTGGAGCATACAGGTTATTGTTCATCATGTCTAATGTGTTTGTAACGAATCGTTTAGATAGTTGATAATGCTCCTCTACAGTTGCTTTCTTACCGAACACTGTTACTTCCGCGCCAAAAGCAGAGAAACGAATGTCACCTTTTGTTGAACACTCAAGAATCAGCTTATCGTCTTTCCACCATGTTGTGTCAGCTAGCTGAGCCAAAATGTGACCGTGGCAAGATTTAGGATGGCAGTAGCAGCCAAGCACCTTGCCTTTTAATTCACTAAGCCTTGAAAGAAGGTTTCGTTGTGCAAATATATAGCCAAAGTATTCCTCTATTGCTTGCTCTCTGCTATCTACTTTGTATAGTGCTTGCGTACTGTCAAGATGAGTGTAAGGATTCCCCCAAACACTCCCGCGACCAATATAGACATCGTATGAATCGCCATGATGACGATTGACTACTTTAGTTGTCATTTAATCACCCAAATAGCAAGTATAGCGTCCCGAATAATGCCACGCACAAAACCACACTGTACAACGCACATGCTACTAGTCCCTTTAGTATATTCATTCCTCATCAGCATCCCATTCGTAGTTGTAGTTGTTTTTCTCGAAGTTGACTCTTGCCTTTCTCAGTCTAAGATTATACTCAACAATGATTTCGTCAAGCTGTGAAGGTGCAATCGTTGCCTTAAGTGTTGCCATTAGTGTCCGATATTCCATCGTTTTGTAGCGTAGGCTGTACAGAAACCTCTGCTCCTGCGTCGTCAACAGCGGCCGCCGAACCGCTATTTCCTTCTTTCGTGATTCTAACAATGTCTGTCTCCGCTTCCTGTAATCTGCGAAATTCATCTTCTCCAACTCCTATTTTAAAATAAACAACATCATTGACCCTCATTGTTTCAAAGCCGCTCTTTTTCAGCGCAGCTTCAACAACCCCTGGAGGCCAGAAAATATAATTGTTATCTAGCCCAGTTTTCGCTAGTGCCCATGTTTCATAGTAAGACATGTTGACACCCCTCCTACAAAATAAAAAAGTATTGTATTATGGTTATATTATACCACTTTACAATACCTTTTGGCAAGGATAAACCGCTTTTCGCCGTAGGGCACCCATTTTTCGCTCTGGCTCTGCCATCACTCAATTGCCCTACTCCAACCCCGACAAATGCTCCTCTATCTCCTTAATACCAATGCCATCACCGTACACTCTGAACTCTTTGCCGTTAATCGTCACGATGTCTCCCCAGAATGCTACATAGTGTTCATAGTGACCATCCGAGCATTTATAATACCATTCTGGCCCTATCGTTTCTTCCTTGTGAAGATTTTTATTACATACGGGACATGTGTATCTGTGCCATATTCCATTGTATTTTGATTGATTATACATTTGACACCAATCCAGATTCCACAACGGCTTTCCAGGCGGCCTTCCCATCTTCATGACCAGTACGATATTCAGAAAATTCAATGTATGCCCTAGGCAGACCATCAAATCCATCAGCAAATCCAATTCCATAGTCTTTATCTTTGTCGTTAAATGAACTAATAACATGAAGGAGTCCAATCCAATCTTTTTTTTCTGCCCCATGCTCAAGGGCGTAAATTGCGCCAAGACCACATGCACATCCATCTTTAAGTGTAACTTTTTGCTTAGGAATAAGTCCTGTTTTTTTATAAGCTTCAATTACTTGTTCTGGTTTAATTTTCATTTCAATAACCTTCTTTCATTCTTTGATATCCGCTGACAGAGCCAATGGTTTTTTTGGTACACACTCCGCTCAAGATGGTTGTGTCTTTCATACCGTTCATATCCTTAAAGTAAATTTCGCCGTCACCATAATGTAGGTCAATGGCTTTATATGTTTTTACACTTTGCCTGCTTGATCTGTGCATGTTAATTCATACACATTTGATTTTTCAGCTAAGGTGAATAGACTAAGAATAATAAAAGCTATAAACATTCCAAGGCTTACGAATGCAATATATTTCATTTATCAGCTAATCCTTTCATATATACCAATGCGAAACGTCCAATATAGATGCCCCTTTGTATGTTTCCGTTGGCATGTCTTTTCGTTCCAATACGGAAGAACTTTGCGTTAGCAGGGTCTTTGTCATACCACCAGTCACCTTTTTTCATCGCCCAACTCAAGTAGAAGTGCCGATTGTATTTCTTGCTAAGATGCAATAATAGACCATAATGCTTAACAAGTTGTTCTGTATTAATACTTTTTGAGAATCCAACTGTCCCCCATTTTGTAGGAAATGTCTTCATCTTTGTTTGGTATTTGCGCATGATACAAAGAATCCCTCCTCTACGGCCCAGACAAAAACTTGGAACTCAAATCCATAATCCCACAGTTTCATTATCGGAATCTTACCTTCTGGCGCGGTAAAAACAACTAGCTCAAGTGGATAAATAACATTTTCGTAATTTTTATTATTTTTTTCGACTATGATTCCACTCTCTTGCGTTTCTGGATGGATAGAAATAATTTTACCTGTATCATTAAAAAATAAGTATTTGCTCATTTTTATTCCCTCCTTAGAAATGGTCTACAAGAAGACATCCATCTGATTCCGTAAACATTTCTACTTTATTATTTGCTTTTTTGTACAACCTTTTTAGTTCAAAAAACTCTTTAACTGCCTCGTTTTCATCTTCGATAGTAAACAGTTCCCTTGTTACATCTTCCGCCAATCGTTCAAAAGCGTATTTAATTGCTCCGTAAGTTACCTGTTCCATATACTTTTCTTCGTCAGGATACTTCTTTCTTAGGATTTGTGCAACATGACCTCTGCTACATCCACACAGTTCAGTCATTCTCTGCAAATCGTGGTGATAAGTAAATACCGATCTGTCTCCAAGCACTTTTTCGATTGTCCTATTTCCCTTATATCTCATTTTTATTTCCCCTTTCCGAACCTCAAAGACCATGCGCCAAAACTAATGCTTAACCGTCCATGTGTTAACTGAAAACCAAATAAGAACCGACTAGGTTTAAATTGGAATCTCATTGCAATACTCCTTCTGATTTAGAATTGAAACATCCTGCCACTCTTCCATTTTCGTCATAATAAGGTGAAATCCCCCTATCGTATGTAATGTACTTGCATCCTGTTTTATCATCAGTAATTACAACGAAATAGCGTCCCGATAATTCAGCACTTTCGGTTTCTCGACATCCACTGAGTAGTAAAGCTGACAGCACCATAAGTGCTATTAATTTAACCTTCATTCAACTTCCTCCTTTTTCGCGGCGCGGGAGATGAGAAGAAAGAAGCGGCGTAAATTTTTACAGTTAAGCATCCATCTTTATCAAGAAGATAAGATGGATTTAGATTGTTCTTTCTTACATACTCATCTGCTTCCTCAATAGTTACAAATTCTTTTTGGCACCCATAGTTAACAACTGTGTAATCGGCCTCCTTTTTATTAAGCCTTTTTGTCCAGTGTAATTCGTACATTTTACAGACCCTCCTTTTCAATACATTCTTGTAGTGTTGCATAGGTACGGTTAGACAAAAGAAATTCATCTATCGATTCCCACTCGTCAGCTAGTTCGCCGCGAATAAAAATAACATCCTGCCCGCAATTAAGATCGCACTTCTCAACGCCACCGTATCCATCGGCGCGAAAAACATAAGAAATACCCATGTTCATAACTCCTTATAAATGTTCTAAAGTTTATTATTAAGACTTATTAATGTCTTTATCTTCAAGCACTTTTACCTTGATTTTACCGCTGATTGACTCCTGTACTGCCTGTAATGCAACAAGCATTACACTATGTACATCAAATTCACTATGCTTATCTGTGGCTACTTCAACCAAATAAACCCTTTTCATATAAATCCCCTTCGTTATAGTATACCTATATTATACCACATAAATACAGCGTAGGCAAGGTCAGAGGCGGATATTTTGCTTGTACAACTGTTTTCCTGTTATAAATGATCTCCATGTTGACTCATCCATATATGGGCATTCGTTCAGGTTTGCGTATTCACCAAACAGTAGCTTGGCAAAAAAGTTGTATCCGTTGGCCGCCGCCACTTCATCAGTAAACAGACCTATACGATACAGTCTTCCTTTATGCTTGATTCGTGACTCCCACTTGTCATTATTTTTTGTCACGCCTTTGTATTTAGAGTGCTTATCCTTGTCGTATGCCCTGATGTTTCTTGCATTTTCCTGTCTTGTGCAAATTCGAAGATTATCTTCTACATTAAAAAGTCTGTTGTTGTTAATGTGGTCAACCTCAAAATGTTGCGGCGGAAGACCCATAATGAAACGGTGCATAGGAATTTGAGAAAAAACGCCATCTACTTTGATATTTCCTACCACATATCCAGATGCGGAAAAATACCACCTACAAAGATTAATAAGGACTTCATAATTTTTAATATCAACAACTGTATAGACCCCTTCACCAAGAGGAATCCTTTTAAATTTACCATCAATTATTTCATCTGTTCGAATTGACTCCACATATTGCATAAACGATTCATACTTTGCTTCTGAAAGTTTGAGTCCAATACATGATTTACAGGCATCCTTCTTAATAAGGGATGCCGATCTTCGTTTGTATGCACTAATTTTAACTCTCTCAACCTCACCGCAATAGTCGCAGGCAACTAATACTTCGCCATCTAACTCCTCAATTAACAAATCTACCCCTCCATTGTTGTACCTATACAACTATTGTTATTATGCACCTTTATGGATAAGAATGTAGTATCTCGTTCCGCCGCGGGAAAAAGAGGAAATAAGCTGATAGCCCATATCATACATCAAATTAAGTGCAAAAAGGTAATTGTTATCGGCTCCACATAAAAATTCCTCGCCACCGTCAATCGAATAATAATACCACCCCGAATCCAATCGATACAATTCTGCGTATGTCATTGTTTGCCCTCCCCTTTTGGTCTAAGTATTTCACGGAGTTCCTTGTAACTCTTAATAATTTCATCCCACGCCTCATCATCTTCAAAAAGTTCCATGAGTGGGTACTCTTCCTGTTTAAGGCCACAGCCAGGGCAGACTAGTACAACATCGTCACCTGTGATCTCGGCAACAAGATCATTCCTGCAGCCATCGGCGCGACAAGTAAAAGGATGAAAATAAAGCTCAGTTTGGTATTCATTAATTCTATCTCTTATTTTAATCAAATCATTCATTGTTTACCTCCTCAATTACTTTTTCCAAGCCGTAGAGAACACGGTTCATACCATCAATAATCCCCTCATCATGACAGTATCCACATGCATTCTGAGTAGTATTATTTCTAAGCTTTTTTTCTAAATCAGCTATATTATTACGCAATTCATTTGCGTAAGCAAGTAATTGTTCAATTATTCTGACCCCTCCGCCTCCCTTGCTGGCGCACTCGTCGCAAATCCAATTCCCTTGCCCTGGCTTGTCGATAATCTTGTCGCAACCGCCAGAACATGCTACTACGCTGTGAAACATAGACATGTCCGACTGTATCTTTGTCACATCCATCTCTCTTGCTTTAATCTGTGACATGTCCCACCTGTTAAACATTACTCTATGTTTGTTATCGCATGTCTCACAAACGAACTTCACATCTGCGTATACAGATATACCCTTAACCTCGAATCGTTCTTCATTACAATAATCACACAGTACTTCGCCATGCATCGTTTCATCTTCTCTGTTCGCAATACCCTTAATCCAAGGCATTCTAATTCTCTCCCCTTATTAACATTTATTAATCCAGCTTCACTAAATCCCACGCACCACAGAAGTACTCCTTTGTATCGTGCCAGTATGCACACATCCTGTAGCGCCCCTTTTCTTCGGGAAAACCAAAATCGACTGTTCCTTCGGCATCAACCAACCACATGCCTACAACGCCGAAATCAAGGTCTGTGCCGCCCTTAAGACGAAACGCCGTAATCACCGATTCTTTATCTGTATCCCCGACAACAAACTCCACAACTACCTCAGTCAGTTCAAAACCATCCCATGTATATACCATATTAGTAACACTTGTCCTCCCATTTTATTTATGAATACAACACTATCTACTTGTACATATCCTTATACTAACTACATCTAACCAGACCCTCTAACAAAAACTAACGAGAGTGTTCGTCATTTCATTCCTCCACTCTCTCGGCGGCGCGGGGCAGGGAATGTCCCTGTATTTCCCCTTATTGTATTATACTTATAGTATATCCACTTTCCTATACTCTTATACGGGTGCACACGCCCCATATTCTTTTTGCCATTTCTCCAATCTACCCCGCCACATTTTTACTGTTTTCATGTCTCCTGCCCGTCTCGCTTCTACAATGTTACCCATAATCATGTGGTACTTTTCAACCATTTCCTTCATCCTCCTTTAGTGTTTTAAAGAATTATATGATACTTATATTATAACCGATCCACCCCCTTTTATACAAGGAAAAATCGATTTTTTATAAATATTTTTCGTTCAGAAATTGTAAGCAAAAATGGCCCCGATTTTTTTTGGAAAGTCGTTTCCAATTCGTTATGAGAAATGTATTTTTTCGACTTTTACACCCCCTATGGATATGTGTGCGTTGTTTTATGTAACAGGTGCGTACAGCTTATTTAGCCTTAATTAATATGGGAAGGTGCGCACGGATTTTCACCGGGGCCGCTGCCGTTTCAAATGAAATGCCCCCTGGGTGCAATTCTCATAACGATTATTATCAGAAGTGAGGGCCACTTGCCAGGTGTCTCCTCATTGTTGTATCTATACAATAATTGCAGTGCGCAGGTGAACATGCTTCCATCCTTCGCTTCATATCCTTCGCTTTTTATCCTTCATATCCTTCGCTTTTATCGTTCATATCCTTCATTTTTATCCTTCACATTTATGCTTCCATAACATATCGATCATTCCCTGGTGTTCTCTCCTCTACTGACTTGATACCGGGCAACTTTCTTTTTTCCCTTATAATGAAGAGAAAAATATTTTGCATGGGCAGCGTATAATATTAGACGATATCGGCAAGAATAAGAGTATAAGGGAGTAAACGAGAGCAGATGAGAGCAGCAGGAGGATACGGTACAATATTTGATTGTATTTGCTCAAAAAAAAGTCTTTACAACGTTTATTCCCTAGTGTATAGTGTTGACTTGTAAGACGGCAAGGCAATCCAAGAGCGAAACGGACGACCGACCTGGGCAAACAATCCCCATTGCAAGGCGAATGGGGGACGCCATACCGTGAAGAGCGGAAAACAGAAACGGGCCGTCAGCATTGGATAGGCAGCAAGGGGGTAGCTGACAGATGGCGACTGGTGTACTGTCACATCCTCACTGAAACACAACAATCCATCCAGCGGTATCAGTCCCTATATCAGTCTCCTAGCTTTTTAGAGAATGGGACACAGTTTTTCCTGGCTTTTCCGCCGCGCAAAAATTTCTAGTTGACAGCACGTTGGCGGGTATGGTAAGGTTAATTTGCATCAAAGAAAGGCAACACGGCAAGACAGCTTCGTCTGGTACAATTTTCAGTTACCAGCTGAAAGCTGAAAGCTTCATTATCCCAACGAATCACCAGCTGCGAGCTTGCTGGACTGCTTTCACAGGGTGCGAAACGCTTGGAGCATACACGGAAAGCGGTCGCCGTAACCACGCTTTAAAGGGCCGATGAAGTTCCTTGACAATTTAATATTTGATTGAAAACGCGACTTTTTCCGGTGAAGGGTGAACGGGGAAGAGTGGAGCAGCGGTTAGTAGCGTCAGCCTCTTGTGAGTAGGGAAACGGAATGCATGAGCGGAATATCTGGTATTCGAAAGCTTGGACACATCGCCAAGTGAGTAGGCGGGCAGGAAACTGGTGCAGGAAACGAAACGGAAAAGGGAGGCGGTGCCGAAAGGTGCCAGGCTGAATAGAGGGGGTGTGTTTCCGAAACACTGCCCAGGGTAAGGGGTTTATTGCGCGAAAGCTTTCAATGTCAAAGGGTTGCAGGGCTTGCGGGTTGTGAGTATAGACGTAGGCAAGGTGATTCAAGCGATGCTGCTTAAAACTAGGCCATCCACACGGCACGAGAATTAATCCGAAAGGGTTGAGCGGGTAGTGCTGTCGATGTTCACGAAAAAGGGCGATAATTTAAATCAAATATTAGACTAGCGCAGTACTGGTGAGGCTTCACACGTTTTTGGGATTTTTTCCGCCAGGCTAGTCAAGAGTACGGCAAGCATGCAAGGTAAGATCAAGGTTGCGATTGACCATCGCGTAAAGTCCCAGCGCATCGGTTTTCATGGTCGCAGGAATGTGTTCCTGCAGGTAGGTGCCCGCGCTTATCCAGGTTAGAAGCTTTTTTGCTCTTCTGGCCTGCACTTCTCCTCGGTTAACCTTGTGTGCTTGTCGTATCAATAGTAGGGAACGAACGGAATAGGGAAAGCGAATGATTCCAGTCTAGTGTGCGAATGTATCGGGGTGAGTAGTTGACCAACGGCATGAACGGCACTAGCTGGTGTTGTTTGCGAGAAAAGGATTAAAACGTTTTCGGTAGAGCTATCCAGTGACAGTTAATTGTCGCTGTCGGACTGTGCCTTATATGATAGGCCAACAAAACCGAATCTTTTCTCCTTTCCTTTTCCGCGGCCGTTTCCCGAATTATGCGCGAATGATCTAAAATTATATCCTTGGAGGGATAACGAATATGAACATTCTGACTGCTAAACCGATTTCTTTTGTTCAAATGAAGAAGCTTAACGAGGAAGCTGGTATGCACTGGTTTTCGAAAGATACCATGCGGTATTGGGGAACGCGGCTGCTCGGTGCGCCGAATCGCTATAACATGTTCGTTACCAGCGAAAAGGAAGACGATGTGCGTAAATCGACAATTCGCATGTTTAATCCGAAACGCAACCAAGTTGCTACAATCGGCGACTTTTTTGCCTTCGAAACGGCAGCGAAAGCCCATGCGATGAAAGAGAAAATCGCTAAAAAGCTGGATGAATTGAAAGACGATTCGCAGCTGCAGCGCGTGATGGAAGACCTTTACGGTGCTGAATGGGTAGACGGAAAGTTGGTCTTCATCTCCTATGGCGACAAGGAGGAAGGCTACAAGCAATACGAATTTGCAATCGAAATCTAATATTTTGATCGATCATTCGCGTATAATTGGGGAAACGACATGTCGTTTCCCTTGTTGATTGCCCAATAGTCTAAAATTATATTTCGGGAGGAATATGACAATGAAAATGATCGAATCGATTTACAAAAAGGCTGTCGAGCTTGCTGAGCAATCGGAAGAGCATCGCGGCGAAGCGAAAGTGCGCTGCAAGGTCAATACGTATAAAATTGTCGTAAGCCTGTTTGAAATAAGTCTTTATGTCAATGATCGACGGCTGCTGACTATCGGCCGCTATCGCTCGGTGCCTATCCTTCAATATTGGGGAAATACGGGAACACATCGAAGTGCAATGAACGCGCTGCTTTCCTTGGTTGGTTCTTCCTATCGTTTCCGTTTACACTACGGGATGCTGCAATTCGCGAATTGATCTAATATTCGACTATTGGGTGATGAACAAGGGGGAACGACTCCAAGAATTTATTTTTAGATTTTCTTTTCCCCACGCTTGACAGTTTTAAGCTTTAAGTTTAATATTGTATTCAGAAGGGAAAACAAACCAAAACGGAAGGAAAGTGGTAACGGTGAACAGTAAAGAGTTTATGGAGCAAATGAACGGGAAGCAGCAGTCGCTGTCGGCAATCAATCGTTTTATCCGTCAAGGGTGCGAATTTGAAGCACCTACTGCAAATGGACCAGGCACAACGCTTCGTCGTCTGAATACAATCGGCGCTGGCTGCGCCTCTTCGAAAGCAATAAACGACGGCAACGGCTGGAATGACGATTCTCATACTGACGGCGGCGGCTGCTACGTTGAAAATCGTGACTGGCACTCAACGGAAACTTCAACTAGTCCGTTCCATGCTTACGATTTCAACGGCATTAAAGATGAGTTTGATCGTATCATGCCGATTTACCTGGAAGCGTCGGGCGGCGTTCGCCATAACTACGGTGCCAGCACACATGTGCACACTGCTGTCGCCTATGCGGATTTTGGTGGTGAGGATGGTTCTGTGGTGGCAATCAAGCTGCCAGTCATGAAAATGTACCGCAACGTTGCCATGTTCTTGGTTCGTTTCCTCCCAGTGCTGAAATGGGTGTCAATGACAAACATTCGCGGTGCACGTAGGACAGCAGGGAATGGTTATGATATGATGCATGGCGATAGGCTTTACTCTTGGTACAATGCCGTAGAGTATAATATTAGAACGGCTGTCGGTACAGAAGAAAATGGTCACACGAAAAAGACTGACGGCTATATGGTCAGTATGCAGCGCGAATCGTGTTTCCGCATTCCTTGTGGCAATGGCTTCTGGAATCGATATGACGGCCGCGACATGGAATACGAGTGGGATACACGCTTTACTGATGCATTCCACTTCGAAAACCGCATGATGGACTGCAATTTTTCCGCTAGCATGATGTCCGCTTGGTTCGCCTTGAATCGCGCAATCGCATTGTTTGCCTACGATATGGCGCGGAATAGCTTCTACTTCATGCCGTCGAAAGCTGAAATCGAGGCCAGTCAAAATCAGGCTCAGAATCATTCGGTGAATTGGAAACGAGTGGATAAGACGTATATCGTCGAAAATTATACGCTAATGAAGTCCTATCTTTTCAAATATTTCAAGCTTTCTGGTTCGCTGGATGCGCTGGATGTGCTTGACAAACTGATTGACTGCCCGATTCCTCAGTTTTTGGAGGAAAACAAAATAGAGCAAAATTACGACATGACGAAAATGGAATCACACTTTTCGACTCGCATCAGGGTGCGCGATGATGAGCTGCGCGGCCGCTATATCGAAGCAATCAAGCGTTTCGCGGTGCCGATGGCTGGAAACTTGAACGACTTTCATTTGAACATCGCTGCTTTCCTTGGGGTGCAGCAAAAACAAGCGGTCAGCCTGTATCAAATGTTCAAGCGTGAAAATGTCGATCTTGAGTTTATGGCGGGCCGCCTGGTGTACATGGGTGATTGATTCGTAAAATGCTAGGGTGAGACGATGGTCGAATATTAGATTCATCGTCTCATTCAATGGATTGTACGAAACAATCTAAAATTAGATCGGAGGAATAACAATGCTAAAACTTGGCTACACGAATTTTTGGGAAATGGAAGAATTGCCTTTGTTGTACATTCGGCCGCGCAAGACTCGTCGGAATGGAGGCAAGAAATGATGAATCGACTCGCTGAAAAGCTTAATTTGAGCGGGCATAAAAAGGAGGAAAACAAAATGACATTGCCTAAAGCGTATTCACCGGAAACTGGTTATCAATTTCAGATTCTTTGCCGTATGCAAGGTGATAGAGAATATGAACACTGCGACTATGCAACGGACAGAAGCGACAAGGTGCACTTGCTTTCCAACTATCGCGCAGCCTATGGCGCAGGATGGTCATTCAAAACGATCATACTGCCGCAGAAATACTGGCCTCAAAAACAAGCTTGAATCGCTTAGCAAAAGAGCAGGAGTTTAATATTAGATTCCTGCTCCCAATTAAGCAATTCAATCTAAAATTATATTCTAGGGAGGAATAACAAAATGGCAACGGCAACGGTTTCGAGAGGTCAGTTTACTGGTCAGTTTTTTAACTATCGTTCGCCCGAATTTAATCGCACTATCATGATGGAATTAATTGGCAAGGATGCAGCTGGTTCAACGTTCTTCATGGCACACGTTGACGATAACACGGCAGTAGAAAAAGTGTTTGCTGATTGGGAAATTAAGTTGCCAGCAGTGCGTTCCAGGTTCTCCAAAGTTGAGTCTCCGGCCCCTGCAATCAATCCTGTGCGTGAAACGGTACCGCGGCAGGAATATCAAATTAGGGTGAAAAAATGGTTGACGAAACAGGAAAATAATCCTATCCCTTGCCGTGAAATGCGTGGTATAATCAAAAAAGAGACTACAAAAGCCTACCTGGTCGAGTTGAAAGGCTTTTTGGCTCCATCGTCGCATTGCTTGCATTGCGGTCACGAATTGACGCATCCTGTCAGCCTCCTGTATGGATTAGGGCCGATATGCGGACAGCACTTCCATATCAATCCGCTAAATTCGGAGGAAGAGCTGCAGGAGCGATATGAAGAAATGAAGCGTCAAATGGCCTCATTCACCTGGTCAGGTTGGATTCCGAAAGTTGCAGTTGTGAACATGACAAAGGTAACGGAGGCACAGCATGGATAAGAGATTCTTTCAATCAATCGGCATCACATGGGGGAGGCCGCGCTGGCAAGTGTGGCTTTCCCTGTTGGCTATCTCAGTTGTCGGTACGGTTGCTATTGTTGGCTTGTATATAATTTTATACACTATTCTTTCCCCGGTTAGCGACTTCATGAAAGGGGTGCACTGAATGGTATCTGATAGCTATTATAGTCTCTTATCCAAGCTGGTGGAAGCGGAAACGAATGGTAAGCATCGCATGGCTGCTAAGCTACGCAAAAAGGTAGCAATGTGGAAAGTTAGCGTCAAATAATATACAAAAAGGAGGCTTTAGTCACAATGAAGCTATATGTTGTCATGAAAGACGAACAAAACCGGGATGCACGAAACTTTGATTCCGTGTGGAGCACACAGGAATTAGCAGAAGCACGTTGTAATGAATTGAACAAATATGACCGTAACCCTAAAACGAATCCTACTGCTTGGTGGGATGATGTGGAATTGGATGAGGCATAGTTTAAATCAAATAATATACTTTAAGGAGGGACGAACATGAAAGAGATTAAGATCGTAAAAATAGCACCTGTCGAGGGTGCGAAAGTCGAGAAGAACAATGGCATCGGTGCGCATCGCTACTTTGTTCCTGTTACCTACCATTTGGAGGATGGGACAACGGTTACTGGTAGACTGCGCCGCCATTTACTGCGAGATATCAAGGCAGAACTTGCAACGTTGCCGAAGGAAGTAAATAACATCGTTGCTTGCTTCAATGACAAAGGTGAATTTTGGGGGACACAAGTAAGCTATAATATTGGACGGCAAAATTAAGTTGCAAGCTTAAAGCTTATGTGTTAAAATCAAGCTATTGAGTTTAATATTCAATAGCTTGGATGGCTACATAAGTTGAAATCTAAAATTATATTGGAGGGATAACAATGGCAAGGCACATCATTGGGAATCGTCTTAATGAATTAGGTTCTCTTGTGAGATTCACACATGAGTATTCTGATGCTGAGTTTGAGGAACTTGTTTCGTTTGTCGGTGGCTTTTTGCCGCCTGGTTGGGTTGCTTGGCACTTGGAGGACGATAAGAATATAGAAAATTCGATGCGCGTTCAAGCGTTGTTGCAGATTCCAAGCTATGTCGAAATACACAATAAAGAATTAAGTAAGAATACAATTTCAATGATGCTCTTTCGGCATGTAGTAGAATATAAGACTTTAGGGACGGTGAGATAATGGGCAAGAGGAAGCGGCAAGAACAGTCTATGAGCTGGAATGACGCAATCAATATTTTGTTCGGCAGCAAAGATACTGCGCTGGATGCGTTGGCAAACGTTAAGGAGAGAATCAAAAATTCTACTCTAACTGACAAAGAGAAACAAGAGCGTATAACATTATATTCTTCGCATGAATCTGAATTGTTGCATGAGGTTCTATCCGAGCATTATGCAGATATCTCTTATCCAGTGAGTGAAGTATGAAAATCCACATCGGTATTGATTTAGGGAAACGTTGGCGCAAATGGTTTGTGTTCGTTGAGGACTGCGGCCGAAAGATGGTGTTGCAATCGAATATTATAACGTATCGGAAAGCTGAAAAGGTCAAAGTCAAATTTTTGACCATAATGGAGGGATAACAAAGTGACCGATATTGTCTATGTGACGTTACATCCTTATCAAGTTGTAGAGCCAGGCTCCAAGTGTAGACCTGAGGATGAGGAAGTGACGGTAATTCAAATACTTGGCGTTGTCGGTGATTCTCTTAATAGCAGAACAAGAGTGAAAATGCTTGTTTCGAGGGAGGCGTGACATGTTACTACTTTCCCTTTTGATTTTTGCTATTGTTGTCGCCACCAGCTGGAAATATGGATTGACATTGGAAGATGAGGGAGTCGATACTGATTCCCTTTATATGGCTAAAAGTAAGAAATCAAATATTAAATTCAAAGGAGTTGACGATAATGGCGAAAAGAATGTATGCTGATGTTGTTATGAATGGGGTTGAGGTTAATTTGGCTCTTCGTGCCAGTAGTGAAAAGGAGGCGCGTACTAAGCTTGAGACTTTCCCTGAATATCGGGGTGTCAGTCAAATATTAGACATTTCTCCGAATGTTCCTCGCCGCCAAGAAGAAGAGAAAGAAGACGAGAATACTATTCCTCTTGTACGAAATCGCGGAAAGAATCACTGGGCTAAGCTTTATACTGGTGGAAAGCTACATACATACTAAGTTAGGTGGTATTTAAATTGCCCGAATTTGAATATGCTTATCTTGTTATGGAGAGTCGTTTATATTCCACGAATTGGATTCTATCGTGTGCTAAAAAGGAAACTAGTCTTGATGTTCCCGATCTTTTGACTGCCCTTAATAAAGTCGGAGAGCAAGGATGGGAACTGGTCGCATGCGACGGCAGCCGTTATATCGTAAAGCGTAAAAAAATCTAAAATCATATCGGAGGAATTACAATGCCAGTTTTAGCAAGCAAGCAAACGTATTGGGGTAAGATCAATATATACGGCATGAGAAACAATAAGATTGTTGTTGGATATGAAGGAAAGCGGCGCGACACCCGCGAATTACATGAATCCGCAACGGACAACGGCAAGGATTGGACTTTCTTATTTGACGGAACATATTGGATGTTGTCCTATGACTTCAATCTAATTTTGGATTCTATTGGTAGTTTGGTTCGTGTTCAAGGCGAAACTGGAATCGAAAAACAATATCCGTTCTTTGTTTATGGCACCTTACGCAGAGGAATGAGTAACCACAGATATTATTTCCATAAAAAAACAATTCGCGAAGAGGCGGCAACAATACAGGGTGAATTGTTTGTTAGGGGATACAGTTTGCCTTACATGTTCGAAGGTGACAAGAAAGTGCATGGCGAAGTTATGTGGGTTGACGAAAAAGACTATGTCCGTATGCTGGCTGACCTTGACAGCCTTGAGGGGTACAATCCAAAACGAAATCCAAAATATAACCATTACAATCGCAAGCTGGTTAATGTTACACTCTCCGATGGTACACAGGTGGAAGCGTGGGCATACTTCTGTGCGGACACCAGGGCAAAGAATGGTTGCCGCGCTATTCCACATGGCGACTATGTTTTATACGTTTTTAGCGGTTATCGCGCTTAAAACTGTATATAATATTAGATAGCTACAATGTGAAAGACTAGAGGTTATCGGTCAGTTTGATGAATAAGGGTGCATTTCAGCTCAATAGGTAGTAGCTGGTAACATTTGCACACAGGCTCCTTTCCCACAATGGGATTGTTGAGTAAATAGTCAAATGTTAGACGATAAGTATAGTGAAAGACATTAGTTGCTATCGACAATAATGGAGGTAGATATTTATGCCACTACTTGACGATACTTAGATAATTATATTATAATTGAATTATGAGAGTAAAACATTGGACTTTAGAAGTAACGTGCTAGGCTGGCACATACGCTGGCCTAGCATACAATATTATATTTAATAGGGAAGGTGATATGCGTGATTATGTCAGATGAAATGAGGGATAGGCTTGCCGATGTTGGCCTTTTGTCAAATGTGGAACAAAAAATCAAAGTTTTTGAAGCAAGGAGAGGAAGGCCGCTAGATAAAGATGAAACATCTATTTTTACTATGGGATTTATAGAGTGCTTTAGTTGCTTTCTTGATGCACAAAAAAGAAATATGGGACAATAGCATAAAAGATAGCAAACTTGCATATACTTGTATCAAAAAAAGAGAAGGTTGGTGCAAAGTATATGGAAATGTTAAACGAAAACGAAATTACTGGTTTTTTCGTCAGTGGGAAATTTTTTCGACTGATTGCTACAAATCACGCAATCAAACGTATTAAGCAACGCAGACTAAACAAGTATCAAATTGCCAGTGCTATCTTGGGATTAGGGACGAAGTTGGAAATGTACAATAACAGCGGCAAACAAATTCTAATATCCGACAAGGATAAGAACCTGTCAACAATATTTGCAATCGAAAAATATAATATTGTATTGGTGACAGTGCTTGATAAGGCGAATCCATACGTCAAAGAGAACACAGTTGTAGAATCTTTCTCATTCCAATATGCGTAAAACAAAGGAGATAGTAAAATTGAAAAATCGAGTTGTAATGTGTGAAAAGTGCAATAACAATTCCGCTAAATTCACTGTCTATTTTTTGCCCGGTAGCGAACATTTTAGCGGTAAAAGACTTTGTATCTCTTGTTGGTCGAGAGTTATGACAGACATAGCTTATGATGAAGGTGCCGACAGCCTGGCTAAGTTACTGATTCGCAACAATAACTATCAGTTTACTGAGCATGTTATGAATCAATTATTTGATTCTAAAACCGTGGGGGCGGCAATGGCTCCGTACAGTGAAATGGTGCCGATGTTTACTTACGGCATTCTCAAATATGTCGAGAACATTGAGGCAGAAGGTGGCGTTAACATTATCCCTAATGCCTATGTTAAGAGTCAAATAATGTACGCTACTGGTGGTAGAGGATTCCCGGTTACGAAATTAACGGAGAACGAAAGTGACAAAGTGTACGGCACATATTTTGAAATTCCGCTGCATATTGTCGTAAATTCCTACGATTACACAGAAGGGTATAATCCTGATGCAAGTCCTGAGTACAATATGTACAATCGCATGATGATCGATGTTTATTTGCCTGACGGCACTGTGAAGCAAGCGAATCAGTATATTGCTAATGCTGATTGGTTTGTTGACAGCATGGTGCCTGAGTTTCAGATCATGACAGGCAATTACGATGATAAGGAAACGCATTTGCGTCAAATATTAGACGAAAAGATTAAGTGATTTTTCAGTTGACAGCTTAAGTTAGAATCAATTATAATACAACTATAAGATAAATCAAGGAGGCGGATTGCAATGTGCAAAAACCATGGAATTAATACTCCCCGTCGATTCGGGGTAGAGCTTGAGGGATACGTCAATAGCCGCGTTTATGGACGCGTAATAGATGGGTGCGAATGGGATATTGAAGACGATGGCAGCCTACGCAATGGCGATACCGAATGCGGCAGCTGTCAAGGTAGTGGACATGTAGAATGCCCAGACTGCGACAGCGATGGGGAAATTCACTGCGAACACTGCAACAATGGATATGAAACTTGTGACGAGTGCAGCGGAAGCGGGAAAGATGAGGACGGCAACGTTTGCTGCGAATGCGATGGTGAATGTGAAATAAACTGCGATCATTGCGATGGTCGCTCTTATGTGAAATGTCCACGTTGCGAAGGTACAAATGCAATTGAATGTTATCAGTGTGATGGCTCTGGGTACGTTGAGGCGGACGATTACGGCATTGAGGCCAAATGTGAACCGCTTTCCAATACACTTCCGATTTACAAAATGTATGACTGGCTTGACGGCAACGGCTGGCATGTTGACAATACAGCTGGCCTACATATTCATGTTGAAGTAGAAGATTATACTGTACACGACTTTCAGAAGTTGCTTGCATTGACGGTTGGAATTGAACCGTTTATTTATTCGGTAACAGAAGAGTATCGTTTCACGAGTCAGTACTGCCGCCCACTTTCCGAATATAGGAGCCAGGTTCTTCGTGCGATTGGAAGACTGGACTTGTATAATATCGGTAGCGTAAAATTTTCAGACACCAGATATATGGGACTTAATTTTGATGCTTATGCCACATATAGAAAGACGGTCGAGTTCCGTTATTTCTACCCACAGAAAAGTGCTGACATGGTGGAGGCATATGTCGAGTTGGTCACACATATGGTTAATTTTGCAAAGCATGCGACCATGGAACAAATACTGGTTATTGTCGGTCAATTATTAGACGCTAACTGCACATTCGATACCAACAAAGAGATTATTGTCGAAACGCTCAAGCTTGAGTGTGCAGTTTTACTTCAACAGCAGAATGACGTTTTTGACAATTACGATCTGTTTACTGCAAATGAATTGCAAGCTATTCAGGTTATCCGCTCCTCCGCTGCAGTATAATATTGCATTATAACGGAGCAGTGATCTAATATTGGTTGCTGCTCCAAAATAATCAATATTTCTACTTGACACCTGGTTATAATGCATTTATAATATAAAAACAGATTAAAAATTTCGAAGGGAATGATGTTGTAATGTGTGGTATTTCGGGGATTGTTTTGTTGAAAAAAGAGCGGACGGAGAATATGTGGGCCGCGATTCGTTACTTGTTCGATGAGATTTTGGTCGAGACGCAAGATCGTGGGCACCATGCTACTGGCCTGGTATCATTTCTTCGCGATGGTTCTTCTTATGAGATGCACAAGGCTGCTGTGGAGGCAAAAATGTTCACGACATTCGATGAGCAATATGATTCGATTATCAGGAATATCGATGATAATACTGCCTCTATTATCTCTCATACACGGTATTACACCAAAGGCAAGCCCGACAATAATAACAATAACCATCCGTTTGACATCGGCAACGTTGTCGGCGTTCATAACGGCACAATCTCCAATGACGATGAACTATTTAAGCAATACGAAGGAAGATTCGAACGTATTGCCGAAGTTGACAGCGAGATCATCTATCAGTTAATCAATTATTATAATCAAGACAAGATTACGTATCAAGGACTACGTAATGCGCTTGAGGAAACAAAGCTGCGCGGCATGTTCGCCTTGGCTTTTGCACACAAGGCACAGCCTCACCTTGTTCACATTGTGAAACAAGATCGTCCAATGGATTTTGTCTATTGGGAAGAGGCTGGCGTGCTGTTCTTCAATTCTGAAAAGAAATTCATTCTTGACAGCTTCAATAAGCTGCGCCGCGTAGGCAAACGGTTTAATATCTGTGAGACTTTCACGCTCAAGGAATACGAGCTGAAAGCAAATAATTATGTTATGTTGGATTCGACAGCCGATTCCTACGAAACCATGATTAGTGAGCCTGTGAGCATTCTCATTGCATCCAGTGTGTCGAAGGTAACATACACTAATAATGAATACTGGAATACCAGGGGTACGAATAGCACAAACAGTACTCGTGTCTCCGCATCCGATTCCATTGGTATGATTATCGAAGGAGAACTTGATCCTATCACTGGCGAGGTCATTATCTATACCAGTGCACAGGCCGCTGGCGTCGATGAAGAAGACGGCGAGGAAGAGAACGAAATTGTATTCTGTGCCGAATGTGAAGATGCGTTGCAAGAGCATGAAGTGCACGCTGCCTACAATGAAGGTGCAGCAAACGACAACACTTACTACTGCGCAAAATGTCACCAACAAGCTCTCACTGCGCTGTTTCCTACAGTCTAATATAATATACTAAAGGGCTTTTGCCCTTTAGTTGGAGCAATAAGCAAATCTAATTAAGGATTTTGTAGAATCGGTCTAAAATTAGATTAAAACAGCAGACCAACTGTTTCCGCTTATTGCTCCAACTAAGTGGCAAAAATCTAAAAATATATTTTAATTAGGAGGATGATTAATTTGTCAGCAAATGTGGAGGAAAAACTGCGGTGTTGTACATGTGGATTGGTCGATAAAACAGGATTAATTAACGGCATGTGTACCGATTGCTACGATTTGTCCCTAGATATTGGCAAGGGATTCACAAAAGAACAAAAGAGGCAGCTTGCATCTAGGCGTAGAAAAGCCTTAACTACTTGAGGAATGCATCATGGAAAATTCTTGTGGGTAAAATTTAAGTTGATAACTTAATCATTATCGGGTATAATATTAGAGAAAAGGGGGTGCCGATATGACATTCGGTGAACAAATTAGGGTTGCAAGGTTAGCAAAGAAATTTACAAAATCAGAGGCTGCAAGGCGTGTCGGCATCACGCCACAGTATTATTCCGATATCGAGAAGAAAAACATTATCCCATCCGAAGAAGTGATTCAAAAAATAGTTGATACGTTTGAACTTGACGAGAAGCAAATTTTCACCTTGGCTAATAAGTTGCCGCCGCGGATTATCGAGGAAGCAAAGCGAAAGTATTTTGGGGAGGGGGATAATATTGTACGATTGGATGGACGAAATTAGTTTCCAGAACGAACAGGACGAACAAACGATAACAGTCGTTATTGCAGTTGTAGGCACCAAAAAAGAATACGTAGTGAATAATGCTAATGGTGCAGCTGATGCATTAGTTGAAAAAACACACATGCTTGCTGAAAAGTCATTTGTTAAGTATGCCGATATCAGAGGCTTGAGTGGCGGCATACTTAAGTTTAGAGATAGGCACATAATCAGCTATAGAGGCAATTTAAGATATGTCTTAAACTTCACTCCGTTTCTTTCCCATGATTAATATCTAAAATTATATTGTTAAGGGAAGTGTTAATCTTGTCTAGGCTGCCTGATATTTTGGGTGTCGATGCGGTTGTAGCGTCTATTATTGTATTCAAAGATGAAGAGCATAAAGAATACAAAATTCATGAGCCGTGGGATTTTCGAATCAAGCTTGCCTCGTTGAAAGCTGGCGACGTCTTGAATATTAAGGGAATCGGGCGGCTGCGAGTTATGTTGTCAAGAGAATATCACACTGGCGATGGTTTTATCGATATCGTTGAATACGTTATTGACTGCAATTGGATATCAGATTGGTGGGATAATGTTACAACGTCAATTGTCGCGTCTTTTGCTGATAGCAGACGAGTCGCGGAAGAAAGGAGGATAGAATCTATTATTAAACGGGACTTTGAAAGGACGTGGAAGTGATGACATGGAAAAATGAATATTATTATGGATATATTATGGTGGAAGAAGATACGCTTTTTATTAAGGATTTATGGAATAAAGATATATTTAAAAAAGTTATGCAGATCAAAGTCGGTAGCAAATTAAAAATCCACCGCTTGGGTATGTTGGAAGTCATTCGTGCAACTATCACTCCATATGAAGAAGATGATAACAGCATATGCAAAGAAGTTTGTATTTTCTGTAGAAGATTAGACGCTTAGGGAGGCGGCCGCTTGTGTTGAAACTTGCGATGATCGAGTTGGAAGGAGAAGTATATCCGATTCGTGATGCAGAAGAGGTTGCAGGAGCAATTGAATCGCTGAAAGAGGGAATGGTTTTACCTGTAAAATGGTTAGGCATGCTGAAAATCTACAAAATTACCAGGGAGCCGTATTATTGCATGTTGGAACAAGGCGAGAGGGAAATGGTCACATTTTATACTCAAAGGAGTGAATTTGATTCATGGCTAGAATCGCGGAAGCTTGCATAAAGATTGTTGCGCCTACTAAGATAAGAACGGAATTTCCTATTAAGAATATAGAAGAAGTTGCCGAAAAGCTTGAGGCAATTGGCCTTCGCGATTCATTTGAAATTTTGTCAATGGGTACGCTTAGTATTAGGAGTATTGTCATGAGGCCGATAAACCCTTTTCTTGATTCTTCATCTCGTTATCTATTTGAATTTGATTATGACGATGAATATTATAACTGGGATTCTTGGCCGCAAAAGTTGGAATTTCTTTGTGAGTTGGTCGGTTTTGATGATTGACAAACTTGTAAAATAAGTATAAAATAAGAAGAGGTAAACATTATGCCGTATGACTTTGCATATATAATAGTAAGCGGTATTCATGGGGGGATATATAAGATTAGACTTGACAATACAGTAACTAAAATTATCAAAAGAGCAAATATAGGAGATATTTTTAGCATAAAAGGATTAGGGCTATATCAGGTAACTGGCTTTGAAATTAAAGCAACAAGGGTTGCCGATGCTTCCTTTCGATATCACTATATTAAAACAGATTGTATTCATTATACAGGAGGATGATAATAATGGCTCAGAAAGTAAGCATGTTTGAAAAGCTGATGTTTAGCAATCGAATGGGACGTATCACAAGCCGCGATGTTGACTACTGGAAAATGACGTTTGGGAAAATCCTCAAAGTTGGGGAAGAGTTTGAGGTACATATCCCACGAGAGCATGACCAAGAATATATTTTTAGACGCTTTCGCCAGGTATTCCAACCAACGAATACAATCGAATATGTTGGTCAGACAGGTGTGCTTGAGGTCAAAACAGATGGCTCAGTGCCGAATGGTATGGAGCTGGTAACAGTTGGCCGCCGTTTCGACTGGAAACTGTTCTACGAAATGAACAAGTCAATCATGCAGCAGTTTCAAGAGTTTGACTTTTATACCACGCATCACACAGGGATGCATATTCACATGCTTGCAAGCTATAACGGCGAATTTTCTGAGCTGGAAAAGAATGTGCCTGAAATCATCCTGGCAAACTTCTATCAGCTTCATAGGATTTTTGCTCCTGAATTATTCTGGATTGCAAGTGGTGGCGCACAACGGTACGCAATTACACGATACACATTGTTCCGTCAGCCTCCGTTCGATTATACCCCACTCCAGCATTCGATGCGCGATATTCAAAGTGGTATGAATCATAAATACGGCAAGTATCAAATGGTAAACCTGAATCCGCTGCGCTTCGACGGTCATGAAATTTGCCGATTCCATGTCGAGATTCGCTATCCTGATACGCACCTTTCTCCTGCTTATGCAAGCGCACTGGTTGCTCTTGAGGTTGCTATGCTGAATAAAGCAATCGAGATTAGTCAGTGTGGCCTAATCAGCATGAAGCAGGATGAATATGAAATGCGCCGCGCATTGTTTGACAAGTTTGCAAATTCTGGCACTGGTGAGCGTGACAGCGACTCCAGCGAATTGAGCGACGAAGATATTACTAAACTTGAGCAAATGGCTAACGATATGGTTCGTTGGTTCAAGTCCGATATCACTGCGATTAGTCCGACTGCCTACGAAATCATCAAGAAAATTGCTGTTACTCCTGCATCCATGATGCGAATCGGCGGCAAGAGCTGGCGGATGATCGAAGATTATATTTATCCGCAACAAGTAATCGACAGCGAACACATTGACAACCTGAAAGAAATCATCTCTTTGCAGCAGATCACTGACTGTCCAAATGTTTCAATCTGGAAAAACAAAGTTGCTAACCGCTTGTCGGTGCCGATTACGAAAGTCAATGAATTGCTTGAGTTCATCGGCAAAGATAAGATTGTAGCATTCGATAGAGAGATCGGTGCTATGCTGTACAGACAAATTGTGTAGGAGGGGTGAGTGTTAGTTGGATAAGGTACTAGAAGCAATCGACGCTGAAATCGAAGAGGCTGAAAAGTCTCTTGAGCATGCAGAAAGAGAATACAGAGCTATGGGCTGCTATGAAGACTGTGGCCCCTTCTACGAGGGCTTGCGTGATGAAGCTGAAATGAAGCTTAAAGACTTGGTGCATATTAGAAAGCTGGTTGAAAATTTAAAACATGGGGGTAGTATGGTTGAAAAAAATACTCTACAATACTAAGTATGGTGGCTTTGGATTTTCCGACGAGCTACTGCAAATGTTTGGCATTACCGATGGTCAGTACGGTACCAACGGGCTTGAGTTTTGTCATAATTTGAGCAATCGAACGAATCCACTGGTGATTGCCGCTGTCGAACGAATTGGCCTTGAAAAAGCCAGTGGTGAATGTTGTAAGTTGGCTATTGAGGAAATAGGTGACGATGATATTTATGTAATTGAGGAATTTGACGGCAAGGAGAGGCTATTATTTGTTTGTCGAGCAAAGAACAATCTCGTGTATTAAAATGTAATATTAGACCCATTAAAGCTTCCAGAGAGTAGCTATGGGTAACGTATAAAATTAGATTAGGATTAGGATGTGATAAGCTGTGTCTTATGCTTTAGATTTACTAAAATCAAGAAAAGAGGAATATGTTACCATCCTAGATATAACTAACAAGCAATTGGAAAAGGGAAGAGAGATTCTTCGAAGCAACTACGAAATAGAGGCCGCCAAAAAAGCAAAAACACACCACGAAAGATTGCTAAGTGAAATAGATGACGCAATCGAGAAGTTGGAAAGCGCGGAAGCGAAGAAAGTATATATTGTGACACATATTCCGGTTTGGGCAGATCATGCCCACGGAAAATCCGTCCACGATAAAGGTTTTCTGACAATGGCCGCAGCTGAAAAGTACATCGAAGAAGAGAAAGAAAAGGAAAGAAAACAGGCTGGTGGTACTGATATGTTTATTGGTGATTACGATGTTGAAGAAATTGAAATTGCCGAGGAATAAACAATGGAAAGCAATATATTGCAATTGCCGTTGCAATATGTTATAATTATCTTATATCAAAAAATCCAAAAACGAAAGGTTGATCTAATGTGTGTGGAATAGGTGGAATCCTTATTTTTCCGAAGAATCGAACAAGCGAGGAAATGCAGTATTTGCGTCTCCTGGCAAGAAATATTGCAGTTGAGAATGAAATACGCGGCCGCGATTCAACTGGCTTTGCTTTCTTTACTAAGAATAATCAAAGTATCTTTAAATATCCTATGCGGGCGGCGGAATTGTGTCGGACAACGGCATTTAGCCATTTTAACACTCGCTACTTGAATAAAAGCACAAAGAACGTGCTTATTCATACCCGCATGGGTACAAAAGGTTCTGAGAAGAACAATCTAAATAACCATCCAATTGAATCGCACCGCTATGTTGGCGTTCATAATGGAATGATTCAAAATGACGATATGCTGTTTGCAAAGCACAATCTGTATCGTGCGGCCGAAGTTGACAGCGAAGTTATTTTCCGCTTACTAGACACAAAAGGCGACATTATTAATGACGATGGCCTTGTTTGGGCAGCTGAGCAGCTTAGCGGTTCCTTTACAACGGCTTTTGTTCCTAAGAAGAACAAAAATTTGATGTATATCATCAGGAACGACAATCCAATCACAATGTACATGATCGACAGCTTAAATGTTATTATATTTGCTAGCGTGGAATTGTTTCTTAAGAATGCAATTTCAGACGCCAATGAAGAGCATCTGACAGTAAATGTGAGCTTTGAGGATGTGTCTTCTCTTGAGCCAAAAAGACATGGAATCTACAAATTTGATACATCTAAGGATGAGGCAATGATTCAGCTGCTCCAAACGCCAATCTCCTTTCAGGAAAACTACTCAGGGTGGTTCGAATATGATGAAAGCTATTTTTTTTTGAACGGCGCAGAGGGGGTCGCGCCGTCAGAAATCGATCTCCATACCATTACGACTAAGCTAAGCACAAATGAGTTGGAAACATTACAAGAATACATCCGTAACATGGAGTCAAATGTCTGGATTGAAGGGTGGGCAAAAGGAAGAGCTTCTTTAGAAGAAGAAATGAACAACAAAATTGCCATATCCTACGACAAAGGATACAAAGAAGGATTTCAAGACGGGTATGCTACAAAGAGAGAAGACTTTTTGTTGGAATCAGTTAATTGATTATAAGGAGGATATGAAAAATGCCTAGACCTACACAACCAGCTCGGCCGCAACAAAATGGTTGGGATAGCACTTCTTGGTTTATTACAAACGATGATGAGACTATCCGCCATAATGATGCTGTGCCTCTACCTGTAGACGAGTCAGATGAAGATGACCTTTTTGACGATACAGAAGAGCCTAGCAGTAGCAACGAGTCAGATTTTGGCATGGTTTCCAGTTCGTTTGAAGAGCCACCATTCTATTCAATGAAAGCAGATGATTTCCCTCCTTATGATCTTCCCAGGTGGAACATGACAGAGAGAGAGGAAGCCAGCAAGAGCTGGTTCGGCGTAATGGAACATCGCATGCGCTGGATTTTCCACAGAGAGGAAAGGGAGGGCATAACGCGAACACGGTACATTAATCCATTTAGTCCTACTGATTTTAATAATCGTGCCGCGAAAGCGAAGTCGGCACATCCGCTTGACAACGAATCAAGCAAATTTTATGACTGGAACATCGGAGGCACAGACTTTATTGTGCGCATGGAAATGTTCGACATCAAAGGCGCAACTTGCCTACGATGCCATTATATTTATCGTCCGAACGGCAAAGAGCTGGTGTACGAGGACAAAGTTTGGAATGAAGAGCGGTTCGTGGACAGAAACATTGTGTGGGCAGGGACTGAGTAATTCCCTACTCACTAGTTGACTTCTTTTTCACCATCATTTATAATATAAGTATAAAACAAATGGGAGGGGCATATATGCCGCGTAAAAAAAGGGAAGAATTGAATTATGCTGGTTTTATTTTGAACCGGACAGTGGGACTTGAAATTGAGGGGTATTCACGAACTAACCCTCGCAGGATTACTGGTATTCCATACTGCCAGATTAAGCGAGACGGAAGTCTCCACAATGCCCATTGGAGCGATTCATACAGCATGTATGGTGTAGAGTTTGTTACTGAGCCGTTACATGACCTGGCTCCGCTTGGGGAAGTATTTGAAGCTATTACAAGCTATGGTTGGTCGGCAAGCGGCAGAGCTAGCTTGCATATCCATGTGAGCGCTGGTGATTTTACATTCCACGATAAGCTCAAAATGGCGCATTTTGCCAAGCAGATCGAGGATATAATGTTCCTTTTTGTCAAGAATCGTCGGTATAAAAATAGATACTGCCAGATGATTCCTGAAATCTACAAGACGATTATACATGATCGGAATCGTGATGTCGCGAATGCACAAAGCATGAACAGCCTGATGGATGCAATTAATCGTTCGCGTGGAGCAATTGAAGCAGACCAGGTGTATCTTGGTCGCTATCGGTGGGTAAATATCTTTCACAGCCATTATTCTACAATTGAGTTCCGCTTGTTCCATCCGATTCGCAAGGCCGAAGACGGCGCTAAGTTTGCGATGCTATGCCACAATTTCGTTAATCTGGTTAAAAATTCTACGCTGGAGCAGCTTGAGTTTATTGCTCAGAGCATTATAGAAGAATCTAACATTGAACTTAAAGCAAAGAAGTTACTTGATTCACTTGGGATTGATTTCGATATTCCGGTTATCAATAATCGGGCCGCAAGGGAATTGTCGCTGAAACAGCAAAGGGAAGCTGTAAGAATAGCAGCTACAGTATAATTTTATATTCTTAGGGACTTTTGTCCCTTTGATTAGGGGAAGCATGAATGAGTAATGCGTTCTGACCTCCTTGCGCATTGCTCTCCTTCGTCTCATGCTTCCTCTGGTCAAGCGGACAAAATATAATATTGTATTTTATAAGGGGAGACTGGACAGTGAAACAGGGATATCATAAAGGCGGCGGGCATCATGGAAGGACACATGACGCTACGAAGATGGCCCCTATTGTACATAAGTATCCTAAATCCAAAACAGCAAAATGGAAAGGGAAATGGAATGTCCCGCAACACGGTGCTATTAGGGTAGTTGTTGGTGACACATCCAAAAGGCTAGCTAAGCAGCGACATAAAAAGAAATCAAGGGAATATCATAAACAACAATGCAGAGAGGGGATGGCTTAAATGGCAAATAGGCCGCTTACACTGAGAGATTATATAGGTCAAGAGCGTGTTAAGACGCAGTTGGCTATTACGATTGGCGCATGCCGTAAGAACAATAAGTCGCTTCCACATATGCTGCTGTATGGCAATCCTGGCTTAGGTAAGACAACACTGGCTGAGATTATCGCTAATGAGTTTGGCACCAATCTTCATGTAGCAATGGGTGGCAATCTCAATACACCTGAGTCTATTCAGGCTCTTTTCGCGCCGTTGAATGATGATGGTGGTGACATTATCTTTATCGATGAAATCCACCGCATGCCGATTCGCATTGAAGAAATGCTATATACGGCGATGGAGGACAATACAGTAGAGATCGATATCGGAGAAGGTATGCAGCGATATTGGATTCCTAGCTTTACGTTGATCGGTGCTACCACACTGATGGGTGATTTGTCGCGGCCACTACGCGATAGGTTTGGGTTGCATTTCCAATTGCAGAATTATCAAGTTGATGAGGTCAGCATGATTATTCAAAAGCTGGCTGGTCGAGAGAAAGTAAGTATTGCACAGGATGCGGTTGCAGAAATCGCAAAACGTGCTAAGGGTGTTGCCAGGATTGCAATTAACTTTTTCTACCGCTGCAAAGAATATGCAGACTACCTTGCTGACGGGGATATTACGGATGAAATTGCAAAGAATCAATTTGCTGTCATGGGCATTGATGAAATTGGCCTTGATGAAAACGATTACCGTGTTCTAAACTTCCTTTCTACACAGGCTAGGCCAGTCGGCATCAGTGCACTTGCTACAGGTGTTGATATCGACAGGGTGACAATCGAGAACATTATCGAGCCTTACCTAGTGCAGAAAGGATTAGTTAATCGGGCTAGGAGTGGTCGAGAGATCACAAACAGAGGTCTAGAATGGATTGGTGTCGTTCCGCCTCAAGCTCAAGAATCGCGCAGACAATCTAATAATAGATCAAATACGATGGAAAGGTTGCGATAAAAAATGGACGATGAATTTATCTTTGTGCCTGGTGAATCACTGGACAATTTTCAATCGCTTGATGAAGTCAAGAAAAGGATTGAGGAAATTGCTGTAAAATACGATATTACAATCTCATATGTACGAGGCTATGCGACAATTGCTTATTTTAGCGATAAGTTTGGAAGTACGATAGATTTTTATATTCCATCACGCTTTATCACAAAGGGGTGACATGATATGCCTATAGTGAACGGAGAGTACCTTGATAGATTATGGAAAAAAATCGTTATCTCTATTAGTGGAGATCGTTACCTACTTAAGCATGGATATCTGGAACTCCTGGGTATTCTTGGCAAGGATTCCTTAGCAGGATTGAACGGGGTTGTGCTGAATATTAAGAATCTTGGCCTCCTCAAAGTTTCGTTTGTTTCTTTCGAGAACAGCACAAATACAATCGCTATTCAATGTAAAATGGTGGGTGAAAAATAATAATGGCTAAAATTTACTACACTTTTTGTTACACAACCAGACCCGACTCTGGGCCGATTCTAAAGAAGACGGTTCCAATACCTAATATTAGACTCATGGCAAAGCATTTAAACTGCTTTGTCGCGGCGCACAAAGGATGCCGCATTATTGTGTGCTTTGTCTCCGATGTTGACGGCAAGTTTATTAAGCTATGCAATTTTCTTAAGGATGAATACAAGGCGCAGCGCTGGTTGGTAGGGAATAAAGAAAGATTATTGGCAAATGCCCTTGAGAGAGGGTTTGACATCAAATGGAATCATGGACTAAAACCAAGGAGTGATGCGTGATGACTGACCAAGAAGTGCTATATGTAAAGGAATCTCTTGATTTAATGCTTGCTGATTCAAGCATGTCAGATGAAAACAAGGAACGGCTAATTAAAATTAGTCAAATATTTGACCCTGTGTATGAGAGTGCCAAAAGAAAATCAGACAATAAAAAATACGATAAAATCAAATTTTCATATATGAATTTTTCGCCGTCCGTTGAGATATCTAAGGCAATCAATGTTTTTAGTGGAGCAGCTGCCCTATATGAAATTGCGGTGTCTGACTTGGAGGCATTTGATAAGATCACACAAGATATCCTGCATGCGGTTGAGATGGCTGAACTGACAGAAGAAGAGAAAAACAGTCTTTTCGATGAGTTAAGGGAAGTAAGGCAGAAGCGAAGAATTTGTAAAAATTTCTTGGAACAATGCAAGGAATTGTATGAGTTTGCCAAAGGCAACAAGCAGCTTACTAAGCATTTGCAAAGCATTGCCTCAAATGTGGGAAAAATTAAGGAAGCCATCGAAACAAGGAAGTATTATCCAAGGGAACTGACCGCGCTAGAGGCCGCGTTCGAAAAAGCAAATGGGAGCTATCTTAAAAAGGAAAAAGTAGTAGGCTAATAAACTTCATGGGAGTTGTCGTTATGTTCAAACGGGGATATGCTAACGGGGAAAAAATTATCGAGGTCATAGAGGGTAATATTGACGTTGTTCTCTATAACGAGAAGGGAACAAGCTTTTACTTTTATCGTTTTCCGCCAGAAGCTGTTATTGGTCAAAAATTAGACAATAACCTAAATATCGTCAGTCAAAAAGAAATCAGGAATTTACTAGCTGAACACGGAAAAGCAGATTACCAGGGACTCATTAATGAGTTAATCGTAAAAGCATTTGATTCAGGGATGACTGAAAGATATGAAATGTGATTGACACACGGCTATTCTTATATTATAATTATAATACTAAATTTACAGGGAGAGATTAAACTATGTTTAACTATGGGAGAAAGCACTACTCTGATTTGGCATCAAGATTCCAATTTGACGATCAAGAACTTAATACGATGTGGAACATGTACAAGAAAAAATACTGGGGCAATGTTGACAACGAAACCTGGGAGAAAAACAATCAGGCGGCCAAAGAAGAAAGAGGGGAAATTATGGCTGTCTATGTCGCTGCTAACGGCACGAATATTGTATTTGCAAGGGTAAAGCATGGCAACTATACATTTGTTATGCTACAAGAAGATATTGATAATGGATGGTATGAAAAAATGGTTGTACAAGTAGACCCTGAGCGGTCTATGGCGAGTCTTAGAAAAAAAACATTCTCTGATATGATAAGGGAGCTTGAAACACATCGTATTATTAGTGGGAATAGTATTTATAATCCATCATTTGACGTAGGAGCAAGATCGCCGAAGGTTAATTATAGTGTTCAAGGGCATGCAGAGGCGGTGGAAAGAACAAATGAACAAGAAACGCGCAGTCGAAATCGTTAAAAAGTGCCTGGCTCTTGCCGAAAATAACACAAGCATGGGGGAAGCAGTGGCCTCCATGCTTAAGGCGCAAGAGCTGATGTTTAAATATGACATTTCGGCTGATGACTTAGCTGAGAAGGAAGAAAAGAAAATTGTCCACTCTGTTATTTCTGATTGGGGAAGAACAGAGCTATGGAAAAAGGCACTGGCAAGCGTAGTAGCGTCTAATTTTAGATGTTTTATGTATACTCACACAACACACGGTGGTACAACAATTATGCTTGTAGGACTAGAAGGTGACGTTGAACTTGCCAAGGGGGTATTTGAATTTGCCGTAAGCAGAATTGAGCAGCACATGAAAGCTTTAAAACAAAGCCGCGGTAGCAGAAATGATTATATTTTTGGATTCATTGAAGGTTTGCGCGACAAATTTGCTGAGCAGAAATCGAACGATAAATCAATTGTTATATCCTACGATGAAGCGGTTATAAAAGAGGTTGAACGGATGAGGTTAAAATATACAAGGAGCAATGGGGTAGCAAGTAACAACGACAAGGAAGCAAGAGAAAAGGGAGTACAAGATGGGAGGCTCATTTAAGATGAAAAAATTTTTTTGGTCGTCACTGTTATTTATTTGTTGTGTTGCTGTGGTTTTTGCAATATTAGCAGGAGCTTCAACGCTATATAAAGAAGAGGGATATAGCGGACTACTGTTTCTTTCTATTGGCATGGTGTCGTATGTGTTTATAAATCAATGGATAGACAAAAGAAAAAATAAAAAAAGTGCTAGCACAGATGTATAAAACAAGCTAGCTTGCATATAATGATAACATAAGTCGAAAAAAAACAAAGCGAAGGAGATTTGATAATCATGGGTAAAACAGTAAGCGAATTGACATTAGTGCAAGGTGGCGGGCAACAAACTGAAGGTGCAGTGGCTCCTGTTATCAGCAAAGAGCCAAATATCCAAATTTCTGACGGATTTGCTTCTGTTAGTTTTCGCAAAAATTATCCTAAGCGGCTTGTTAACGCGATGGCGGGTGTCAACAATGCTCAACTAGTAGAGACAGACGATGCATATGTTCTTTCAGCTCCCTACATTAAGATTAGCCGCCGTGAGCTGGAAGCTGTTATTGGCCCTATGACAGATGCCAAATGGCGTATCATGTTTGTCAATCGTGTAGGCGAGGTCAAAGAATTTAACAACTACGAGTTCGCCGTTGGTACACCGAGGCCAGTAGAAACGGTGGAGGAAGAAGCAAAGGATACGGTACAGCTCAATATCCGTATTGACAGGGCCGTGAAGGATGAGTTGGAAAAATATCGCGGCAAAGAATACCTTGACATGACGCAAAATGCCTTTGTCGAGGAAGCTTTAAAAGAGTTCATCGCAAACATTCGAAAAGAAGTACTATAAGGAGGAAGTAAAATGCACAAGCCCGAACAAACAGTAGGAAAGACAGCACTGTATTTCGAAAAGGATAGGGTTCCTCACACAATTCGGGTAATGGTGGTCAAATGGCTAGGTGACAATAACTATGTTGTGTCTGAGTTCGATAATCCGTCTAAGAGCTATAAAGTGGACGGATGGAACTTTACAATAGAAAAAGACGAAGATCAGCCAACGATGCCCTTACTTGAAAAATTCTTGGAAGCATACGAAATTAATCGATAAAAGGGGTTGACTTTTTACCCCTTTTTTCTTATAATTGGGTTATAATATAACTATATGACAAAGGAGTGATGGATTGTGACCAAGAAGAAACTCAAGAAGAAACGTATTAATAAACTTGCTAAACACTTACGTAAAGAATACGGAATCGAATTTATTGATGCTTGCAATATCGCTAGGGCGTTACTTAATGGCAGATTCTACGCACACGCTTGGAAGTGGTTTCGTACAGAAGAAGAATGGGTTGCTTTGTGTGCTAGAGGCTGTTGTCGCGGCCCTAGTGGTAGAGGATTATATATTTATAGACGCGAAGATTGTTCCGAATTGGTTTTAAATAGTGATGACATTAAATACCTTGAGAATTTTAGCGGCGAATAAGAGAGGAGGCTATGACTAGTGGATAGTCATGATATGCTATGCGACATACTTAACGATATCGTCTGGGAGCTATCGCACTTAAGCGACAGAATTAAAGAATTAGAAGAGCAGTCTGGAAGCAACTGGAATAAATGCAGTGAATTGTGGAACAAGATTTATAATTTAAGGGAGGCGCTTAATAATGTCACTTAATGAATATCAAAAAGAGGCTTTCCGTATGGAGGCACTTTGCCTAGAAGAAGAAAAACGAGAAAACGGTTATACATCAATGGATTTAGTTGCTATTGGATTTTACCTGATAAAAAATAATATTGATAAAGCAGAGAAGCTTGAAGGAATTTTGGCTAATATTAATAGCCTTATTGAGATGGCAGACAAACTAATTAATGGAGAGTGACTAAAAATGGCAGGAGAAAGTAGAGTAAGATTCTTCGAAAATAGCTTGTCGCTTCTTGGATTTAATGATGCATTACGTGCTATGGATTGGCTTGTGGATGAAATGAACGCAAGCAAAGGATTCGTTCGTCACGATGGCTCCAACTATTACACACATCCGATTGATGCCGCCCAAGACATTCTGAATTACGGTATCCGTGACGAAGCAGTGGTTGTAGCCACACTACTTCACGATATGGCAGAAGATGTTGATGGCGTAACTATTAAGATGATTGAAAATAAATTTGGTTCACGAGTAGCAGTTGCAGTTGACCTGGTGACAAAGAAAAAAGGAGTCGATTATAAGGTACTAGAAAATCTATTATTATATCTTGAAGCGATCAAATCAAATCGTGATGCCGCCCTAGTTAAAACAGCAGACCGTAAGCACAATTTTAGTACACTGCGCGATGCGACAATTGAGAAACAATACAAACAAGCCGTGGAAACTGAAATTTTTTTTATTCCATTTTTTAAGGAATGCAGGAATCTGTATCCGCGATATGCGTCTTATTTCTTTTCCGCCAAAACAGCGATTGAGCCGCACCTGTGGATGATTAAAAAATGCTACGATCTTTACAAGGAAACGGAGGGCTCAAAAATTGGCAGCTAAGATATATCTGGATATCGATAACAGTGAGCGATTTTTAGTCCGGAATCCAAAAGAAGGTGAATTACTTTCCCGTATCAAGGAAAGTAGACAAACAGGCATTCCGCTTAATCTTGAGATCACCAATTTAGGTTTACTTGTGATGGATACTATTATTTTAGACGCTAAAAATTTTGCTGCAATTGTGAAGTGTACCATGCTGTATGATTACCGCATAGACAAAAGAAATGCTGAAATTGAAAAGGCACTTATAACAATACAGGAAGTGATTGCTAGTGCAAACCCATAATTGTCCATCGTGCAATAAACCCATGACAGCACATGACGGAGGATGTGAACTGTGGTGTAGAGATTGCAAGCTTACATTTGGAACGTGGGGTGATGGAACACCAGATTTTGATGAATATTATGCATATATCTCCTCTCTTATTCTCCGCCGCCGCAAACAGATGCTAGTTCATTCTTGTATTTACTATCGGTTCGGCACTTCAATCATAAGCGATAAACAATTCGATGAATGGGCATACCAGCTGGTTGCACTGCAACAACAATATCCTGAAATTGCTGGTCAAGTGGAATTTGCTAAAGAGTTTACAGATTTCGACGGCACCACTGGATTCCATTTGCCTAGTCATGGATGGATTGCTGATACTGCACATTATTTAATTTCTACTCATAAGGAGGCCAATAAACAATGGATGCCTACCAAAGACTTAGAGAAGAACTGACCAAGAGAAAAGAAAAGCTTGAGTCTACTCATGAATGGGACAATGAGCAATATGGCATAGCGTATTACGCAGTTTCAAAAGCCATTCAATTGCTAGACGAGAACCAAGCACAAGCGAAGGAAATTGAACAGCTGAAAGGCGCGCTAGAAGACTTATTTCTGAATCGAGAGAAATGGCGCGAGAGTCATATGCAGCTTGAAGTCGAACTTCAATCATTACGAGAAAGAGAAGCGCGATACCGAGATGGGTTAAAATTTTATGCAGATGATGTAAATTGGGTTGGTATGGTAGATGGCTCAAGTAATATGCATGTTGATGGAGGCACTTTTGCTCGTTCTATATTGGAGGAGAACAAATGATAGCATCTAAAATTATAATTAGTCTAACACCAGAAGAACTTAGGTTGTTACGCGAGATTAATACTAGCTTTTATTTTAGGGAATCTTTCAATCGTGATTTGTTGCATGGATACAGTCTAACATTAGATTCTTCAACATATCCAATAATTAAAGAATGGGAATCATTCTTATTGAATGGGTACTCGCAACGAAACGAGGCGGAGAAAAGACTGTATCTAAATCTTATGTATCATATTTTGTACTATGAGGTATCCAATCATGGAAAGGAACGATAATTATGGGTATATTTTTAGACGCTACAATTGCCGTCCCTGCTTACAATCAAGAAATCCAAGACTATGACCTTGAGTGCTACAAGATTAAAAATCTCGGCTCCCCTTCCGTTCAGCGCATATTAGAGAACATAGAAGAACAGCAGTATCTTGATATCGCAAAGCTTGGTCTTCTTCTTGTGCGCGATGTAGCGTATCTACCTGGCGGGGGAATTGCGATTATGTGCAAAAGGGTAAAAAGCTATAGCCTTGCAAAAATATTTTAGCGTTTATCCTTGACTATTGGTTTATATTAACTTATAATATAAGCATAAGATAAACGAGAGGATGATGTGACTTGCTTGTAATGATGGTCATTTTTGCATTAATTATAGGAGGGTTGCTTTTTATCGGCCTAGCAAGATGGTTTAAAAGGATAGGGAAATTTATTGAACGTGCTACAAGGCCGTTCGAAGAATATAAAGACAATGGGAGAGATATTTAAAAATGAATTGGTTTAAAAAAGGCGCAATTCTTGTAGGAGTAGTTATTCTTCTGGGAATTGGAGGCTATTTTGCAAATACTTATAATGTAAGCCCTGGTCATGCTGGACTCGTAATCAATTGGAGCGGTGGTCTAGAAGACCGTGTTTTGTCACAGGGTAGACATACGGTGTGGTTTTGGAAAAAGGTTATCGAGTATCCAATCTCCAAGGAAACTGTTTACTTGAGCAAGGATGGGAAAGAGGGAGACGGTACTGACCAGTCATTTCCGACAGTGACCAACGAGGGCAAATCGATTACGGTAGATGCCCGTTATTCGTACCACATGCTACCAGACAAGCTTCCTGAAATCTACAACAAGTATCGTGGCGTACCAGTCGCTACCATCGAGAAAGGCTGGATTAAAACAGAATTACAGAAATCTGTTCGCACCGTGACTTCTGGGTACACAGTATTTGAATTGTACGGTTCCAAAGTTCCTGAGATCAACGCCAAAGTACGAGATGACCTGGCAAAATCTCTTGAACCAGACGGTATTATTTTAGACGAGTTTTCTCTTGGCACAATTCATGCGGATGACAGCACATTAAAATCGATTCAGGCGAATGTAGACGCGCAGCTTGCCTTGCAGAAGCTTGAAATGGAACAGAAACAGGCAGAGATTACGGCACAGACAAAGCGTGTAGCCGCACAGGGCGAAGCAGACGCTGCTCTTATCGCTGCTCAAGGCCAGGCAAAAGCCAACAAGGAATTGCAACAATCCATTACACCAGAATTGATTCAGATGAAAGCTATCGAGAAATGGAATGGCCAAAATTCTCAAGTAGTTTCTGGTGGCAATGGTGGGGGAATTTTAGTACAGGTTCAATCAACTGATACCACAAAGAAATAATCTATACTTATATTATAATCAGGGAGAATGAAAATTATACCATTCTCCCTGAAATTTAAGGAGGAAATTATAATGAAAAAAATCGTGTTATCCATCTTAATCGTGTTTACGTTTATTCTATTGACTGGATGTGGAAAAACAATTGTTTATAAAAATCTTACTTATCAAGGAGAACACTATATAATCAGGAATAGTGAAATTTTTGTATTCACGAATGAAAGTGGAAATAAAATCGCACTTGGCGATAGTCCAGCACCTTCTAAATACGAAAATATTTTTGTAAAAGACAAAAAATATAACATTGAAGTTACAGTTGAGGATAGTACACAGTTCGGGAATTATATCGAATCAATTACTGAAAAATAAACCTTGACAAATTTAGCAAGTACCGCTTATAATTCAAGTATAAAACAACTACTATTATGGGAGAGATTTTTAAATGGAATTAATAACAAATCGCAAGATCGGGATTGAGATGGAAGGATATTTGGATGATTATCCAAAGTCAATCGAGATTGCTGGTGTAAGCATTGGTCAAGACGGTAGCCTTGAAAACTACGAGTGGGAAGATGATCTTGAGCCATACGGCGTAGAACTGCGAACGAAGCCAATGACTGACTTGTTTCCATTGTATGAAACATGGAAAGACATGCAACACTGTGGATGGGGAACGGATGATCGAGCTGGAACACATATCCATGTCGATATCAGCGATTTTACGGGACTTGATAAGGTAAAGCTACTTCGTTTCGGGAAAGGAATTGAGAAAATTATCTTCCTGTTCGTTGAAGATTACCGCATCGGAAATGATTATTGCTGTGATATTTCAAAAGGTTGGAGGTCGATTTTCCGCAAAAACAGCAAGGTGAAAGGAATCGACTGGAACAACGCTCCATCAGACAGCTACGAATTGCAGACATATCTTAATAATTATGCCCGTTCAATAAAAGGTAAAGATAGTCACGGTTACTATCGTCATGCAATATGGAATGGGAAATATCAATGGATGAATGTTCTTGGGAGCAACTATTCTACTGTTGAATACAGGCTTTTCCACGCAGTAGGTGGTGTTGAAGAACTTATCGGCCAGGCAATGATGTCCCTTGCTATCGTCAATCTAGTCAAAAATTCTACTGTAGAACAACTTGAGTTTATCCTCAAAGAGATTTATTCTCAGGAAACTATTGGCAATATCTGCAATAAATTCTTTGAGGCTCTTGGTATGGAGCAGTACATTGAGCCTTACAGGAATAGTGCATATCGCTACTTGGAAAACAAACTTGATGAAGTAAAAATTGAAGCAGTAGTATAAGGAGGATATATATGGAGGCTTTGTTCGTGGTTGTCTCTATTGGCCTGGTAATTGCAATAATTTGTTTTCTTGCTGTATGGCTTACTCACTTGACCATGACAAAAAGCGAGACTAAGATTTCTGGGTGGGCCAGCCACAAGAAATTTATAAGTGAACTAAATAAGTATAAATGGAGATACGATAGTGGTTGGAGCGGAAGTCTTTTTCACGATGACTTTTCCGATAACCTTATTCACGCTTCCATTTATAAATTTGGTGGCGTTGGTATGAAAATTAATAATCCAATCAGCTACATAATTACAGTGTTATATATCAAAAAATATATTAAGCAAAATTTCGCGGAAGAAATAATGGCAAGAAAAGAAGAAAGAAATAAATCAAAAAATTATCAATGGTAATTCCTTGATTAATAATCGCCTCTATGTTATAATTCAGATATAATTTAACATGGGGGCGATTATATTGTCTGAATGTAAGTGGCACGAAATGCATCAAAAGATGTTAGAGCAAGTAAGAATAGTCAATAATAGTTCAAATCCAGAAGAAGAAAGAAAACGAGCAAGAATACGCTTTGAATTTTGGCATGACCAACGAAATGCCATCGGCATATGTAACTGTAATAACAATAAGAGGGGAAAATGATAAAAATGGAAATTCTTAATACGATTAGTATTGATGCAGTATTTTCGCCTACTATGGCAAAAACAGGAGCCATTTACTTTGGTATATTGGCTTTCGCCATGGCTATTGCGTGGGCGTTAGCGAAAAAGGAGCATAAGAGGCCATTCGCATTCGCTGCCCTAACACCAGTTCTTTTTGTTATGTGCATAGTATCGTTTTGTGTTGGCTTTTTTCATAGCGGATTTACATATGAATCTGTCCCTGCGAAAAAGATACATGAAGTTCAAATCACAGACCCTAACTATGTAATCGACGCTCAGAAATATAAGATCATTGAGAAGCGTGGCAATATCCTCGTTATTGAAGATATTAAATGGGAAGAGGGAAATTAGAAAATGAATCTAAAATGCGAATTAAGTCAATTAGAAACTTTTGAGGCAGTTAGACAAATATATGAAGAATAAAGGGTATACAGTAAATAAAGCAACTTGGTCTTGGGATGAAGGTGTGTTTGCTAAAGGCAAACTTAGCGTAGAACTATCAATTGAAAAGGACAGTGAAGAATAATGCCGAGTAACGAATCGCGAAAAAGCTATCTGTCTAAAGTTAGACGCTTTTATCTGCAACGGAATGACAGGTTCAATTGTTTGCCAAGGCTTTCATGTTGGGCTATGCGAATTGCACAGTAATGCAAATGGTGGACATTAAGGAGGAATAGTAGTATGGACTACAGGGTATCATTCTGGTTGACCTTTGGATTCCTTATCTTTGGCACAATTTTAGGACTATGTGGACTGTGGCGTATTTCTCCATGGCTTGTAGTCGGATACCTGGTAATAGGAATAGGAAGCACAATCTTTTATTTGACTGATAACGACTTTGTTGGTTGGAAATATGCTTTACTCCCACTTCTTTTCCCACATATTTATTGGTTTGCGCGGCTTATTGTATCTGCTGTATAAGGAGGAAAAGCAAATGGTCAAATGGCTAGGCGATGAGCTTAATGGTGGTGTGATTGTGTCTATCATTCATACTCACTACTGCAAGACAATCGCTGCGGTAAAAATGGATGATGGTTCCGTAATTAAATATTTGATTAAAGAAAAAGGCGTTGAGAAAAATGTTGTGGTTTAAAAAGAAAGAGCATGCGTGCAAGTTCAAACATTATAAGACTGACGTTACTCACTATCATGTTCTGGATTTTGAAAAGTGCAAGTGTGGAAAGATGCGAGTTATAAAAACAGGCTATCAACGCAGCAATTCTAGTGAAGTTATTATCGAACATTTAAACTAAGGGTGGTCGAGGCTATTGCGTGACGGATTGCTTGCGCACAACGAAATGAAATTTTGGGCATATGAAGAATTTGCAAAAGGAAAATATCTTAAAGCAAGAAAAATTTTCAAGGTAGCATGCCGAATGCAAGAAAGATTTTGGGCCAACAAGAAAGGTATTTGCAAATATTAAACAGAGTAGAACATGGAAAGGAGTATGAAGAAATGACAAATTATGTCATCTTTGATCTTGAGGCGAGTTGCGGCAAGGAAATTCCTAATGGCGAGAGTGAAATCATTGAAATCGGCGCGGTGAAGCTAAATGAAAAACTTGAGATTGTAGATGAGTTTCAGTCTTTTATTAGACCAATTATACATCCTACAATCACCTACTTCTGTGAAGAGTTGACCAGCATAACACAATCTGACGTTGATGGAGCAGACACATTTGATATTGTCTTTCCTAAGTTTTATGAGTGGGCAACTGATATTCGCACTTCGAAAGATTGGTTTACAGAGAAGCCTACTTGGTTCTGTTCATGGGGTTTCTACGACAAGAAGATGATTCTTTCCGATTTGAAGAAACACAAACATATGTACGAGGCATTTGCCGATGTGTTTGCTAGCCATATCTCAATCAAGCACCAGCATGGGCAAATGATTGGCAATAAGCGTGGCGTAGGTATGGCAACAGCACTTAATATGTTAGGTCTAACGCTTGATGGTACGCACCACCGCGCAATTTCAGATGCCAGGAATATCGCAAAGATTTTTATTGAGATTTTCCCGAAATTAAAATTTGAAAGGAGCAATTGAACATGGTAGCTTTAGCATGGATATTGATTATTATCGGCCTCCTATTTGTTTTTGCTGGCATAATCGAGGATGGTTCGCCTAGTGCCATATTTGTAGGCATTGTAGTAATTCTGGTTGCTGTTATCTTTGTTATGCCAGGCTACTCAGATGATATTGATACAGCAATCAAAAAAAATAGTATCTCACAAATATCGGGTACTGTAACACAAATTACCGCTAATAACAATAAGAAATCAATTGAGATTAACGATAGAACAAATTATGAAGTAACTGATAAGATTGCAGATATTGACTTAGCCAAAATTCACTTAGGGGATACTGTAAAAATTGAATATCTTGAAGGAAGTCGTTGGGAATTCATCAAAAGCATTGAGGTTTTACAATCTTCTCCTTGACAATTTTAAATACAGGAAAACTTAACTGTCTTTTTATTTGACAATCAAGTATTGAGTTGTTATAATAGGGGGTATAATTAAAACAACGAGAGCAACATAAAGGACGGTGGCGGACTTGTCAGAAAAACTTGATTACCTTGTGACAACTGCTAAATTACAAATGCTTGGTAAGTGTATCGAAAATTCAATTGGAACAAGGGATGCGACATACTTGCTAAGGGAAGCTATGGCGGCCGCTTACAACTTGGGTGCACAGGAAATGGCTGACCTAATTCAGCAGCTTGTGAAAGAAGGTAAAATTTCGGTAAAAGTTACTTGACAAGTCGCCGCTGAATGCTTATAATATAAGTATAATCTAAAACGGAGGCGAGAACAAATGAAATATGAAATCACAATGACCAAAGACCTAACGATTCAAGAGCTTGCCACAGCTACACATATTGCATCTGCATCAGAGTTTGCTGTTGAAATCGAAAAGAAGAATCAAAAAATTGACTGTAAAAGTATTCTTGGACTTTTCTCGCTTGGTATTAAGACTGGCGACACAATTACAATTCATTCCACCGATGAGCCTGTATTAAATATCCTTTATGGATTCTTAAGGGGGGAATAAGATGGAAAATAAAGATATCGATCAACTGATTGCTCTAATCTTACAGGATGCAGAGAAACGACGAAAAGATGCGGGATTTGCTGGTGAGTGGGGCGACGGTGGAGCTAACGAACTCGAACAACAAGTCAGGTTTTATCAGTACGGTCAAAAGAACGAGATTCCTCCAGCATGGAGTGTCTACGCTCAAAAATTAGACCCTGAGTGGAACGAATATATTAGATTGAAAGAGAAATTTAAAAACACTTAAGGGGTGATTAGGTATGAAAATCGGAGATAAGTATATCTGCCCGTACTGTAGTAGTTCTAATGTGACTTGTTTAGGTCATGCAGGATACGCTAAAACTGGCGGTGGAATGGGCCACGAAAAGATTCTTGTTGGATACCAGTGCAATGATTGTAATCGAACTTTCACTGAATAGGGGGTAATAAACGTTGCCTAAGTCACTTTGTAAATACAAGAATAAAAAATTTTACGAATTATTATTTGACAATTAGGTAATAATGATTTATAATCTAAGTATCAAATAAAACGGAGGGCAACCAAAATGGCGCACACAATGGCAAGCGCAGAAGCATGGACTATCATTGAAGAGACTGGAAATATGCTTGAAGATGCGAACTATCACAGTGTTTCAAGCGTACCAAGCGATATCTGGCATCGAATCAGTCACTTGATTCCAGATGATAAGAAAATTGAAGTAGCAAAAGCTATTGCGGAAAGCTTTAGAATCTAAAAATACATTTTATTTAGGAGGACGATTAATTTGCCAGCTAATGTTTCCGAAATGTTCAGTGTTCGTCAAGTCCCTTGGCATGGTCTTGGAGTAGTGGTTGAGGAAGCACCCGACTCAGTGGCGGCAATTAAACTTGCTGGCCTTGATTGGGAAGTAAATCAAGTGCCTGTATTCGTAAACGGTAAGGAAGTAGCGAATACTAAAGCAAACGTGCGTAGCGACAACGAAAATGTGCTTGGTATCGTAACAGACCGCTATCAAATTGTGCAGAACCGCGAAGCTTTCTCCTTTACTGACAGCTTGATTGGCGAAGGAGAAGTGCGATACGAAACGGCTGGTAGCCTTAAGGACGGTCGCCAAGTGTGGATGCTTGCCAGAATGAACCGTGACTATGATATTCTTGGCGATAAGTTTGACCCGTATATTTGCTTCTTTATGTCCCACGATGGCACTGGCGCTATCCGCGCCTTAATGACTCCTGTCCGTGTAGTGTGCCAGAATACGTTGAACATGGCTATCCGTCAAGCTAGCCGCTCATGGAGTGCAACGCACGTAGGAGATATTGCAGCAAAATTCAGTGAAGCACAACGTACACTTGGCCTTGCCACAAACTACATGGATAAACTTAATGAAGAAGCAAATGAGCTTGCTGACATCTACATTCCTGACAACAAGTTCATTGAAATTCTCAACGAGCTTCTGCCGATTGATTCCCGTGTTAATGAGCGGGCGGCTAACACTGTTATGCGCAAGCGCGAAGCTATCCAACGGGCGATGAGAGCTGACGATATCACAAAGTTCCGTCACACTGGATGGCAAGTAATCAACGCAGTAAGCGATTTTGTTGGTCACGGTGAGCCAGCTCGTAGAACCTCAACATTTGCCGAAAATCGATTCGCTAGCGTAGTAAGTGGCGACACACTGTTTGACAAAACATATCAACTTTTGAAGGCGGTAGCGTAAGCTACCCCTTCTACCACAAAGGAGGATACGTTATATGTTTAACTTAGGTAAAGTAGTTGTAACTAGGGGGGTTATGGCTTCAATCCCTCTGTCTGAAACGTACGATGCACTAGGGCGACATTCAAATGGTGATTGGGGTGAACTTCCTTGTGAGGACAAAATAATGAATGAGAATGCCGTTAAGAATGGAAACGACCGTATTCTCTCTAAATATAAGAGTGAAGACGGAATATATTTTTATATTATAACGGAGTGGGATAGATCATACACAACAGTCCTATTGACAGACGAATATTAATGGGGGCAAAATTGCCCCCCTTTTGGGGGTAGAATAAATGATAAAGTGGAGCGATGATACATATAGGGGCTTTATTATAGGACTGATAACTGGTGTTATACTAGTAATATTTGCTGCATTTTGTGCGGCGATCATAAGGATGGTGAATTAGCATGACTTATATGTTTGGCAATATAATGTGTAGTAATCATAAAAGACTTCCTAGTATCCTACATAAAGGCGACATGATTGAAGCGTTAGGTCACACTGGGCACAATTCTGGATTTTCCGCCGAATTTGAAGTTAGGGCCGTGGCACATTGGGGCGTATACGCTAAGCTACTGCCTAGCAAATACCATTCGCGGAAAGAAGAGCATATGAAAAAGAATTGGCGGATAAAGTGGAAAAATATATTCCAATATTATTTGAATTAGGTGACTAATAATGGGTGAAATAAGAGTAAGGTTAGACGAACTACATAATATCAAAGAAAGACTAAGTGCGGAAACAAGGAAAATACTCAATGAGATTCACAAATTACAAAGCGAATGTAAACATGAATCTTTAGAAATGTCTGAGCCAATTGAACTTGAGCGTTGGATGTATGACTTGGCATATCAATATGACAAAACGGGCAAAAGGGTAATTGAAACAAGGCATGTTAAATGTACAGAATGTAGTGTCTCATGGAATGAAATGAGATACACCGATTCTATGTGGGCAAATTCATTTGAATGGGAAAAAGCCGCCAGGGAGGGTAAAATATAATGTTATACGAAAACCTGTTTAATCAATTTGTTGGAAAAAGACTAAAGAACATTGAGCAGTTAGAAACAAGAAAAATTGAGGAAAGACATACCACCTATGACCACGAAGAAATTACTGAACTTAAATTGACTTTTGAGGATGAAGATGGAGAGGAATCTTATATTCAGATTAATATCGGCACAGGTGGGTTCGACATATATACAATGGACTTCCTTAATTTTGATTTTGGAGGGGTAAAATATTATGACTAAGCCTATTGGTGAACAGATCAGAAGATTGCGCACCGAAAAGAGATTTCATCTAGCAGAACTAGATCGAATCAATAAAGCATTAGACGAACTGACAAAAAAGTGTCAACATGAAAACACAACAAAAAGCCCATGGTACAAAGTGCTGGATAGTGGCAGCTCTGATGTTATGGAACGTCTTGTTACATGTCTTGATTGCGGTCACTCACAACACGAACAAAGGTATGGCTACGAAATTTAATTAAAAAGGAGAATAGAATTATGAGAATCATTTGGACGGAAGAAATGAATTTGTCAGACAGAGAGGTTGAGATTTTAAAATATCTTGACCAGGCAGAACACAATATGTATATATGGTATGCGAACGATCATTTTCCTAAAGACCCATTTATAGAACATGAAGTAGACCGTCTAATTAGAAACGGATTTATTAGTCGGGGTAGCGATTATAATTTTGGCGACAGATATGTGCATCTGAATGATAAAGGTAGAAGGTTAGTAGAGTTAGTTAAAGGTAGTGATAAAAATTAACTATTAGGGTTGTGATGATATGTCGAAAAATCCAGATATGGTATCTGAGCTTATTAATCAACTTCAGCATTTAAAACAGGCAGATGGATTACTGACTGAAATATGGCTTGCGCTTGGCGGAGGTTATGGTGGAATATTAAATAGCGATTTACAAGAAAAGTTGAATAATTACATGGAATTTGACGATAGCGAATAGGGGAGGTTTATGAAAAATGAAAGCAGATGAGCTTAGAAAAATATCAGAAGAAACAAAAGAAAACTTTGCAAACAAATGGTGGGAAGAAATCAGTCCTACACTTTTCCGCGCAATGTTCGAAGTTGCATCCTCTAATCCATCGACATCAAATTCACTACAAATTGGTGTCTATAGTGGACTAAACAAAGAAAATTGGGTTTATAAAATTGATTTGGTTAAAAAAGCAAAAGAAGAGCTTAAAAAACTTGGATTTAAAGTGACTTATAGTTCAGATTATCATGACTGTACATTTATAATTGAGTGGTGATTGAGTATGTCAAAAACGGAGTCACAAAAGAAACTAACACATAAGATCAGGCAAGGTCTAAAAATAGACCCTAGAGCTATGCGTGGGAGTTGGAATGGTGTTAAGCCGATTACGAAGGTGAAACCAAATAAGAAAAAGGAGGATATGTCTAATGAAGCCGATGTCTCCTAAGCAGAGGGGAGCTATTCAGGCATGCGAATATCTACTGGGTGTCAAATATGAAGGAGCAGATACGGCACAAGGTGCTTTCCTTTTTCTTAGGGAATACATCAATAAAGCAAGGGAAGAACTATCCAGAAGGATTGCAGAGGAACAAGTGTTCAATAGGAGCCTCCCGGTATCAGAGAGTGATGCCGTAAAACAAATGGCCTTTTACCGCTACGACAACGCTGAGCATGATTTGGGCGATGAAGACGATACATACGCAGAAACGCCTACACTCGAATCTGCGCAAAGAGATGCTATCTACTGGTCACTTTACCTATAAAGAAAAGGATGGATAAAATGATGGCGGAACCGTTGAGTGTCGAATGATAATAGAACGATTGGATGGCAAATAAAAGAGGGAGAGCCTACAACACAGCTCTCCCTTTCTCGTATGGATTTACATATATCGGTTCCAATAAGTTTATTTTTATATCGCTAAGCACTTCTCTGACTTTTCCGTGGTTGTTTGGATATGATTTGAAATTTCTTGTAATTAAATCACTATATGTTGTGAGTAAGAATCTAATATTTGATTTATTTGTTCTAATGAAAGCGGTTAATTTACGAACATCATCAAACGAGTGCATGACGATAATAACTGGTGGAAACGTTTTTATGAGCCTTGCCCAATCTGTTTCTCGCCAGTCGCCGCTTTCGTAGCAGTCTAAATAGCGCCGTATTTTACTTTTCAACTGGTTCAAGTCCATCGTTGCATTATCACACTCTAAGAAGAAAGGCTTTACTAAGGTTGGAGTATATTTATAGATGCAAAACGCATCAGGAATCACTTGGCCCTTCTTGCCATCGCTCCGATAGTTAATTGTTGCCTCATGCTCTGTTCTCCACTTCAAAATTTCCCCTACAGTATGCCCATCGATAACTCCAATTTGTCTGTTTAGTACATGAAGCATGGCTTTGAAGTCAAATATTTTAAGGCTATGTTTGTAGGTCTGTGGCAGATATACCCTTTTACGGAACTTGTTTATTTCCTCTTTATAGCCAAGTTTTATTGCGAGTATCTTTGTTCCAAGATTATCCAACACATAATGCGCCTCTGACGAACCTTCACCACTGCCAACAGGAGTGTACCATCTATCAACACAGTGCGCATGATATAGTCTCCTCATCCGTTCATTGCATTTTGTTCTCCATGATGATGGTTTTAAGTCAGAAAAAACCATCATTTCTATCTGACTTGTTTTTAAAAATGGATGGGTCAGCAATAACTTTAGAATACGAACATCTCTTTCTGTAATCCAAGAAAGTACTTTTTTTATATGCTCGTCATTGATGCGAATAGGCTCTCTTTTGTATTTATTTATTGTTCTTCTTTCTGGAACAAACATATTTCATCCTCCTTGACGAAATAAATAGAACCCACTACTCCATTTTTCTTAACTGTTCAATCATGTCCTCAGATAGCTCAATTTCTTCTTTCCCATCCTCGAATCCTTCGACCAGCTCAAGCTGTTTAATAATATCTCCATACCGTGACTCAACTGCTTTCTCAACTTCCTCAATTGGTCTAGCGTATAATTTTCTACTCTGTTCCTGCAAGGTATCTAGTGCGTCCTCATTTGGCTGTCTTGGTGAATTGTCGCGGGTAAAAAAGTTATAGGGAATGCGAATTGTAAACGGTGACGAGTACGTTCCTGAAATATTAAGCTTGGCAATGCCATGAAGGTCAGGAAAGTCCATTTCGTGACGATTGTAATAGCCCTTGAATAGCTCCTCGTATGCCTCCGCATCTTTTCCACCGACCTTAAGAGCTACAATATTCGGCTTATTTCCTATCAGCGCATCGTACACACGTTTATTGGCAGCCTTGATTTGATCTAAGTACTGGAATCCGAACACTAAACCAAGGCGGAACTTGCGTGCCTGTGACAGCATGATATCAAGGTTGTCACTGCCCTCGATCAAGTCTTTTGCCTCATCAATAAAAAGGAAAGCTGGCCTACGTTTTGGAATAGGTTCGTTCTCCCGCGAGAGCGCAGCTGTCCATATCTTTCCAAGTATCAGCCTGCCAATTAGTTGCCATGTGCCAATTAATCTGCCCTTTGGTATTGTCACAACAACAATCTTTCCTTCATCCATTAATTTACGGAAAGAGTAATTCTGGCTTCCTAGCCCTTGGCTTGTAATATTCATAACGATTGGATTCTCAACAAATGAACCAATTTTATTAATACTTGGCATCATCATACGCATTTTCTGTGGCAAGGCAAAATTGTCCTGGAAGTTGCGCCAGAATGACCAGCTAAATGGTGCCTTGAATTTAATTCTATTTGTAATTTCTTCGCGGAACTCATCGTCAACAAGCATGCGAAACATTTCCAGAAATGAACTTTGCCCACTCGTCATTGTAGCCGTGATGATGTGTCTAATAATATATTCAGTCTGGGGGCCGAAGTTTTGACCAAACATTCGCTTAAATAGCTCAACTAATTCATTCTTTGCGAACTGCATCATGAATTTTTGATGGCGCGGATTTGCAACTGGAACAGTTTCCAACATATCAACGGGAACAGGGTAGTCGTAATCGCCAAAGTTGAGCCATACCACCCTGTGCCATTCTGACTGTGGGAGCTGTGCCAAAAATTCTCTCGATTGGTCGCCTTGAGTGTCCAATATTATAACTCCATGACCATCCATTGACCTAGACAGACACATATTATTGATTAGTGTTGTTTTGCCGCCACCCATTGCACCTGTTACCATCCATGGATGAACAAAGCTATCAGTATGTTCTGTGGAATTAAAAAGATCAAATTCATCTGAATTATGGATGCCTTTGGCGAAGAATATACCTTTATCAAGGCC